CCAGGTCCGGCGGGTGGTCCGACGGGTCCAACAGGAATTCCAGGTCCGACGGGTCCTGGTGGAGGTGGTGGCGGCGGCACAGGCTATACGGGTCCGACAGGTCCGACAGGTCCAATAGGAATTCCAGGTCCGACGGGTCCTGGTGGAGGTGGTGGCGGCGGCACAGGCTATACGGGTGCAACGGGCAGCACGGGTTCAATAGGTCCAACGGGTCCTCAGGGCATACCAGGTACGGCTACAAATACGGGCGCAACTGGTCCGGCTGGTAACGATATATGGTATCAACGATATTTAATAGACCCGCCACCGGCACCGGTGATAGGTACGCCGACCTCGCAATCCACCGAAATCTTTATTCCTTGGACATATCCATCTACGATTAACGTGGGTGTACCGATTGGATATCTACCATTTGTTTCATCCTACTCTGCCATTGTATCAACTCCGCAACTATCTACGTTTGTCGTGAATGGAGGCGGCACGGGTCCACCCAATTATCTAGATGCTATTGGAGGATATTGTAGTACTATACACGTAACCGGTCTTGTTCTTACCAATCAGGCTGCGCTCGCAAATACGTACGGATATGTGAATTTTCCAACATTGGGGAGCACTTATTCGGTCTTTTATTATAATCCTACATTTTCAAATTTCAATGCGCCCGCCACCGGCGCAATTGAGATGTATTACCAAAACCGAAACCAATCAATTAGTTCCTCTACAGTTGTAATCACAGGATTTAGTGTATCAGGTACGCCATCGTATCCTCAAACATTCACCGTCACCGGTTCAAATGTAACCAGTTTATCGGTGAGTTATACTGCGCCGCAATTTGTAGATGTACTCAATCCGACGACCTCGGCGACGATTGCGGTGTATGCCCTCGCCTTTTCGTCCATTTCAACTCTCTATCGTTTTGTTGGAAGTACAACATTTACAGGGGGCACCGTACAAACCTTGAGCCCTGTGCTACCGTATCCGAATACGCCGTACTATAATAATTGGGTACAGAATGGGTTGAATCTGTCGTATACATATCCAGGCAATTTATATCCTGATACGCAGACGGAGGTCTATGTAACGGCATCCAATACGGCGAATCCGGCTTACGGTGAGCAAGCATCAACGGTCGGCACAACAACATATTTATCGCAGATTCCAACGCCAACAAGTTTAACATTTAGCGGGGCGAGTTATTACAATAACGGAATCGTAAAACGCTGTAGTGATAATTTAACGGTCACAAATGTCTTAACGACGTCCAATACACTCACGAGCGATACATACGCCACGCCGATTCATACAGTATTGGACCGTGGGTCGGCAGCAGCCAATATTATGTATTTATCTACTTTTTTGCTGACAAGTGCGTCTGCTACGTCCAACGGACCGCTGGTCGCATTTGGCGGATTTTCACAAGCGGCACCGACAACACCCCAAACCACAAATGGGCTCTCTCTTACGTCAGGAACGACTGATACATATTATGGAAATCCGGCGTATGACCAAGGGTTTTATCTCAAATCGCTAAATACAATCACAATTAATTCAAATGTGATAGGAACGGTTGGATATAGTCCAAATATAAATCGGTTAACAGTTATTGAACAGCAGTTGGATGGAAGTTCTCCGAGCGGCGTGATTACCTCTAATTCGTATCAGTATTATTACGATAATTTGACGACAACACCGGCGGTGACCGCTTTATCGTATACATTGGCAACGTCAAATACACAGGTATCAGGTATTTATGTAATTTATGGAGTTGCCACCGCAACAATTACCGCCACTGCGTCAAACTTAGGCAATTATTTCTATAGCGACCCGCTTGTATCGTATACCCTCACAATTGGAAGTAATAGTTATACAAGTAATACAACGCTGCCATCGCCGACGTCGCAGATTACTGGACCGCTCACCTTTTCAAATACGTCACTCGCATCGGTAAACATAACGACGGATGCCATTTATTCAAACAGCGCAATTGTTACAGCAGTCGCACATAATCCACATGCCAATTCGTCACCCGTAACGTCAACTATACCGGTGATTGCGGACGGTCCATCGTATTCGTTGGTCGCCGCCCCGTCCCCCACCATACCGACCTCTATTCCAACACTGAATACGAGCGGATCCGTTGCCGGTACACGGTGCTGGTCCGCAGGATCCGCACTTACCAATACAAGCAATTTTAATCCTACTATGGATAATACGCCGACCTATTTACCGGCGTACTCATTTACTACACCTACAACGGTAGGCGCAACACCGACAAATACATACGCATCGGTTCTCTATAATGAAACATGGTCTCTGACCGATTCTGGTACATATAACACGGGAACATACGATGCTACTACGGAATTACAAGTAGCAGACGGTGTATTCATTACACCGAACAGTACATCCAATAGTGTACAAATAGGCTATAAAAACTATCATAATTATTTAATCAATTCGAATGTATCGCCGACAAGTCTCGTGGATTATACCTCAATTGCGGGCACCGGCTACCGCTTTGCCACATTTGTTTGGAAACTAGGAGCGGGAACATACGGTGCGACCGTAACATTTACATTACATAATGTACGAAATATTGTACAAAAGGCGGCAAATCCGGCAGTCGCAGTCACTGCCGCTGGCAACCCTCTGTACATTCTTTACCGACTTGAAGATACTGCGAACATTTATCCGTCTATTGATGGAGGTACCGGTTTATACGCCTTTGATACAGCAACAAAAACGACGATTTGGCTCAATGCCAACGCCAATGATCCTACAAAGGTGGTTGGTACAACAAATTACTATCAGTTGCTGACGAGTAACTATCCTACATCGGCGTACGTTCGTGGTGGATTCGTAGCCACTTCGGTCAGCGGCAATAACTTTTTAATCCAAGCGGCAGTCCCTGCGCCCGTTGTTATAGCAAATACGCTATATCTCTATTGTAGAATTGGACTACCTATGTCCGATGATGCGGATTTTTCATATGTAACAGCCTCGTTCCCGTAATCGGAGCGCATCTCGTTATCTCTGATTTTTTAAAAAACAGGCTGTAAAATAAGATGTCTTCGTTTCCAAGTCAGACATTCTTGAACAGTTTGCTGTACAAGAAGTATCTTGGTGCGCCAGACGCGCGACCAACACAACCATTTACAGCAGAAGCTCCAGTAGATGCCCGACCTTACGTTACTACCTTACAGGTGTACCAACAGGAGATACCATCTGTAGCCCCTGGTAGTGCGGGTGCCCCGTTAGCACTGGATTCACACGACCCTTCGTATCCTACTGCCTATGCTTTGAGCAAGCAGTGGAATTCGGAATATCCATGGGTTGTTTTATATACAGCGGCTATTCTGAGCAGTACAAATTTAAATGCGGGCATCGGTTTCTGGTCGTTACAGGCGGACCAGACGGGCAGTGGATTGAATAACTTGCTAACAAATCAAATCCCTTACAATTACGATCCTGTAGGAAGTTATAATATTCGTATCACGGTGACGGGTTCTTTAAATATTCCAAATCTTCAGCCAACGGATGCGACGTATCCGTGGAATTTGGATCAGGATGCGGGTGTGTTGACCTTTTATTTGAATCCGATACCGACGGGCGCAACGGTGACAATTAACTTTTGGCGCTATGAGGGTATTTTTGGACCTGGTGGTGGCGGCGGTGGTACAGGTTACACAGGTTACACAGGTTATACTGGTTCTACGGGTTCTACGGGTACTACGGGTGCCACGGGTCCCACGGGTCCCACAGGAACCACAGGCAGCACGGGTCCCACAGGAAACACTGGCAGCACGGGACCCACTGGTAGCACGGGTAGCACGGGCAGCACGGGTCCCACTGGAAACACGGGAAACACAGGCAGCACGGGCAGCACGGGCAGCACGGGTAGCACGGGTCCCACAGGCAGCACGGGCAGCACGGGCAGCACGGGTCCCACAGGAACCACAGGTAGCACTGGAAACACAGGCAGCACGGGTAGCACGGGCAGCACTGGTAGCACTGGACCTACGGGATCTACGGGTGCCACGGGCTCTATAGGCTCAACGGGTAATACAGGTTCTACGGGTCCAACCGGCGTTCAGGGCGCTACCTTTACAACATGGGTTCCGAGTTCGGCGAGTATTCAGGTCGTTACACCAACCACGATTCATATTAATGGCGGCACATCATATGCAGATGTAACATCACTACAATCATATAATACAAGCGTACAGGGAGTATATTTACAGTTTGAGGCACCGGCACTTACCGAAAGCCGCGCAGAAATCCAGGCGTGGATAAATTCGTCTGGAAATATTTATTATTTTGATTTGAACTATTTGAATACATTACAATTTATTGTACCTGGTGCGGGTGCCATCTATACTGGAACCTTCTCTGCTGGCGATATCTTATCTATTTACACAGATGGTACAAACGTCAATGCGTTTCAAAATGGCGTACTGTTAGTCAGTTCCTCAATCGTTCAAGGTGTATGTAGTGCAGAAATCTTAATGGTTGCTCCCACGAACGGTATAACTCTTACAAATGTGCTGTTTTATCCAACAGGCGAACGGGGTGCTACGGGTTATACGGGACCGACAGGACGAACTGGATACACAGGCACTACCGGTAGCACAGGACCTACAGGTTCAACGGGTGCTACAGGCTCTACCGGTCCGTTAGGAACAGGACCAACTGGACCTACAGGCAATACAGGAGCTACGGGACCCACAGGTAATACAGGAGCCACAGGAGGCACAGGAAACACGGGGTCTACTGGATCTACGGGCTCAACTGGTGCCACAGGATTGATGGGCTCTACGGGTAATACCGGCTATACAGGACCTACAGGCAGCACGGGAGCAACGGGACCCACAGGCTCTACAGGTCCGACTGGTCCGATTGGTACAGGTCCAACGGGACCTACAGGTAACACCGGTAGCACGGGACCGACTGGCTTACCAGGTATTGATGGTGTGAGCGGTGGTCTTATTCTGTTTCTTAATACACCTGGTGGTACATATAGTGCGAGTCCCGTTGGAGGCACATTAGAGGAAATTCCAGACAATATTGATACAATTATCACAGTTCCTACATTAGCAGCAACCTATACAAATGTCGCAACATTTTCAACGATTAACGGTGTCATACCGACTACGTTCGTGCCGGCTGGTCTATGGGATCTGAATTTGTTTGCAAGCGTAGGAAATAATATAAACCGTTATGCAAATGTATATTTCAATATATCTTACGTAAGTTCAAGTCAGAAGATTCTTCTGGCATCCTCGTCGAATGTGCCAACACAGGTAAACCAAACGATTGCCCAAACAACAGATGGTACCGTTTATGTACCGGCAACAACCTTGTCTAGCGTGAATTCATTGATTTATTTGGATATCTTTGCGGAGTATGTTGGAAGTACAACGTCGTTTACAATGTATTTTCAGGCAAATACAGCATCCCATTTACATACAACCTTGGCGGCATCGGTCGCTACGGGTCCAACGGGTACCACAGGTAATACAGGTTCAACTGGTAACACAGGTAGTACGGGTCCAACAGGACAAGGTGCTACCGGTTCTACGGGAAACACGGGCTCAACAGGACCCACGGGAAACACGGGCTCAACAGGACCAACGGGTAATACTGGTGCCTCTGGCTCTACTGGACCCACGGGCAGCACTGGCAACACTGGCAGCACGGGCAGCACAGGTAACACCGGACCCACGGGCAGCACTGGCAACACTGGCAGCACGGGCAGCACAGGTAGCACCGGACCCACGGGCAGCACAGGCAACACTGGTAATACCGGTTCAACCGGTAATACGGGATCCACGGGTCCCACGGGTTACGGTTCAACCGGTAATACTGGTTCAACTGGTAACACGGGATCCACAGGTCCAACTGGGCAAGGACCAACTGGTCCTACAGGCGCAATAGGTCCAACCGGTGTATCCTATACAGGACCGACGGGAAATACGGGTAGCACGGGACCGACGGGTGTGGCTGGTGCGCAGGGTGCGTCATCCGATATTGTATTTAGTATGTACAGCCGTTTGGACCAAACGGGATTTGCTACAACCTCCACTTTGGATGCTTTCCAGGGCATGTCATCTATCACATATAATGCAACAACTCCCAATATTAATTTTAATTATTCAACTGGCGCATTTACATTTTCTACATCGGGCTATTACGCAATTCAGCCTATATTTGTTGTATCACAGTCATTGTACGGATATATTACACTTAGCATGCAGAAAAATACGTCAACGATTTGGTCTACGCAGTATGTTATTTATACAGTGGGTACAGTCTCGCCGGCACCGGTTCCTGTAATATTATACGAATCGTTGAATCCAGGTGATTACATCAATTTCAAGTATCAAAATACCAATTCTTATACGGTTATTATGAAAGCGGGAACGACGATGAATATTACACGTTTATCGGTGGGTCCTACGGGTGGCACGGGTGCCACAGGTGCTACTGGACCGATTGGAACAGGTCCAACGGGTCCAACCGGATCTACAGGCACAACGGGAAATACTGGAGCCACTGGACCAACAGGCAGCACAGGTCTAACGGGTGCTTCTGGCTCTACAGGCAGTACAGGTCCGACGGGTGCCTCTGGCTCTACAGGTAGTACAGGTAACACTGGAGGCACGGGCTCCACTGGTCCTACTGGATATGGATCGACGGGTTCAACGGGCTCAACGGGACCCACGGGCAATACAGGCAGCACTGGTTCTACAGGACCAACGGGTAATACGGGATCCACGGGTAATACAGGCTCAACGGGAAACACCGGTCCAACAGGCAGCACCGGCTCCACGGGCTCAACGGGCAGCACCGGCTCAACTGGACCCACGGGCAACACAGGCTCTACGGGACCTACGGGTAATACTGGAGCCACAGGTAATACAGGTTCAACGGGATCCACGGGTAAAACGGGCTCAACGGGACCAACGGGTAACACTGGTAGCACAGGCTCTACGGGACCAACAGGTAACACAGGCTCTACGGGACCAACGGGTAATACGGGAAACACCGGTAGCACAGGCGCTACAGGCGACACAGGCGCAACAGGCGATACTGGACCCACGGGTGCAACCGGTATCACAGGCGCAACAGGCGACACCGGACCTACAGGCGCAACAGGCGATACTGGACCTACGGGAGCAACAGGTGATACTGGACCCACGGGCGAAACAGGCGACACGGGCGCAACAGGCGACACGGGCGCAACAGGCGACACTGGACCTACAGGCGACACAGGTGATACTGGACCCACGGGCGCAACAGGTGATACAGGCGCAACAGGCGACACTGGACCTACTGGCAATACAGGCGACACAGGCGCAACAGGTGACACTGGACCTACTGGCAATACAGGTGACACAGGCGCAACAGGTGACACTGGACCTACTGGCGATACAGGTGATACTGGACCTACAGGCGCAACAGGCGATACAGGAAATACTGGTGACACAGGTAACACTGGCGATACTGGACCCACGGGTCCGATTGGTACAGGTCCAACAGGTGTAACTGGGTCCACTGGACCAACTGGTCCAACAGGTATACCTGGTGTGAATGGAGTATCAGGTGGTCTAACTTTATTCTTAGATACAGATGGCGGTACTTACACAAGTGCGCAAATTGGCGGCACTCTACAAGTCATTCCCAGCACACCCCAAACGAGTATTACTGCTACTGTTGGAACTTCAGGATATACTGATATTGCTACATTTTCTACAATTACTGGTACTTTACCTACAAACATTGTTCCTTCGGGTCTATGGGATCTGAATTTATATACAGCGATTAGTAATAATTCTCTTGGTCAATATGTAAATCTCTATTTCAATTTACAATATACAAGCTCAGGACAGACCTTGTTTTTGGCGGGATCGTCTAATGCCGCACAACAAGTGAATCAGACAACGGTCCAGGCGATTGATATAACAACCTATGTTCCTGAAGTAACATTACAGAGTGTAAGTTCACAGATTATTTTAAATATTTATGCGGAGGCGTTTATCTCAAGTTCAGTGCTCACGATGATTTTCCAGGGCGCAGTACCAAGCCATTTACATACCACATTAGCCGCGTCGGTTGCCACTGGTCCCACGGGTACAACAGGACCGCAAGGTGTAACAGGACCGACGGGTCCAACAGGTGCGATAGGAACAGGACCAACAGGTATTACAGGTGACTCTGGATCCACCGGTTCAACGGGAAATACTGGAGCCACGGGCTTTACAGGTCCCACGGGATCTACGGGTAGTACCGGTTCTACAGGACTAACGGGTGACACGGGATACACGGGTAATACGGGCTCAACGGGACCCACGGGCAGCACCGGCTCTACCGGACCAACGGGCAACACGGGAAACACCGGTTCCACTGGACCAACGGGCAATACAGGTAACACTGGATCTACCGGACCAACGGGCAACACGGGCTCCACGGGTGCGACAGGAGCCACAGGACCAGCATATCCGCTTGTATCTGAAAACTTTATGGTTGCTGTAGGTCAAGGAACAAATAGTTTGGCATATAGTTACGATGGCATTGCCTGGACCGGTCGTGGAACGTCTATATTTTCCTCAGGAGGAGATGGCGTGGCGTGGAACGGTTCATTATGGGTTGCTGTAGGTTATGGAACAAATGCTATTGCCACTAGCCCCGATGGTATTACCTGGACGGGTCGTACTGGAACGTCTATATTTTCCTCAGGAGGAAATGGCGTGGCGTGGAACGGTTCATTATGGGTTGCTGTAGGTGAAGGAACAACAAATACTATTGCTACTAGCCCTGATGGCATTAACTGGACGGGTCGTGGAGCGACAATATTTACTATATTTGGCACTGGTGGACATGGCGTAGCATGGAACGGTGTATTATGGGTTGCTGTAGGTGATGGATCAAGTAGTATTATTACTAGCCCTGATGGTATTAACTGGACGGGTCGTGAAACATCTACATTTCCTTCAGGTGGATATGGCGTGGCGTGGAACGGTTCATTATGGGTTGTTGTAGGTGTAGGAACAGCAAATACTATTGCCACTAGCCCCGATGGTATTACCTGGACCGGTCGTGGAACGTCTATATTTTCCTCAGGTGGATATGGCGTGGCGTGGAACGGTGTATTATGGGTTGCTGTAGGTTATGGAACAAATACTATTGCCACCAGCGCAGATGGCATTACCTGGACGGGTCGTGGAACGTCTATATTTTCCACATCTGGAAATGGCGTGGCGTGGAACGGTTCACTATGGGTTGCTGTAGGCAAGGGAACAAATACTATTGCCACTAGCCCCGATGGTATTACCTGGACGGGTCGTGGAACGTCTATATTTTCCACAGGTGGATATGGCGTGGCATCACGTCGTGTACTACCATATGTTGGCACATCGGTTTTTGGTTATACGGGTGCTACAGGAGCCACAGGCAGCACAGGCAGCACCGGCTCCACAGGACCTACGGGTAGTACTGGATCCACGGGTAATACGGGCGCAACCGGTATTACAGGCGCTTCGGGCTCCACAGGCTCAACGGGAAACACCGGTCCAACGGGCAACACGGGATCCACGGGTAATACGGGCTCAACGGGACCAACGGGTGCCTCTGGCTCTACCGGCTCTACCGGACCAACGGGTGCCTCTGGCTCTACAGGCTCAACAGGAGCGACAGGTAGCACAGGACCCACGGGTAATACTGGATCTACAGGTAATACGGGCTCAACGGGTTCCACAGGCAGCACAGGACCCACGGGTAATACTGGATCTACGGGCGCAACGGGTATTACAGGCGCCTCGGGCTCAACGGGATCCACGGGTAATACCGGCTCCACGGGATCCACGGGTAACACGGGATCTACGGGACCTACTGGTAACACCGGCTCCACGGGTAACACCGGTAGCACAGGACCCACCGGCAACACAGGCAGCACAGGACCCACGGGTAACACGGGTCCCACAGGCAACACTGGCTCCACGGGTAACACCGGTAGCACAGGACCCACGGGTAACACGGGTAACACCGGTAGCACAGGCTCCACAGGACCCACGGGTTCCACAGGACCCACGGGTTCCACAGGACCCACGGGTTCCACAGGACCCACGGGTTCCACAGGACCCACGGGTAACACGGGTAACACTGGCTCTACGGGTTCCACGGGTCTCACGGGTAACACCGGTAGCACAGGACCCACAGGCAACACTGGCTCCACGGGTTCCACGGGACCAACGGGTAACACAGGCTCTACTGGATCCACGGGTAACACAGGCTCTACAGGCGCAACAGGCATTACAGGCGCTTCTGGTAGTACCGGTAGTACTGGTTCAACCGGACCCACAGGAGCCACAGGAGCCACAGGTAATACAGGCTCTACAGGCTCTACAGGACCTACAGGCTCTACCGGATTCACGGGCAATACAGGATCTACAGGTCCGACTGGTCCGATTGGTACAGGTCCTACGGGCGCAACCGGTAGCACTGGACCTACTGGACCGACGGGTGTTGCGGGTGTAAATGGTGTATCAGGTGGTCTCACTCTGTTCCTTAATACACCTGGTGGCACCTACACAAGTACACCAATTGGCGGTACTCTACAAGTCATTCCCAGCACACCCCAAACGAGTATTACTGCTACTGTTGGAACCTCAGGATATACTGATATTGCTACATTTTCTACAGTGAATGGAACTTTACCGGCATCATTCGTACCATCAGGTTTATGGGATTTGAACTTATTCGGATATATTAACAATAACACACTTGGACAATATGTAAATATCTATTTTAATCTAGCGTATACGAGTTCAGGACAAACTGTCTTTTTGGCAGGTTCGGCGGGATCAGGACAACAAATGAATCAGACAACGGTCCAAGCGATTGATATAACGACCTATATTCCTGAAGTAACATTACAGAGTGTAAGTTCACAGATTATTTTAAATATTTATGCGGAGGCATTTATTTCAAGCTCGGTGCTGACGATGAATTTCCAGGGCGCAGTACCAAGCCATTTACATACCACATTAGCCGCATCGGTTGCCACAGGTCCCACTGGAATTACAGGACCACAGGGTTTAACGGGACCGACGGGTCCAACAGGTGCGATAGGAACAGGACCAACAGGTATCACCGGCTCAACCGGATTTACGGGAAATACAGGTAGTACTGGACCGACAGGTATTACGGGTGCCTCAGGCTCTACAGGCAACACTGGTTCAACGGGTACCTCTGGCTCTACAGGAAGCACAGGCGCAACTGGTATTACGGGCGCATCAGGCAGCACGGGCTCTACGGGCTCTACGGGCTCTACAGGACCAACCGGACCAACCGGTTCCACGGGCTCTACTGGTTCAACCGGTCCAACTGGTGCCTCTGGCTCTACAGGATCTACCGGCGCATCTGGAGCTACAGGTTCAACAGGTAATACAGGCTCTACGGGTCCAACGGGTATCACCGGTGCAACAGGTTCAACCGGTCCTACGGGAAATACGGGCAGCACAGGATTTACAGGTATTACGGGTGCGTCAGGCTCTACAGGTAACACCGGCTCAACCGGACCCACTGGCAACACCGGTAGCACAGGCGCTACAGGTGCCTCTGGCTCTACTGGCTCAACGGGTACAACCGGTATTACGGGTGCGTCAGGTGCTACGGGCAGCACTGGACCGACTGGCAGTACAGGAAACACAGGCAGCACTGGATCTACGGGTATAACAGGTGCGTCAGGTGCTACGGGCAGCACTGGACCGACTGGCAGTACAGGAAACACAGGCAGCACTGGATTTACGGGTATAACAGGTGCGTCAGGTGCTACGGGCAGCACTGGACCGACTGGCAGTACAGGAAACACAGGCAGCACTGGATTTACGGGTATAACAGGTGCGTCAGGTGCTACGGGTAGTACTGGACCGACTGGTTCTACAGGCAATACGGGCTCAACTGGCTCAACTGGCTCAACTGGCAATACTGGACCTACAGGTAATACAGGCTCAACCGGTTCAACCGGCAATACAGGCTCAACCGGACCTACAGGACACGGTGCTACAGGACCTACAGGAAATACAGGTAACACAGGTAATACAGGAAATACCGGTTCTACAGGTCCGACGGGAAATACAGGTTCTACAGGACCAACGGGTATAACGGGCGCATCAGGTTCCACGGGCAATACTGGTAGCACTGGTTCTACGGGAGCAACGGGTATAACAGGTGCGTCAGGTTCTACTGGATCTACGGGACCCACGGGCAACACTGGTTCTACGGGAGCAACGGGTATAACGGGTGCGTCAGGCTCTACTGGATCCACGGGACCTACAGGTAACACTGGCTCTACGGGACCTACGGGTATAACGGGTGCGTCAGGTTCTACTGGATCCACGGGACCTACGGGTAACACTGGCTCCACGGGACCTACGGGTATAACGGGTGCGTCAGGTTCTACTGGATCTACGGGACCCACGGGCAACACTGGTTCTACGGGTATAACGGGTGCGTCAGGTTCTACTGGATCCACAGGACCGACTGGCAACACTGGATCCACAGGACCTACTGGCAACACAGGCTCTACGGGACCAACTGGCAATACTGGATCTACGGGACCAACTGGCAATACTGGATCTACAGGACCGACTGGCAACACTGGCTCAACAGGACCTACGGGCAACACTGGCTCAACCGGACCGACTGGTAATACGGGCTCCACGGGATCTACGGGTATAACGGGTGCGTCAGGTTCTACTGGCTCCACAGGACCGACTGGTAATACGGGCTCCACGGGATCTACGGGAAACACTGGATCCACGGGACCCACTGGTAACACGGGCTCCACAGGACCAACTGGCAACACTGGATCTACAGGACCGACGGGAAACACTGGATCCACGGGACCCACTGGTAACACGGGCTCCACGGGACCGACGGGAAACACTGGATCTACAGGACCTACTGGCAACACTGGAGCTACAGGCGCAACCGGTAACACTGGATCTACGGGACCAACTGGCAATACTGGCAACACTGGCTCTACAGGACCGACGGGTAACACTGGATCTACAGGCACAACCGGTAATACAGGATCAACAGGACCCACAGGTCCTATCGGTACAGGACCAACTGGCACAACAGGCGCGACAGGATCCACAGGACCAACTGGTGCCGCAGGTATTAATGGTGTATCAGGTGGTCTTACTTTATTCTTGAATACACCAGGCGGTGCTTATAGTTCTTCACCAATTGGAGGCACTTTGGATGTTATTCCCAGTACGCCTCAAACAACAATCACTGCTACAGTGAATAATACAGGATATACGGACTTGGCTCAGTTCTCAACAATAACGGGTGTTTTACCGACAAACTTTATTCCTGCGGGACTATGGGACTTGAATCTTTATGCATCTATCTCCAATAACAATAATAGATATGTCAATGTTTATTTCAATATTTCATATACAAGTTCAGGTCAAACTTTACTCTTAGCATCCTCATCAAATTCTCCTCAAGCAGTCAATTTGACAACAACACAAGAAGTAGATATTACAACCTATGTACCTGAGGTAGAATTACAAAGTATTAGTTCTCAGATTTTACTGAATGTTTATGCTGAATCGTTCGGCACTGGTTCTGGATCTGGTGTAGCACTAACTATGTATTTCCAAGGTGCCACACCGTCTCATTTACATACAACGTTGGCGGCATCGGTCGCAACGGGTCCCACGGGTACAACAGGACCGCAAGGTTTGACTGGACCTACAGGTCCAACGGGCGCGATTGGTACTGGACCGACGGGACTTACAGGATCGACTGGCTTTACTGGACCTACGGGCTCTACTGGATTCACGGGACCGACTGGTATTACAGGAGCCTCTGGCTCTACAGGACCGACAGGCAATACCGGCTCCACTGGACCTACAGGTAATACTGGCAGCACTGGACCCACTGGCAGCACTGGACCCACTGGTAGCACTGGACCAACCGGTAATACGGGATCCACTGGTAACACTGGCAGCACTGGACCAACAGGTAATACGGGTAACACTGGCAGCACTGGACCAACAGGTAATACGGGATCCACTGGTAACACTGGCAGCACTGGACCAACAGGTAGTACCGGACCTACCGGTATTGTTGGAAGCACAGGACCGACAGGCAACACCGGCTCCACTGGACCTACAGGTAACACTGGCAGTACTGGACCGACAGGAAACACTGGCAGCACAGGACCGACAGGAAACACTGGCAGCACAGGACCTACAGGAAACACTGGCTCCACTGGACCGACGGGTATCGCTGGCTCCACTGGACCGACGGGTATCGCTGGCAGTACTGGACCTACAGGTAACACTGGCAGCACAGGACCGACAGGTAACACTGGCAGCACCGGACCTACAGGTAACACTGGCAGCACAGGACCGACAGGTAACACTGGCTCCACTGGACCTACAGGTAACACTGGCTCCACTGGACCTACAGGTAACACTGGCAGCACTGGACCGACGGGTAATACTGGCAGTACTGGACCGACGGGTAATACTGGCAGTACTGGACCGACAGGTAATACTGGCAGCACCGGACCTACAGGTAATACTGGCAGCACCGGACCTACAGGTAATACTGGCAGCACCGGACCTACAGGTAACACTGGCTCTACAGGCAACACTGGCAGCACCGGACCCACAGGTAACACTGGCAGTACAGGTTCAACCGGACCAGGATTTCAACCCATTCAAAATCCAAAGCCAACCTATGTATTAACGGCACTGACTTCAACATCGGCACTGGCAAACTCAAATCTTGTATTTGACGGACAAACACTTTCAACGGTTAACGGCGCATTTAGCGGTACCTTTTCAATTGGTCAGCAAGAGTTTTATGCTCAAGGGTCGAATGGTTTCAGTGTGAACGAAAATTTCAATGCTGCTGGAACTGGAGGAACACAAACAGCTTACCATTTTACATCAGGAAATTCAAATAAAAATATTGTATTTGATTTGGCAGTTACAAGCCAATACACAACGATGTTTGGAACCTATGGAAACTCATCGGCGAATAATTTTATCATCGGTTCAGAAACCTCCAATACATCCTTCTTTTTCAAGAAGGGACTTGGTATCGCACCAGTAAATCTCGCAGGCGGAACAACATTGTTTGAAATCACGAATAGTGGTGGAGTACAAGCACCACTTATAGCAGCCACTGGATCAACTCCACAATATGTTCTTGCTTACGACTCAAGTGTAGGAAATATTACATATGCTACGGTAGCGGGTGTTACAGGCGCAACAGGTGCTACAGGACCTACTGGTTTTGGAAGCACTGGACCGACGGGTATTGCTGGCTCAACTGGACCTACAGGTCCGACAGGCAACACAGGTTCAACGGGACCGACAGGCAACACTGGTAGCACAGGCTCTACGGGACCAACAGGTAACACGGGAAACACTGGTAGCACAGGCTCTACGGGACCGACAGGCAACACTGGCTCCACCGGATCTACAGGTCCGACGGGCAACACTGGATCCACGGGACCGACGGGCAACACTGGATCCACGGGACCTACTGGAAGAACAGGCAACACTGGTAGCACAGGCTCTACGGGACCTACAGGCAATACAGGTCCAACGGGACCTACAGGTAACACCGGTAGCACGGGACCGACAGGCAACACTGGTAGCACAGGCTCTAAGGGACCTACAGGCAATACAGGTTCAACGGGACCGACAGGCAACACTGGTAACACAGGCGATACAGGACCTACAGGCAACACAGGCAATACTGGTAACACAGGCGATACAGGACCTACTGGAGACACTGGAGACACTGGTCCTACTGGTGCTACTGGAGACACAGGTGCAACTGGCGATACTGGACCGACAGGCAACACTGGCGATACAGGTGCTACTGGAGACACAGGACCCACAGGCAACACGGGCGCAACAGGTGACACTGGACCTACTGGCAATACAGGCGACACAGGCGCAACAGGTGACACTGGACCTACTGGTAATACAGGTGACACAGGCGCAACAGGCAACACTGGACCTACAGGCAATACAGGCGATACTGGCGCAACAGGCGACACTGGCGCAACAGGCGACACTGGACCTACAGGACCTACAGGACCTACAGGACCTACAGGAATGGTAGGACCTCAAGGTGGCGGTACCTACACACTCACAAGTACAAATCCAAGCAATACCAGATATGACCCAATGAACAATTCGGTAACCAAGATAGCGAATGATACTACTGTAGATACAATTACATCCGTGGAATCGTATCCATTTGCGACGGTGAGTTTTACATTAGCTGCGGCAACATATAATGCTCAACAAATTTTACTGTATTTTACCGGTTTAGAAAATTACGGTTTCATTATTGTGGATAATTCAATTTATACTACTGCAGGCGGTTCTGCTAGAAATTCATTTGGCGTTTGGTCTCCTAATATAATATATTCATGTTCAATTGTAAGTGATAACGTATACTGGTATATTGATAGTATACTTGTTGATACCTTGGGGTCCGCTCCACCGGTAGTCAATTATCAGCTCTATATGACACAGTACTCGATAGGTGATTCTTATACAAATATTACCTTTGGTGGAACAACTGTTGCTCCCCCATCCAATTCTATTGTATATACAAATGTTCCAGCCAATAACTATGATATCAATATTATTGGAAGTCCAAATTTGATGATAGCAGGTGGGTATTTTAATCATGGATATTACAGTGGTAATAGCCCATTGTTTTACAGCATTGATGGTATTACATGGCGTAATGTATCATATTCGGCGACAAATACATTATTAGATGCCGCAGATATATATGGAATCGCTTATAATGGAGTTCTGTGGGTAGGATTAGGAACAGGAGCAAGTACAGTATGGAGTATTATATACAGTTCAGATGGAATGAATTGGCAGGCAGCCGATATTGGCGCAGGTATAATTTTTAACGGTGGAGGTTATGCAGCGGCATGGAACGGTCAAATGTGGATAGCAGTTGGCACTGGTTCAAATACAATGGCATATAGTTACGATGGTATTCATTGGACTGGACTAGGAACATCTACATTTTCAACGTCTGGAAACGGCATTGCGTGGAACGGTACTATATGGGTCGCAGTAGGAAATGGTACAAATTTTATTGCCTATAGTAATGACGGTATTACATGGAATAGTATAAGTCAGTCTTGGATAGGAATTGGTCAAAGTGTTGCCTGGAATGGAACCTTGTGGGTGGCAGTTGGTGCTGTATCCGATGTAACGTTAACGTACAGTTATGATGGTATCAATTGGAACTATGTAAACGATCCATTCGGCACATTTGCGTATGGTGTAGCATGGAATGGCAGTCAGTGGGTTGCGGTCGGTAGTGGTACAAACTCCATCGCATATAGTTACGATGGCATTAATTGGACCGGTGCTGATTCGGCATCCATTATTTTTAGCGGTGGTGGAAATGGTATCACATGGAACGGATTCTTATGGGTGGCAACCGGTCAAGGTTCGTATAATATAGCAACCAGCCCAGATGGAATTAACTGGACGCCTTACCTTATTTCCAATAATTTTACACCAATTGCTATAACATCACGCACCGTACTCCCTTACGTCGGCACAATGCTGACACAACCAGCACCGCAAATCAACGCAACCGATAATTTCATGCTTGCTGTTGGAATTACAGGAGGCGGTGGAGCGGGTGCCGCACTTTACTACACACAGGATGGTAATAACTGGATTAACGCATCGCCAACCGGCACATCGGCACTTTTTACAAGTCAGAATATACGTAATGTAGCGTACAATGGTGCTATGTGGGTAGCATCAGGTTCGTTTGGTGTTAGTTACAGTTCAGACGGTATTAACTGGTTTCAGTCAAGTTCTGGTGCGTTTGGCAATTCGTTTACAGAATTTGGAGCAAAAGCAGCGTGGAACGGCAAAATGTGGGTAGCAGTTGGTGGAGGTACTACAGGAAATTCTATAATATATAGTTACGACGGCATTAACTGGACGGGCTTAGGTCTTCTGAGCACTATTTTTGGCGGTCCACCTGGTGGAGTTATACAATATACCAATGTCAATGGCATCGCATGGAATGGAAAGATGTGGGTGGCGGTTGGTATTGGTGCCACTGATTACTATTGTATCGCATACAGTTATGACGGGTTCAATTGGACTGCTGTAAACTCTCATTCATTCATAGTTGGTTTAGGTGTGTCTTGGAACGGCACAATATGGGTGGCAGTTGGCGTGGATGATGGTGGCGCAGATGGTGCTATGTGTTATAGTTATGATGGTATTAATTGGATATATATTACTGATCCGTTTGTATATATTAGCGGAGGCACATCCGCATTTTCACCTGCCTATGCCGCATCTATCGCGTGGAATGGAACACAATGGGTCGCCGTGGGTATTGGATATTGTACAATAGCATATAGTACCGATGGAATCAACTGGACCGCTGCGGATTCTGGAACAGCACCACTGTTTGAAAATGGTGGAAATGATATAACATGGAATGGATCAAAATGGGTAGCATGCGGTTCATTAAATCTTTTTAACAATTCGTCTGGTGGACCAAATCTTGTTTACAGTCAAGATGGTACCACTTGGATTCAAAATACCGAATTAGGAGGAACGCGTGCGTTGGGTATATCCGCTCGCCGTGTACTCCCCTACGTTGGCATATCGCCAATCCCAACATACTTAAATGTAGCAATTCCAGGCGGTGCCTCAGAGCTTCTGTATAATGCGGCGGGAGCGATTGGAAGCGCAAAAAATCTACAGATTACAAATGTATATACAAATGCAGTATTTTACCAAAATACAGCGGGTACTGGATCAGGCTTGCCGGCAACCAGCGATTTTACCAAAACAAATAATGGTGCGTGGTCTACGAATCCGAATATAGTAACAATAGGAGGACGAGTGATAACATGCGCGAATAATTCTCCAGGATTCTATGCCTATTATACAAATGGTGGTGATATAGACGCTGTATTTAGTTTTGTGTTAAGTTTTGACGCAGCGGGTGGAACTGGTAATGCTAGTATAGGATTTCAGGTAAATGGAGGATACTATTCAGTGGGTCCAAATATAGTATCAGATTCATTTGGTAATTTATTATATGAAAATACGGATTGGTACGTTAGTTCAGGTTGGGCATGGCAAGTTGCACGTTCACAAACCGGTTTAATTTTCCAATACAGTACATCAACCCAAGCGTTTACCACAGTTGCCTCTGTAAATAATGTTCAGATGATTGATAATGTACAACTATATCTACTGTTTAACAATAACTACGGAAGCTGCTATATGCAAAATTGGGCAGTCTACTCCCCACAGCCCAGTAATAGCATCTTGAATGCGTCTACAATCGTAGCCACGAATGCCACCGCAAACAATCTCTATTTGCCAAATCTTGCTAGCAACGCGACACCTACATATGTACTCACTTATAGCACATCTACCGAAGCAATCACTTACGCAGCAGTACAAGGCGGATTTTTACCGCCAGGAAATGTATATGGCGATTATCTTCTATACAATGGTACGAATTGGGTCTTGGGTGGGTATAACACAATGAATCAAACGCAGTCAAATGTAACTATAGGAGACGGTGCTGGCAATGATGGAACCGTGCCACTATATGGTGTAGCGATCGGTGGTGGTGCGGGTCAACAGGCACAAGGAGCATCGGCTGTAGCAGTTGGTGGTCAAGCTGGACAAATATATCAGCAGTCCAATGCGGTCGCTATCGGTTATTCTGCGGGATTTCAGTATCAGCAAGAATATTCAATTGCCATCGGTTACCAGGCAGGTCAAGGAGATGGTAGCGGCACATCGAACGGCACAGAGCAAGCATTCTATGCGATTGCTATCGGCAATCAAGCGGGTTCAAATACACAACAATCATACTCCGTCGCCATAGGTGACCAAGCAGGAGCTTCCAATCAAGGTTCATATGGTATCGCTATAGGAACAGTGGCGGGTCAATATAGCCAAGGTGGCGGTAGTATCGGTATAGGTTACGCCGCAGCATCCAATGCTCAAGACATAAACGCAGTTGCTATAGGATGGGCTGCTGGATTCGCTAGTCAAGGCTCAAACGCAATTGCGATAGGACAGTTCGCAGGTGAAAACAGTCAATCTCCAAATTCTATTGTACTAAATGCCACTGGCGTAGAATTAGATGGAAATACTGACGGGGGTGGAGGTGGATTCTACGTAGCACCTATTCAACCAGCAGGAACGACCTATACATTAAATTACGACCCAGATACAAACGAAATTACATATGATCTAGGAACATCCGATCACCGCCTCAAGACAAATATCAGCAATACAACCCTCGGTATCAACTTTATTAATCAACTGCGACCGGTAGAATTCACTTGGAAGGACCGCATTAGCGTCGGCTTGGATAGCAACGGCAACCCACTTCCACCAAGAGATCCAGGTAAGCGCAAACACCAAGGGTTCATTGCGCAGGAAGTGAAGCAGGTTTTGGACAATCTCAGCACCGATTCGTCCCTATTCACATGTATCAATGATGTTCCATCAACTATAACAAAGACATATAAGGATAAACATGGTAGTACAATAACGAATACATATGAGTCGCCGCACGCAAAACTAAGAGGACTTTATACTCTTCGTCATACTGAGTTTATCGCCCCCACGGTGAAAGCGGTACAGGACGTCTACGCACTCGTCCAAACCCAGCAGTCTACTATCTCATTGTTAGAAGCCCAGGTCTCCACGCTCACGGGCAAACTCACCTTAGTATGTTCAACGTTAAACATCGTTATCTAAATGAATGAAATGTACAACTCTATAGTAAGAATGAGTCGTACAAATCCGGCAATTTTGAGTAGCTTTTTACAAATATACTCAAATGCTGTACCGGTTGAGGCAGGTACTGGACCAACGGGGGTTACGGGTCCGAAAGGTTTACCTGGCGACAAATATAGCAGTCAGACAACAAGTGCGGTAACGATTAATCCAGGAGGCGGCAGTGTTTCTATTATTGTTAGTACAGGTCTCGCCTATATTTACGGAACTCCGGTTTATGTTATAAGTACTGCTTCTAATTCCAACTTTACGGGAACTATTGTATATTACAATACCAATACGGGTGCGATGGTCATCCAGAATATCACAGCCATTACAGGCACATTCGGTGCCTCTGAGATTTACGACATTAATTTACCAGGATTTGTGGGCGTAACCGGTCCCACCGGTCCAACCGGTCCCACAGGTCCCACGGGTCCCACGGGTATTACAGGCGATGTAGGTCCGACGGGTGGTGCGATTGTATTTGACGGCGGCGATCCAGCGACCAGTTATTTAATTGGTCCAGTTTTTGATTGCGGCGCAGTCACTTGATTTTTATAGGCAATGTAGATAGAGTATGCCGTACATTCGGTTACAGATGAGGCGCGGCACCACCGCGCAATGGTCCTCTACAAATACTGTATTGGCACAGGGCGAATGGAGTTACGCAACCGATACAGGATTGTTAAAAATAGGAGACGGTAGCAATGGCTGGAACGCTCTTCCGTATTATAATACGGTGGGACCAACCGGTGATACTGGTACTACTGGACCCATAGGTCCAATTGGTATCGGTGATACAGGTCCAACGGGACCCACGGGTATTGCAGGTACAATAGGTCAAACTGGTCCAACCGGCAGTGGACGAACGGGTGCCACTGGTAACACGGGGTCTACAGGACCTATAGGTGTCACTGGTTACACCGGTACGACAGGTGATAGAGGTTATACTGGTGATACTGGTAATACAGGACCTACAGGACCTACAGGTGCCACTGGCTATACTGGTCCGATAGGTAGTACAGGTGTTACGGGACCAAAGGGAGTTACAGGACCCACCGGTGCAACGGGGAAAGGTGATACTGGACCGACAGGAACAACCGGTGCCACAGGTCAGACCGGCAGCACAGGACCTACAGGACGGCAAGGAGAGATTGGTGAAAAAGGATGTACTGGACCAACGGGTCGTAGGGGAGATACTGGTATGGGAGAGACAGGTCCAACAGGGACACAAGGTGTAACGGGTCCTACGGGACCTACCGGCACAATCGGTCTGACGGGTCCGAAGGGTGAGACAGGTTATACGGGTCCTGCGGGAATCGCATCAGGTACAGGTTCTACCGGTCCAACGGGAGATTTTGGATTGGGTACATTTGTATGGGTAGTGAGTGACCCCACAAAAGTTGCGATTGTGAATTCGGGTCAAGTCACCTCTATAAATGCGGTAGGCTGGAATGCGAACGCATATTCAGATGTCGGATACGCAGGTCCAACGCAGATGACGTTTTCGCCCGCATATGCGAACGGTACCGGTATACCAGATGTTGTAGTCGGTCTGAGTACAAGCGCACCGACGAATCCGAGTTATTTAGGCGTGAATTTTGCCATACGGCTCACCACATCAGGCATCACGTTAGGGTATGGTCTTCCTGGTGCCGTAACGATTGCTACCTACACAACGTCTGATGTATATACGATTTTGTTTGACGGTGTTCTTGTATCATTTTATAAAAATAGCGTACTATTGTTTGGTCCTTATCAGCCACTCGTATATCCGACGATTCTATTTGCCGATGTTACATTTAATGGAATCGGTGGTAGCGTACAATATGTCACATTTGACCGCTTTTTGTCAGGACCAACAGGATATACGGGAGCGACAGGACAGGGTGCGACGGGATATACTGGCGCAAAGGGTGATACGGGTCCAACCGGTCCGACTGGGTATAGCATGACCGGTCCTACAGGTCCGACGGGTTCAACGGGACCGACGGGTCAAGGCGCAACGGGTCCAACTGGTGACCAAGGATTTACGGGTCCAACCGGTAATAGTTTTACAGGTCCAACGGGTCAAGGCGCAACAGGACCTACAGGTAACCAAGGATTGACTGGACCGACGGGTGAAGGGTATACGGGTCCAACGGGTCAAGGGGCAACTGGACCTACGGGTACTCTTGGTGCTACAGGACCTACAGGGCATGGATATACTGGGTCAACGGGTACAACCGGTAGCACGGGTTCTATAGGACCCACCGGTTCAATTGGACCAACCGGTTCAATCGGTACAACTGGTACTACAGGTAATACTGGCGCAACAGGCGCAACGGGAAATACTGGAGCCACTGGATATACTGGACCGACGGGTAATACAGGACCAAAGGGTAACGACGGACTAACTGGTTATACAGGCAATACCGGATCTACCGGCAGCATAGGATCAACCGGACCTACAGGTCCAACTGGCAGTATAGGGTCAACCGGACCCACGGGCAGCATAGGGTCAACCGGATCCACGGGTATAACAGGCAGCACCGGTTCAACCGGTAATAGTGGTGCCACTGGTTCTACTGGTAATACAGGAGCAACCGGACCTACGGGTTCAGTAGGACCTACAGGTAATACAGGATCTATAGGCAGCACGGGATCTACTGGAAATACAGGAAGTACAGGACCGACTGGTAGTACAGGTCCTACGGGAGCGATAGGTAATACCGGTACAACGGGACCTACAGGCAGCACAGGTGTCACTGGTAATACAGGTTCTACAGGTCCCACCGGTAATACTGGTGCGACTGGACCTACAGGCAACACAGGTGCCACTGGTAATACAGGTTCTACAGGTCCCACCGGTAATACCGGTGCGACTGGACCTACAGGCAAAACAGGTCCTACGGGTATTACTGGTGCTAGCGGTTCAACAGGACCTACAGGTATTACAGGCGCATCTGGTTCAACCGGTTATACTGGATCTACCGGACCAACCGGCTCTACAGGTGCCACTGGTAATACAGGTTCTACAGGTCCTACCGGTAATACTGGTTCAACGGGTGCCTCTGGCTCTACAGGATCTACGGGTGCCTCTGGCTCTACAGGATCAACCGGCTCTACTGGCTTTACTGGATGGACGGGTTCTACTGGATCTACAGGATCAACGGGACCCACCGGTAGCACGGGCTCTACAGGTCCTACCGGCAATACGGGATCTACTGGCGCAACGGGCGCAACGGGTCCAATTGGTACCGGTCCAACGGGTACAAAAGGCTCTACAGGTTTCACAGGACCCACAGGTGCCGCGGGTATTAATGGTGTCTCAGGCGGTCTTGTATTATTCTTGAACACACAAGGTGGCACCTACACAAGTACACAGATTGGCGGTATATTACAACCCGTCCCTACCACCCCTCAAACGACCATCACCGCAACTGTTGGAACTTCAGGATATATTGATATTGCTACATTTTCTACGACTACGGGCACGTTACAGACGACGTTTGTGCCGGCGGGTCTATGGGACTTGAACTTGTTTGCGGCAATTAGTAATAACACGCTCAGTCAATATGTGAATGTGTATTTTAATGTCTATTATACCAGCTCTGGTCAAACTTTATTGTTAGCAAATTCGTCGGCAGGCGCGACACAAGTAAATCAGACAACGGTCCAAGAGATAGATACAACTGTCTATGTGCCTGAGGTTCAATTACAGAGTATTAGTTCGCAGATTATTATTAATGTCTTTGCGGAGGCATTTGTCAGCAGTTCGGTGTTAACGATGTATTTTCAGGGATCGGTGCCATCTCATTTACATACAACAATCTCATCATCCAATGAGACTGGACCTACGGGTGCGACAGGACCACAGGGTGTAACGGGACCAACGGGTCCCACGGGTGCGGTAGGTACTGGACCAACAGGTTCTACGGGTTCCACCGGTATAGCTGGTAATACAGGATCTACGGGTAGCACGGGCTTTACTGGAACAACAGGATCTACGGGTAATACCGGCTCCACGGGTCCTACGGGTAGCACGGGCTTTACGGGTCCTACGGGTAACACAGGGTCTACTGGTTCTACAGGATCTACTGGTCCTACGGGACCCACTGGTAACACCGGCTCCACTGGTCCTACCGGTACAACGGGTAATACCGGATCTACGGGCAGCACGGGTAGCACAGGACCTACAGGCAACACGGGCTCAACTGGCTCAACTGGACCTACTGGTAACACGGGAAACACCGGCTCCACGGGCTCAACCGGCTCTACGGGACCCACAGGTACAACAGGAAATACTGGTGCTACGGGTAATACAGGTCCTACTGGATACGGGTCAACTGGATCGACGGGTAGTACAGGAACTACGGGTTCCACTGGACCTACGGGTCAAGGTGCGACAGGAGTAACCGGCAGCACCGGCTCTACGGGTAACACGGGATCCACGGGACCCACGGGTCAAGGCGCAACGGGTCCACAGGGACCGACGGGACCGATGCCTGGATTGGTCGTCTCAAATTATACGGCAACAATGTATCTATCAACGAATCAAACATTTAATACGAGTTTAACACAGGTAGGTCCTTGGGTGGCTCTCAATGACCCTCAGGGATGGGTCGGTACATACACAATCACCCCAACTGTGTCTGGATACTACCTACTCAACTGGAATGCTGTATGGAATTCAGTTGCGAGTGGAAATCAGCAGCAGTTTAATGTGTTTGTCGGCGGAACGCAAATTTCCTATACTGTCAATCCTGCGACTGCGTCAAGTGCGAATATTGCCGGTGCCTCTAAGATTGTCTATATTACGGCAGGTCAGGCAATTACCGCATATGCGTATTCAGGTGTAAGTAATAATGTTGAAGGTGGTTCAGCAGTAGGCACGTGGATAAGTGCGACGCTTATGACGGGCGCTGGACCCACGGGTAACACTGGTGCCACAGGTCCAACGGGCAATACGGGCAGCACCGGTGCCACCGGTCCGACGGGACAAGGTGCTACGGGAGCCACAGGTAATACTGGTAATACTGGTAATACTGGTCCAACGGGATACGGTGCCACGGGATTTACAGGTCCGACGGGCAACACAGGTTCAACGGGACCGACAGGTAATACCGGTTCAACTGGAGCGACTGGTAGTACAGGAGCCACGGGATTTACAGGAGCTACAGGACCCACTGGCAGTACAGGACCCACAGGAAACACGGGCTCAACAGGAGCTACAGGTAACTCTGGCTCTACCGGTTCAACAGGTAATACCGGTTCAACTGGAGCGACTGGTAGTACAGGAGCCACGGGATTTACAGGAGCTACAGGACCCACTGGCAATACGGGTAATACGGGTAGCACAGGACCAACCGGTCAAGGTGCGACTGGACCGACAGGCAATACAGGAAACACGGGTAGTACCGGTAATACGGGACCCACGGGTCCTATTGGAACCGGTCCAACCGGTGCAACGGGTTCCACAGGTCCTGCAGGCGGTTACATCAAATTCACAACACAGTTGAATAATGTATCGGCGGGTGGTGTATATGTGGGTCCTGCCACACCGGCTGCGTGGTCCACTAGTTATACAGCATTGGGTGGAACGGCTATTATTAACTTGAGTTTTAGCGCATATGCGACGGTGACCGGTTTGGCTACATTTAATCTAGTGATTGATGGAAGTACGGCGGCAAGCACCTCATACTTTTTCAACGGTATCAATTACCATTTGACGATTCCTTGTATCTTTAATGTGGGTGTGTTGTCCGCAGATGCACATACAATCTCCATACAAATACCGTCAGGTGTAACAGCCGATACACAGGATTATGCACATATGACGATTGAAGAAGTAATAGGTGCAAATAGCGTGGGAATGACCGGTACGACCGGTAGTACAGGTCCTACAGGCAGAACAGGAGCAACCGGATCCACTGGTACCACAGGTAACACTGGCTCAACGGGTAATACGGGTTCAACCGGACCTACAGGCATTACTGGAGCCACAGGCAGTACTGGATCCACTGGTATTACAGGTGCATCTGGAGCCACAGGTAGTACTGGACCTACGGGTAGCACCGGCAATACAGGCAGTACTGGACCAACGGGTAATACAGGATCCACCGGCAGTACAGGATCAACTGGACCGTCAGGACCCACGGGCACCTATGGACAGGGAACATTCACGTGGGTCATTTCCAACCCCGCAAGCATTCAGGCAGTCAATTCGGGTCAAGTGGTCGCTATAACAAATCCAAACTGGACAGCCAATGCGTATTCCGCCTTGGGCTACCCTGGACCGGTCCAGATGTCGTTCTCGCCCGCATACGCAAGCGGACCCACCACTCCAGCCCCCCTTGCGGCGGGTATCGCCTCTGCACCCGCAGGCAATCCAAGCTACCTCAACATTGACATTCCCATCTATTTTAACAGCACAACAGTCACGTTCGGTTATGGGCTGACAGGTGCCGTCACCATCAGCGGCTACGCCACCACCGATGTATTTACGATTTTTTTCAACGGCAGCCAGGTGATTATGTATAAGAACGGTGCAAGCGTATTCGGTCCATATACCCCTGGCATTATTCCTGCGTTGTACTATGCGGACGTTGCGTTTGGTGCCGCCAACACTTCCGTGCAGAACGTACATTTCGACCGAATATTGTTAGGAACCACAGGAAACACAGGTAGTACAGGACCCACGGGTAGTACTGGAGCTACAGGCATTACAGGTGCTACGGGCTCAAGCGGCAGTACCGGTTCCACGGGCAGCACAGGAAATACCGGTAATACGGGTTCAACGGGAGCAACGGGTAATACGGGTAGTACAGGACCCACGGGCAACACAGGCAACACTGGTTCAACCGGACCCACAGGACCAACGGGTAATACAGGTCCGACAGGATACGGTGCAACGGGTGCAACAGGTATAACAGGATCTATTGGTGCTACGGGTCCAACCGGTTACAATACATATTACATTTTCAACGGTGGAACACCGACAAGTGTGTACTCGGTCGGACCGGCGTTTAATTGCGGCGGTGTTGGATATACAGGAACGATTGGACCGTCTGGAAATTACAATGGTACAAATATTCAATTTCAGTTGAGACACGGTGATGCATCAACATGGACGAATGTGAATCCGACGCTTGCAATAGCGGAGGTCGGTTTAGAAACGGATACAAAGTTGTTTAAGATTGGTGATGGAATACTTGCGTGGAATGCGTTGCCATATGGCGGTCTCAATGGTCCTACAGGACCTACAGGACCAGGATTTTCAACAATTACGAATTACGCAAATAACCGAGTCTTGACTGCTACGAGTGTGAATTCAGCGAATGCAGAAACAAATCTTACGTATGTTACTTCAACCCTTACAATATCAGGAGCACTTTCTATAACAAACCCCGCATCAGGACAAGCAGTTACTATTACAGGTACAAATACTCGTGGCGGCACAGGATACGAAGATTTCTTAGTAGCGACAAATACCTACTATCCAGCGTCTACAACAAGCAAAAACTTCCGTTTGACAAGTAATTCACAGTTACAAATTATTAATAGTGCATACACCAGTAATTTGTTTAACTTAGATGATACAGGAAATCTTACACTTCTTGGAACTCTAGGTCTTTCAAATGGTAATCTCAGTTACCAAAGTTATTCAGGGTTTCAACCTACTTTTTCAGGAACACTCAGTGCCAATCAAAATGGTCAAATGATTCAAGTAACAGGAAATATAACACTGCCTTCAGGCTCAAGTGTGCCTTTGGGAGGAAAGTTTAATTTTGCGAGTGCGTCATCAGCGACTACATACACAATTACAGTGAATAATACAGGAACAGAGTTTATTTACAATGGAGGTGTTTTGGGTGCAACGAATCGTAGTATTACAGTACAACCTGGAGAAACATTAGAATTGACCAGTCGTGGAGGAAGTGAGTGGGATGTAACGGGCGGAACTGCAGGAATCCGTTATCAGGCAATTGCACCAACAATGGGAGTATCATTTGCAAATAAGTCTGCGACTCAAGCAACCTATGGTACGCTCGTTGCGTATATGGGAAATGGTGGCGGTAATACTGCGGGCGCCTTATACCTCGCCACAACAACAGGATCAATGGGAATTACAGGACAAGCGTTATGGTTATATTTTGGATCAGCACCGTCCGCACAGACAATGTCGGCGACGCTGACAACCACTGCTCAAAGTGTAGGAGGATCGCCTACAGCAAGTCATACAGGTGATATGGTTGTAGCAACATTTTCAGATACAACAAATAGTGCTTTTTATAGAGTTACGGGACAACAGACGACGGCGTCTAATACTGGAAGCTACAGTCTAATCATTGAAAAACTTGCGTAACCGCACCTTTCATAAGTTTGTATTCACTTCTAAAAATATCTATTAATAGAAGTGAATGCCGTTTATTCAGATACAGTTCCGTAATGGAACTGCGAGTGAATGGACAGCGGCAAACCCTGTCCTGGCACTCGCAGAGATGGGTATAGAAAGCGACACCAAGCTTTTTAAGATTGGAGACGGCGCAACTCCATGGAACCTATTGCCCTACGGCGGATTATACGGTCCTACGGGATACACTGGAACGAGTGGAACTGGTCCTACAGGTCCGACGGGTAGAACAGGTCCGACAGGTATAGCAGGAACTACGGGTCCGACAGGTGCTGCGGGATTTACAGGTTCAACCGGTATAACTGGCGCCGCAGGAACAACTGGACCGACAGGTAGTGCTGGTATTACAGGTGCCACGGGTAACACCGGATCTACTGGTAATACAGGTCCGACAGGCAACTCCGGCTCTACTGGATCCACTGGACCAACGGGTAGTACAGGCAGTGCTGGTGCTACAGGTATTACTGGTAATACTGGTAGCACTGGTGCTACAGGTAGTACTGGTAGTACTGGTTCTACAGGACCTACGGGCATGACTGGAGCCGCAGGCTCTACAGGACCTACGGGCATGACTGGAGCCGCAGGCTCTACAGGACCCACGGGAAACACTGGATCTACAGGTAATACGGGCTCTACTGGTAATACAGGTAGCACGGGAAACACTGGATCTACGGGCTCTACGGGTAATACGGGCTCTACGGGCTCTACAGGACCTACAGGCAACGCGGGCTCTACGGGACCTACAGGCAACACGGGCTCTACAGGACCTACAGGCAACACGGGCTCAACAGGACCTACAGGCAACACGGGCTCAACAGGACCTACAGGTACCACTGGTATTACAGGTGCCACAGGTGCTACAGGTGCCACAGGTTCAACCGGTCCAACGGGCTCCACGGGCAACACAGGTAATACGGGCAGCACAGGACCCACTGGTAATACTGGCTCAACGGGTCCTACGGGTATTACAGGCGCATCGGGCAGCACAGGTAGCACCGGACCCACGGGCAGCACAGGCAACACTGGTAACACTGGCAACACGGGTAATACAGGACCTACAGGCAATGCGGGTGCTCCTGGAGCACAAGGTAGTACTGGACCAACTGGACCAACGGGTCCTACAGGTATTACAGGCGCATCAGGCTCCACCGGTAATACGGGCAGCACGGGACCCACAGGATCCACGGGTACCACTGGATTCACAGGACCAACGGGCTCAACGGGCAACACCGGCAGTACAGGACCCACGGGTACCACTGGATCAACGGGTAATACTGGATCCACAGGACCAACGGGTAATACGGGTAATACTGGCAGTACTGGACCGACAGGTAACACCGGCACTACAGGCAGCACAGGAAGCACCGGCTCAACCGGACCAACCGGCAACACTGGTTCCACAGGCAACACCGGCTCAACAGGTCCTACAGGCAATACAGGATCAACAGGTCCTACAGGCAACACCGGCTCAACCGGACCTACAGGCAACACGGGCAGCACAGGATCAACTGGCAACACGGGAAACACAGGCAGCACAGGACCCACGGGTACAACAGGATCCACGGGCGCAACAGGCTCCACGGGCAGCACAGGACCTACGGGCAACACCGGCAGTACAGGACCCACCGGTTCTACAGGACCAACAGGGAATACGGGAAACACCGGTTCAACAGGACCAACCGGCAACACGGGATCTACAGGACCGACCGGCTCCACAGGCTCCACTGGATCAACGGGCAGCACAGGTAGCACAGGCAACACGGGCTCTACGGGACCCACAGGTAGCACGGGCAATACCGGTAGCACAGGATCCACGGGACCGATTGGTACAGGACCAACCGGCACAACAGGTGCGACAGGAGCCACGGGACCAACCGGCGCCGCGGGTGTAGATGGTGTATCAGGTGGTCTCATTCTGTTTCTCAATACACCAGGTGGCACCTATAGTGCGAGTCCCATTGGAGGTACATTGGAAGAAATTCCAGATAATATTGATACAATCATTACTGTACCAACGTTAGCGGCAACCTATACAAATGTAGCAACCTTTTCTACAATTAATGGTGTAATACCAACAACGTTTATCCCTGGCGGTTTATGGGACTTGAATTTGTTTGCAAGTATAGGAAATGACAATAATCGTTATGCGAACATCTATTTCAATGTATCCTATATGAGCTCAAATCAAAAAATCCTTTTGGCGTCTTCATCCAACTTACCAACGCAGGTGAATCAAACGATGGCTCAGTCCACAGATGGCACTGTCTACATGCCTGGAACGACGTTGTCAAGTGTCAATTCATTGATTTATCTTGATATCTTTGCCGAGTATATTGGAAACACAACATCTCTTATAATGTATTTTCAGGCAAATACGGCATCCCATTTACACACAACCTTAGCGGCATCGGTTGCTACGGGTCCAACGGGTACCACAGGACCGCAAGGTTTGACGGGACCGACAGGTCCAACGGGTGCGATTGGTACGGGACCGACTGGACCTACAGGCAGTACTGGACCTACAGGAAGCACTGGACCTACAGGCAGCACAGGACCAACAGGCAACACGGGCAGCACAGGATCAACTGGTAGCACAGGACCGACTGGTATTGCGGGTAGCACAGGATCAACTGGAAGTACAGGACCCACAGGAAATACAGGCAGTACTGGAGCAACGGGACCGACTGGCATTACAGGCGCATCAGGATCAACAGGTACTACAGGACCCACAGGTATTACAGGTGCCTCAGGAAGTACCGGTTCTACGGGCAGCACCGGCAGCACAGGTTCAACTGGCTCCACGGGACCTACTGGCTCCACAGGCAACACTGGTAGCACAGGCTCCACAGGCTCAACGGGAAACACCGGTCCAACGGGCAACACGGGATCCACGGGTAACACCGGATCAACGGGTCCAACGGGCAGTACCGGCTCTACGGGACCAACGGGTAATACGGGATCCACGGGCAGTACCGGCTCTACGGGACCCACGGGTAACACAGGCAGCACTGGTAGCACCGGATCTACGGGCAATACAGGCTCTACTGGATCTACGGGTACCACTGGTATTACAGGTGCCACAGGTGCTACAGGTGCCACAGGTTCAACCGGTCCAACGGGCTCCACGGGCAACACAGGTAATACGGGCAGCACAGGACCCACTGGTAACACAGGCAGCACCGGTTCAACCGGACCGATTGGACCGGTCGCCGGTGCGGATACCTATGTCATTTACAATAGTACAGGCACTTCGGCAGCATCCTCGACGTTCCGCTATCTATATACATCAGGAACGTTGACGTTGGACCCAGTGACATTAGCGGCAGGTCCACCTTATACCAAGGGAGCCAACGTATTTGCGGAAAGTACGGCGAACGGCAGCGGAACACTGACACAGTATATTGTGCTCAATACGGTAGGCGGAGCGTGGTCGGCAGCGACATTAGGATACGGATTGAACGGCTATGGATTTATTGGAGGCAACGGTTATGCGACCTATACAAATAATGGAGTCATCAATGCGGTATTTGAAACACAGTTTGCTATCTTTGGCGGCGGAAACTACACGGGCGATTTTGTACAAATGCAGTTAGTATGTAATGGGTTGACGTATACAATTAAAATGGTTGTGACTGATAATGCGAGTCCTAGAGATACATCGTTTACAGTCAGTGACGGAACAAATATTTTATATACAAATACAACGTTAGGCACGAGTATAAATGTTCGCGTTGCGAGAACAGCGTCACTAGGATTTGTACTCTATGCGTCAGCTTCAACACTACCATCCAACGCAACTCCAGTTTATTCAAGCCCCTATGGTGCGTGCTCTGATACACTCACAATGACGACAAACAATTCCTTTGGAAACGACGGTTTATATATTTGCTTTATCGGATTCAACGTCTACACATTGATAGGAACGCCGTCATATGGCACAACGCTACAAGTGAACGGTCCCGCCATCCTCGCGAACTCACTTACATTGTCAGGAATCGCAGGACCCACAAACACATCTCCATTTGTCCTTGCGTACAATTCTACTTCGGGTGTTGTGACCTATAATACATTAGCTGGTTACACGGGTAATACTGGTTCAACGGGCTTTACAGGTTTTACAGGAAATACAGGTGCAACAGGTAGCACAGGAGCAACGGGCAATACGGGCTCCACAGGACCCACAGGCAATACAGGCTCCACAGGTCCTACAGGCAACACCGGCTCTACGGGACCTACAGGCAACACGGGCTCTACGGGTAATACGGGCTCAAGTGGCAGTACCGGACCAACTGGCAGCACAGGACCCACTGGTAACACAGGTAACACGGGCAGCACAGGACCCACTGGTAACACAGGCTCCACGGGCAGTATAGGACCCACTGGTAACACAGGTAACACGGGTTCCACAGGACCTACAGGTAATACAGGTTCCACCGGACCTACAGGCAACACGGGCTCTACAGGACCTACAGGCAACACGGGCTCTACGGGACCTACAGGCAACATGGGCTCTACGGGACCTACAGGCAACACGGGCTCTACGGGACCTACAGGCAACACGGGCTCCACAGGACCTACAGGCAACACAGGCTCCACCGGACCTACAGGCAACACCGGCTCCACCGGACCGACGGGCAACACCGGCTCTACGGGACCGACGGGCAACACCGGCTATACGGGACCGACGGGCAACACCGGCTCTACGGGACCGACGGGCAACACCGGCTCTACGGGACCGACGGGCAACACAGGTAGCACAGGCTCTACGGGACCCACGGGCAACACTGGCTCAACCGGACCTGCGGGTATCACAGGACCGACAGGATCTACAGGCTCTGCAGGTATCACAGGACCGACGGGTAACACGGGTAGCACAGGACCAACAGGCTCCACGGGCAACACTGGCTCAACCGGACCTGTAGGTATCACAGGACCAACAGGATCTACAGGCTCTGCAGGTATCACAGGACCGACAGGCAACACGGGTAGCACAGGACCGACAGGCAACACGGGTAGCACTGGCAATACAGGCAACACGGGTAGCACAGGACCGACAGGTAATACGGGTAGCACGGGCAGCACAGGACCGACAGGCAACACGGGTAGCACCGGACCGACAGGCAACACGGGTAGCACCGGACCGACAGGCAACACGGGTAGCACCGGACCGACAGGCAACACGGGCTCTACGGGACCCACAGGCAACACGGGCTCTACGGGACCCACAGGCAACACGGGCTCAACTGGTATCTATGGTCCAGCACTCTACACACTCATCAGCGCCGATACAACAAATCTTACAATTGGACCGCCAAATACGATTACAAAGACGACAAACGCAAACGGCGGTTTAGCATCCAAGGCGTACACATACGAATCATACCCATACAACGCTACTTATCTAACGCTACGTGTAGCGGCTCACTCAGTGAGCGGTGGCTCAGGTGACTACTCATTTGCCCTCACGAATACGGTGGCAACGCCAACATATACATACGGGTTTTCGTTACAAAATGGCAGTGTTTACTTGTACTATAATAATCAGTTCGGTTACCCCACAATTAATACAGCAATTTCAACATATGCCTTGAATGATGTCTTTACTGTCACTGCGCAGTCAGGAGGTGTGTTCTGGTACAAAAACGGTGTTCAACTCTATACTACCTCACTTGTGTCAGGAACCTCAGCACTCCAAGGTGTTTTTACGCTGTTTACGCTCAATGATAGTATGAGTCAGATAGCGTACGGTTATACCCTACAGGGACAAACTGGACCCACGGGACCTACGGGCAACACAGGCAGCACCGGACCCACCGGTAACACGGGCTCTACTGGACCCACCGGTAACACAGGCTCCACGGGACCAACGGGTAACACGGGCTCCACAGGACCAACGGGCAACACAGGCAGTACAGGATCCACAGGTAACACAGGTAGCACAGGACCTGTAGGACCTATAGCAGGCAGCAACACAAATGTTATTTTCAATAACAATGGAGTAGCAGGTGGTGTATCCACATTTACATATAATTACTCGTCATGCTTTTTGAAACTTACAGCAGCAACCGGGTCTGTTGTAGCACCATACACAAATGGAACACTTGCGTATTATCAGACGACTAATGCGTCAGGAACTGCGCCAGGTACAACTGCGGCAGATTTTTCACCATCGGCATACGGTACGTGGTCCGCAGTCAGTGGTATTGTATGTGGTAATAAATCACTCAATTGCCCTACATATTCAGTAGGTGCAGCAACATTTACCGGTACTGGTAATATTGCGAGTGTATGGAATTGGAATACGAGTGTAGGTCAAGGTATGGGAAGTCCTGCGTATATATCAGTTGCGTTCGTAACTATCACTGGAAACTATACTGTTACACAAAATGCGGGCAATGTAACAATTACGAGTCCAGGATCAGTAAATGTATTTACTGGAGGCGGTGGCAATTATTACTTCCAAGTCCAACGAACGCTAACACAATTAATTTTCCTTATTGGAGCAACTGCTGGATCATTATCTATTGTCTATACTTCACCAAATACACTTACAGTACAAGATCAGATTATAATTGGTTCTGGTGCTACAGGCACCTATGGTGGAGAGGCTCTCCTAAACTTAGCCGTTTACACATTGGGTGGTGTTGCCACTGCTTTCACAACATTAGAGGTAGATGGACCGGTAATATTTAATAATAGTGCATATACGGCGTCACCTGCTCTTCAAGTGTATGGAGCAACCCAGTTATTAGCGAATTTAACGGTCAATAGTACAATTTACGCACCAGGGCTCTCAACAACAACCTATAACAATATAGTGCTTACCTACGTTTCAACCACTGGAGCTATTGCGTACAGTCAGCTGGTGAGTGCTACAGGACCGACGGGTCAAGGTGCCGCAGGAGCAACAGGTAATACCGGCTCAACTGGACCATCTGGTATAGCAGGAACAACTGGACCGACGGGACCAGCAGGACCGATTGGCGGCGCGAATACACAAATTATATATAATAATTCAGGCAGCCCCGCCGGCAGTGCGAATCTTACATATACATCTGGTAGTGCGACGACAACTGCAGCGAATATAACGGTCACCAGTAATTTGACGTTGAACGGTATTCCTGCCTCAGGCGGTACCTACTCGCAAACAGCAAATAGCATTAATTACAACATGAATTACCTTACGGATGTGGCAACTACAGTTGGATATTCACCAGTATGGGGTATTACTTCACCTGACACACGTAATTATAACGATACAGTTGCCAATTTGCGAGGCAGAGGAATGGGTGTCTATTCGGATTTTAAGACACAGTCGGTTATTGGTTTGAATGGCGGTGGCGGTTATGGATATTGTCAGGTAATTACAAATGTGCCGTGGGCGGATTCTAGCGGCGGCAGTGTTGTCCAGGTCGCATATACAACAAGCAATACGTATATTCGTGCGTCGGTTGCGGGCACTCCAGAGTCATGGACAGCATGGTCACCTTACGCAAACGGTGTAACAAATACTAATATAGCATTAGGTACTTATGCCGGTTCTACACTACAAGGCTCTTATGGAATTGCGATTGGCTACCAGGCGGGTTCGAATAACGAGGGCACGAATGCGATTGCGATTGGTAACACAGCCGGTTTCTCGACGTTGGGAGCGTATGCTGTGGCAATCGGCTATCAGGCAAACTACTACACAAACAGCACCTTCAGCAATATGATATCTATCGGAGACCAAGCCGGTTACAGCAATCAAGGCACAGGTGCCCAAGCACACGGCTATCAGGCGGGCTACTCAAATCAAGGCGCAAACGCAGTGGCAATAGGAACCCAAGCCGGCTCTAATACACAAGGTCAAAGTGCTGTTGCGATCGGTTATCAATCGGGTTTTTACAATCAACAATTACAAAGCGTTGCAATTGGTTCAAATGCTGGATATTCAAATCAGGGAACAGGTGGAAGTTCGGCTATCGCAATAGGTACATTTTCTGGATATACGAGTCAAAGCAACGCAGCAGTTGCGATTGGTTATGGAGCAGGTTCTAACTCGCAAGGTTCACAGTCAGTAGGTGTAGGTCAATTCGCTGGTAGTTATTCTCAAGGTACCAACGCAGTAGCGATGGGAAATTATGCGGGTTACACAGGTCAAGTTTCAAATGCGGTTGCGATTGGTACGGCAGCAGGATCCAATTCACAAGGCACATATTCAATCGCTATTGGATATCAAGCCGGATTATCAAATCAAAGTCCGTATTCTGTTACATTAGGATATACTGCTGGAGCATCAAATCAAAAAACAGGTTGCGTAGCGATTGGAAGTGGTGCTGGACAAAATACACAAGGAAACAGTTCAGGTCATTGCGTAGCGATAGGAGATCAATCTGGTTTAACAACTCAACAAGATTTTGCTGTTGCAATGGGATATTATGCTGGAAATTATACACAAGGAGCGAGTGCGATTGCGATAGGTTTATATGCGGGATCCAACACACAAGGCAGTAGTGCTGTTGCGATAGGTATCGCCGCAGGATCCAACATACAAGGTTCAAATTCAGTTGCAATAGGAAATCAAGCTGGATTATCAAATCAAGGTACGTATGCCGTTGCGATTGGTTATAGTGCTGGTTCAAATCAGCAGACGCAAACTGTAGCGGTGGGAAGTGGTGCCGGTCAGATTTCACAATTATCCAACGCAGTTGCTGTTGGTGCGGGTGCTGGATACCAGTCTCAAGCTATTGCTGCAGTTGCCGTTGGTTATCAGACAGCAGCTATCAATCAGCAAGCCGCGGCAATTGCCGTCGGTAGCAATGCGGGTTACACAGGTCAAGTTACAAATGCGATTGCGATTGGTACGGCAGCAGGATACAGCGGTCAAACGCAGGGTGCCATCGCTATTGGATACTACGCCGGTTGTAACGCACAGGGTAATTGCAACGTTGCGATAGGCTGGCAAGCGGGCTACTACGGTCAAGTGAGTGTAGGAGTTGGAATTGGCTACCAGGCGGGCTTTTCCAATCAAAATAACGGTGGTGTGGCAATTGGTTATCAGGCAGGTCTAACGAATCAGGGCAACGGTAGTGCTTACGGAGGTGTGGCAATCGGACCAGCCGCGGGAGTTACAAATCAAGGTGGAGTTGCGACTGGAATTGGATGGTATGCAGGTTATAACACACAAGGAGCAGGTGGTGTTGCTATTGGATACGGAGCGGGCTCAAATACCCAAGGCACAACCGCCATTGCAATTGGCAGCAACGCTGGTGGTACAAGCCAAACTGCCAATTCCATTGCGATTGGATACCAGGCTGGTTCAAATACTCAAGGTACTGGAGGTTCGTCTGCGATTGCGATTGGCGTTCAGGCAGGATACACTGGGCAAAGCAACGCTGCAGTTGCGATGGGATATAATGCGGGTATGTCCAATCAGCAGGCAACAAGCGTTGCAATTGGTACTTATACAGGTAATAGCAATCAAGCAGTAAATGCGACTGCTTTGGGTTCATATGCAGCTCAGTACAGTCAAGGTGCAAGTGCAGTTGCACTTGGTGCCTATGCGGGTAACAGCAATCAAGCCGCCAATTCTATTATGCTCAATGCTACAGGTGCGGCTGTCAATCCCGCAACCACCGGCTTTTTCGTCGCTCCCGTACGCTCCACGAACACGACCACGATTGCCCTGGCGTATAATACGAATACGAACGAGATTTCCGCAGCCGCAGCGCCGCCAATCACCTTGTCGTCCATTACGGCAACCACGGCGACCCTCTCCGCACCCTCGTACGGCTACTATTACTACATTACAAACAGTGGATTCAACGGCTTGACGCTCCCTGCAAGCATTCCGACCGCCGCAGGTCAGTACTGGGTCCTCCGCAATACGACAGCGACTTACCTATCGGTCACGGTGACCAATCCGACCACGAGTATCGTAAGCCCGATTTCTATTGCGCCCCAGACGAGCGTGACAATCGCAATTTCAGGCACAGGCGTGAGCAGTAATGCATATGTTCTGTTCTAAACCTTTTTCATATATATCAAACAAGGCGACTGCGTAGCAATCTTGTTTGAAATATAGGACCCCGTAGTTAGGAATGGCGGCGTTACAGTTGTCAAGGAAGCAGTGGCCATTCGCGCCACAAGCGGTCAATAATTGCCTTTTATGGCTGGATGCGGCGGATACGTCATCTTACACATCAAGTTCGTCTATCTCAACATGGCGAAATAAGGGATACGCTGGCGGAACTGCGACCACTACATCAGGCACAATTGGGTCTACAACGGCGGATATTAATGGGCTGCCGGCGATGTCGTTTGGAACAAACGCATATATGACCGCACCATCTATGACCTTCACACAAACTACCCGTACTGTGTTTGTTATTGTCAATAATGGAGCCTCAGGTACAGTAAGACGATTTATGTGTAGTACTGGTTCTAATACAATTGATAGTTATATCCTTACTACCGGTACAGATTTAGAATTCAATTATAACGGAAATTATAATTATATAACTGCCGCACCGTATCCAATATTTAATACCACAAGTATTATGTGCGGAACGACACTCTCTACAAACGGTGGTATTTTTGTGAATGGTCTCGCCCAAACACCCTATTCTACAAATACGCCAGCCGCTTTTGGTACAGGAGCCACAACCACACAGACAATAGGATATTCAACGACTGGTACTTTTGTTCTTGGTGAGGCAATGATTTTTGACGGTGCCATTACCGATATTCAGCGCCAGCAAGTGGAAGGTTACTTAGCCCAAAAATGGGGACTCCAGTCCCTATTACCGACAACCCATCCGTATTTCACGTTGAATAATTTAATAACATATGCGTTCAAGCCGACGCAAATTCCCACGTGCGCATTGTGGTTGGACGCAAGCGATGCAACATCCATTACAGGAACATCGGTATATCAATGGAAGGATAAATCAGGTAACGGAAATAACATGTCACTTACCGCCGGCACCGTGAGTTATCTGAGTAATTTAGGACAGCCTTGCGTGAATTTCACAAGTGGTGGAATATTACAGACATCAACATATACGACAATTACAGCATCACAATCAATTATATTTGTAATATGTCAGGCAACAGCAATGTCAGGTGCGTCGTTTGATTATGTCTTCGCTTGTTCAGATATAAATAGTGGAGATAGTTCAATTCGGTTTTATCCTAATACTACAACTCTAAATGATGGATTTGCGGGTACTACATTTTATGTGAATGGGGTGTCCTATACATCAGGTACAAATTCACTTGCCACTGGCTATAATCTTATTGACGCAATCCCTACCGGTCAATCAGGATCTACACGTTTTTCATTATCAAGTTCATTTAATAGTCGTTACTTTATCGGCAACATCTGTGAGGTTATTGTCTACAGTGGACCACTTACGACCAACCAGCGCCAAGCCGTGGAGTCATATCTAGGAACGAAATGGAATATCCCAGTCGCCGGTCAAGGCAACGTCGCCCCCGTGGTGAATCCACTCGCCATCAGCGGCTGCCAGTTATGGCTAGACGCCGCTGACGCCACCACGATTGTACCGGTTGTTAGCACGTGGAACGATAAATCGGGTGAAGGAAACAACTTGTCGCTCACCGCTGGCTCAGTGACGTATGTTACACAGCCAGGACCGCCTTGCGTGAATTTCGCAAGTGGCGGAATCTTACAAACATCGAATTATATATCTCTCACCACAACTACGGCTATATTTGTTGTAGCTCAAGCGACATCACTTTCATCAGGTTGGGGGTATGTATTTGCGTTTTCTGATATTCTAAGTGGTGATTATTCTATACGATATTATACAAATACAACATCAATATATAACGGAAATAATGGTGATATCGGATATCTTACTGGATATTACGTGAATGGAGTACTTAGTGCATATGTGTCCGCTGGTACAACCACTGTACCTACAGGCTACAATTTGATAGATACAGTCAATACATCACAATCTGGATCTACACGAATATCTTTATCAAGTTCATCGAATAGCCGTTACTTCGTCGGCAACATCCGCGAAGTCATCGTGTATACAGGACCGATTACGACGACCCAAAGACAACAAGTGGAAAATTATTTGATGGCAAAATGGGGGACCGGTCGTAACTTTTGGATTGATGGCAGTGATGCCACGACGGTAACAAAGGGCACAACAATGGTACAATGGAACGATAAATCAGGTAATGGCTATAATTTAATACCTGGCAGTGGAATAACAACCTATGTACCCTATAGTACATATCCATCGGTCAAACTTAATACAAGTTATATGTATGTTAATAAACCTGTAAATTTGACACAATACACGATGTTTATTGCTGTGCTCTCTCAAACGGCGGTAAATAATCAAACAGTATTCACAGGACGTCCCAATACATCAACAAGTTACGGTTCGCTGGACGGATTTGGATTTTATGTAGATTCCACTGCTCCAGATCTACGCTTTTATTATGCTAATAGTCAAATAACAAATTATACATCATCAGGATCTATATCACAGCCACCAGTTATCGCCGCATATACATGTACTAGTACAGGTGTAACATATTCGTGGGTGAATGGTGCGTCAGGTACATCATATACTGCGGGTGGACTTACACGTTCAAGTACAGCCCAAGGATTTTCAATCGGCGGTGAATGGCAAGGCAGTTCATACGGAAATTTAGTATCTGTATCGAATGTCTATGAAATAATCGTCTATAATACAGTTCTTACAAATACTCAGGTACAGCAAATACAAACGTATTTAGGAAATAAATGGGGTGTTACAGTATCAAATCCTACAGCAGGCATTACAAATCCCACCTTAATTCCAAGCTGTGTATTATGGTTAGACGCAGCAGATCCAACAACCATTATAACGGCAGTAACCCAAATGAACGACAAATCGGGCAATGGGTATAATATAACACAATCAACAGCTAGTTATCAACCTGTGCTCACGAATAACTACCTCACCCTCGGTACATCCCTCAATTCGTATATGAATATGCCCCAAGCCGCCATCAACAACACCAGCTCATGGACTCTATTCCTCGTATTCAACCCTATAAGCTCTACAAACTGGATTATGGTCAAACAGTATGATGGAAACAATACATATAACGCACTTTCTATGACGAATTATACATCAAGTGGAGGTGGAAATACAACAGGAACTACAGGCGTTCTCTATTTTCACGCATATAATGCTGGAACGCTTTTTACGGGACCATCTGCACTAACCACCTCCACAAATCAACTGCTTACTCTTATCTGTAATGGAACAAATATCTACTATTACATCAATGGCGTATTGGCGGCAATTACAAATGGAACTTTTACGATTCAGAGTCAAACCGGTGCAACAAACGCAACCTTGGGTGCGTGGATTAGTAGCGGGTCCCTTGTCAATTCAGGTGTTACCAACTTCCAGCTAGGTGAATTAGACTTTTACAATTCGGCACTCACCACTTCGCAAACCCAGCAGATTGAGGCGTCCCTCATGAACAAATGGAGCATTACAAATACGGTACAAACCGCAAACGGTTCGTTAATTGATACACCATTTCTGCCAACCGATATTACTGGATGCGTGGTATGGTATGATGGAGCAGATACATCAAATATGGTAATGACAGGCACAGCAATGACAACATGGAAGGATAAATCTGGCAATGGGTATAATGCGACAGGTGTAAATTCGCCGGCATATGTTATTAGCACTGGTGGAGTGTCCTTTACTGCAGCATCGGTACAGTATTTTACCATGTCAGTTCCATATTCTAAGACAAATACGATGTTTATGGTCGCAAGCCCTGTACCTTCATCAACATCAGGTATGTACTATATGAATACTTCTGTTGGAAACGCAGGATCCTTTTTTTTAGGAGGTTATAATAGTTCTTATATATGTGCGTATTTACCAGAAGATACTGTACCTGAACCTGTATTTTCAGCCGGTCTTCCAACAAATCCATTTGTAGTATGTCTTACTAAAACTACAGGTGCGACATATACTGGATATTATAATGGTGTCCAGGTATTTACAGGTACAGAAAGTACAACCGATACGGCATCTACATGGGCATGGTTGGGTGGTGCTGGTGTGATTAGCGGAACCTTCTATAATGCTTTAACTGCGACTATTTACGAACTTGTTATTTACAATTCTGCCTTATCAACCGCTCAAATTGCCAAGGTAAATTCTTATCTCCAACGCAAATGGAATACTGCGCTCACCGTCACAACGATTCCAACACCGGTGTACAATCGCCCCTTCCAACCGGTAGATATTACGGGTTGCCTGTTGTGGTTGGATGCGTATGATTTGACAACCTTATTTCAAAATACCGCCGGCACAACTGCGGTAACCGCTGCAGGACAACAAGTCCAGTATTGGGCTGATAAATCAGGTAATGCGAATAATGCTACATCATCAGAAACGGCAATGACCTATAATACATCAGGAATAGGCTATCCATCCATTTATTTTAGTGGTAGTCAGACAAACGGACTTCGAACAAACGTCGTTGTAACAGATTCTACTTATTTTTATGTTGTATATATGACACAAACATCTGGCGTGTATGTATTTTCAGGACACCAAGGACCCACACATCTGAAACAAAACTATACTGCTAATAATCTTCTACAAATGGACTATTCTGGTATTGGAGGTATAGGAGGATCAGTCGGTATGAATACAACTACAATAGTCACACGTCAAGATACCTCTTCATCAGGGCTGATGGCAGGTTGGCAAAATGGTGCATCTATTGGAAGTAAATCAATGGGTGTTACCGGTGAGACATTTACACAACTCAGCTTAGGAGTTGATTATCCGTCTGGATTTACAGGTATTTTATATATGTCAGAAGTAATTATCTACAATTCGGTCTTATCAACAGGACAACGCCAACAGGTAGAGGCATATTTGGCTTGGAAATATGGACTCATATCCTCTCTTGCTAGCGGTCATCCAGGCAGAACATTACCATCCTTCAGTACCGTATTCAGCCCAAAAACTATTTCTGGACTACAAATGTGGTTAGATGGTACAGATCCAAATGCTACGGGTGTTCCGCCTGCCAATGGAACAACAGTGAGCACATGGTACGATAAATCTGGAAATGGATATAACGCAACGGTTGCGTCTGGTAAGATTGCTGGAACCTATTCAACGGCAAATAAAGCAATATATTGTACAGCGTCAAATACGGGTTACGTGACGTCCTACACAGCGGCTCCCTCTCTAGAAACAATGTTTGTTGTATTCAATAATCCAAGTCCAAGTGGCAATAACAATATGGTCATTGGTGGACCACAAGGTGCCAGATCGTTATCTGGAGGATATGCTGGAGGTGGTGCTGGTGTGGGCGCAGTTTCCTATTTGAATAACGAGGTGACATGGACAGGAATGGCATCTATGCCGGCTTCAACGTACACATCTGGAACAACAGTTATTATAACAGGTCAAGTGAATGGATTAACTACAAGCATATCCCAAAACGGCGGAACGATATATTCCAATACAACAGCATCTGCATTCACTGCTGGAACTACGACCTATTTAGGAACCGATTACTACAGTGCAAGTTATTACTATATTGGATATGAAATGGAAGTCATTTTCTATAATTCATTACTCACCTTATCCCAACGCCAGCAGGTAGAAGGATACTTAGCATGGAAATGGGGATTAGCGTCCTCATTGCCAACTACACACCCGTTTAAGAAATTCGCACCTTAAATCTAATTTATAGTACTGATATACGATACAACATTGACGTTAGGAACAGCGTCGGCACTCATATAAATTATAAGCGTATTGCCGAGGAATCCGTATGACATACTAATTCCTCCAAAGTAGGAATCAAACTGGGTCACTTGTGCGCCAAGGTCAACTCCTAGAAGCCACGAGCAATAGTCGTACATATCACGCGTAACACCATCGGAGCAGGGAGATGGATGTAGCAGTGGCATAGTGAGCAAGGTGTAGAGCGGAGGATAACCGAGTGATGCCCATGTTTGAAACGTAGGATTCAGAACTCCTATATTCGGATACAGAATGGCACTGAGTGTAGCAGTATCTGTAGTTTCTTGTTGAATCTTACCAACTTGCGAATTTTGAAGTTCCTGAATTGTATAGAGCGGACCGGTGGCACCAGTGGGTCCAGTGTCGCCTGTAGCACCAGAAGAACCTGTGGGTCCTGTGGCACCCGTATCACCAGAAGAACCCGTGGGTCCTGTGGCACCTGTATCACCAGAAGAACCTGTAGGTCCTGTGGCACCCGTAGTACCCGTGGCACCCGTATTACCTGTCATACCTGTGGGTCCTGTCGCACCCGTATCACCAGAAGAACCCGTAGGTCCTGTGGTACCCGTATCACCAGAAGAACCTGTAGGTCCTGTGGCACCCGTAGCACCCGTGGCACCCGTATCGCCCGTCATACCAGTGGGTCCTGTATCGCCCGTCATACCCGTGGGTCCTGTATCACCCGTGACACCCGTGGCACCCGTATCACCTGTCATACCCGTGGGTCCTGTGGCACCCGTATCGCCAGTCCATCCAGTAGGTCCCGTTTCACCACTAATACCCGTTGCCCCCGTTTCTCCCGTTGCTCCCGTTACCCCTGTTGCGCCTGTATCACCTGTCGGACCACTCATCTAATTACAAAGTCTAAATTTGTCATGCTCTAAACCCTCTCGCCTTCGGACGAGAGGGTTCTGCCTGCTTCGCAGGGCTAAACCGCCATCCGCTCTGCCCAAGCGGGGTAAATATCAACCGCCTTAGGAAATCCCACCCTATCCTGAATCCATAGCGCAGGCATCGTCACAAGCTTACCATTCCCACGACCCAAGTAAGCCCCCCACCACGAGAACGTACTATTTGCGCAGATGCCGCCAAGAGTACATCCCATCATCGCCGAAAGCGTCTCGTACTCATCGCCAGAGAACCAAATCCATCTATCCGCACGAATAGCAGGATGCCGTGAAGGCAGAACGGACTTACACCACGCCAAATCGTCGGAGCATACAACAACGTACGCCTCCTCAAAAAGCGACAACGCCCGCTCGTAGTACGAAGAGAGTTCCACGTAGTGGTGATGATTGAACGGGTGGAGATAATCGCCACGACGGACGTGTAGAAAGACCGTGGGCACCCTCTCGCCCCAATCACTAGCCATCACTCTAGCCAACCGAACGCCCCCGCTAGGAAAGTATCGCTCGGACTGGAATGCCCCACACAACTTAACATTGCCCGCCACGTGAGGCAGCTCATGGTAAGTCATTGCGTCCACGAAATCCTCGCGCAGCTCGGTCCATTTCATCCCAACCAACGACTCCTCACCAATTGTTGGAATTTCAGGAAAGTAATCACATACTCGCTCCCCACCAGGCTGCGCAGAGTTCGCCTTCACCCATTCCTTTACGAAGACCGCCCGATGCCCGTGTCGTTCAGCGTAGCCGAGCATAGCAGCGATTTGAAATAGGCGATTACCGAGACCATCACCAATAACACAGGTTACTACCCACCCGCTGCTCATTAAAATTATTTTTTCTCATACCCCTTAGATGGACCCAGTCCGTCAGGACGGCACACCCGGCTGCCGATTTTGTTTTGATCCAGCCTCTCCTACAGACCCCCTTATTACCCCTTGTAGGTGTACAGGTAGTATTAAATATATTCATCTCCAATGTTTGAAACAATGGAGAAGAACAACAGAGAATCCTGATTTTATTCGCCAGTGCCAACTATGTCTTGAACATTACAATATGCCACTAAAACATCCGTTAGAAAATATACCAAATATTGAACACGACCAAGTATGGTTTTTATTATCAAAGCCATATATTCCAATTGTTCTATCCAATTATATTTACATTATAATGAATCAAGACACAACAAAAGAAAAATTACTTAATGCGTTTGATTTAATAAAAATTTCGCCAGAAACATTCCCAAATATATTATTTTTTGGTATGTCCACCGGAATTTTTGCGTGTTATCTAACATATTACATAAATTTTTTGTACCACGTGAAAAATAAAAAGTTGTACGCAAAATATTGGTTATCGTTCAATCTGAATAACACCTGTCCTTTACCCTATGCTTCAGCAATATTACTATCGTATATTATGATATATTTACAAATATACCCATTTGGAATATTTTTTATTCTCATGCTTCCGAAATTTATGATTATTCATACTACAATTTTACATAGTATCAACATAGACGCAGAATTATAATCACCGCCCATACCAGAATGCTTAAAGAGGTCTTTCACAGTGAAAAGGTCCATGCGGCGTCTGGTATGCCTACTACTCACGATGTAGTTTCTATCAATAATGGAAAAGGGTATAAGTTACGTGAAATACTCAATAACCACGGTAACGTAAAAAATCGTACACGAAAAGTCCTAAGTCGCAAGGAAATCCGTCATATTATGAGCGGCAATTTCTTACCCGGTCTGTGGGATAATTGCTTACCCAACCGCGGAGTAGCCTCACGTAAAAAGTCACGGCGTAATTCCAGGAGATGATATTTGAATTGCTCTTCCTGGTCTTATTGATTTTTGGAATAGCCGTTGTGGCATATCGCGGCGCCATTCATGAGTTTCAGATTTTACAGAAGGATTACGTACCTGACGCAAATTGGAAGGAGATGATGAACGAACAATTACCAATCGTCATTCGTAGCCTACCGAAGCATTGGTTGGGCAACTGGGCATATAATAAAACGGCGAACAAGACGTGGGAACTTATAGTTGAGGATAGTGAGGGCAAGAAGTTCAAAACTCCGTGGAACGTATGGCTCCAGACGCCAAATAATACGACTCCTACGAGCCTTGCTAACATCGCCGACTCAATCAAACTTCGGAATAATTTTGAGCACTGGGCGGCGGAGGGTTTCCATCAATGGTACACCGTTCCTACCCAGACACCGACTCCGTATATTTATCAACAGAACGATGTTATGGGACTTCGTAAAGGCGTTGCCGATTTTACGGCGATTGTCTCGACCGATGGTACACCATTAGAGTTATGGATTGCCCATGAGGGTGCCATTCCTGCCAAAGACGCGGATGATATTATCGGTAAGGATCCCTGGATACAGACGACGAAAGAGATTCCGTGGATCGGTGATGTGAAGTATATTGAGATTAAGTTACGCCCAGGCAATACCATTCTCATTCCCCGCCATTGGTGGTACGCCGTGCGCGCAGCAAAGGAACAGACGGAGCAGCCGTTGCCGACGTATGCGTGGTTTTGGCGGGGCGAGATTCACAGTCCGGTAAGTTGGCTGGCGAGCCGTATTCGCAAAGAGCCATGAGCCATGAGCCCCTCCGTAACCCATAAAAAATGAAGATATCCACGAGGAATAACCGTTCCTGGTAGATATGAGCGACGCAGAGTCAGAGGGCTACGAGTCATCCTCCACCGCCGGTACGAATTCAACCGGTACTACAAGCAAGACGGCAAAACTTATGAATCTATTTGAAATGGAGTGCGATCTAGAGGAAATGACCGAGACGATTGAGTCGCTCGTCAATAATTTGAGTCATATTGATACACATATGAAAACGATTGAAAAACCCATCATAGAACTCGCCTTGGAACAATTCAGAGACCCCGCTTTTCTAGAATCGTCTCCGTTTCGCCATCAAACATTCGCTGTGAAGCCGCCCGGTTTGCCGAATATTGACCTCACCAAGCGTTATCCGTATAAGGATATCGTCAGCGCTGTAAAAAACTATATATTTGCTGAAAAATTGGTGAGCCCAGAGGGCGCCATCCGTGTCAACAAGCCACTCTCCTTATTGTTTGAAATCCCAGAAACCGAGACGACCTTCTTGAAACTGTTGGTTCGTCTTCGTAAAGTTCTTATTTAATCAATCTTGACGCCCTCTTCGGCGAGCATATCCTTCCATGCCTGGCTGGTTGTTGTTACATTATTGATGCGGCAGACACCGTTTTCGCATACAACATCGGCAATGACTTCACCGCTGAGTCCGGTCGCGGCACTAGTAGAAACAAGGGGCGGCATACACTTAGTACATTCATCATCGCAACCATTACACTTAGGTACAGCACTGAGATTCACTCCATCTTCATTATCCGCATCAGCGCCGCTATCAACATCTTCAGGTTGTAGTTCTTCATCTTCACCTTCGTATTCGCCTTCGTCTTCGCCTTCGTCTTCGCCTTCAGTCTCTTCATCAACTGCGTGATTGAGAACAATACGATTCAGATAGTTATTTTTGTATACAACATACCCGATGAGTAGAACTTGTCCGCCAATGAATGTCGTAGAGATGAGCGCAACGGTAATATGTTCATTGAGCATTGACTGAAGAACTAGAACGACAAATTCTAGTGTTAGGTAAAGAATTTGAAAGAAGGTGTAAAGGGCGGCGGCACTCGCAATGGGTACGACACAGAGAACTGGTACATACTTACGTGGAAAAGCGGGATAGAGATAGAACAGGGCGAGAGAACCAAAGAGACCAGCATAGCCACCAATACCAAGAAGCCAAGTACTTAGTCCAACACTCGTCATCTTAACTAAGGAGTAATGCCCCTCCCTTACCTTCGCCAAACCACGCTCAATTTTGTTCGTCCCGAGGGAAAAAAAATGACGTAAGCCTACACAACTGCTAAATTTCACAAAACGCATTCAACCCCGGCAAAATGAAATCGCAGAATAAAGTACCGGCAATGAACGCTGTATCAACTCCTCCTGATATCATAGTTCCCCGTCGTCGTTCCACGTCAGTGGATAGTGGATCGTTAGGCGCCCGCGGTAGCCAGCAAAAGGAAGAGGCGTTCCAAGTGATTACACGCCGCCGTTTTCCTAAGACGGAACCAATTTTACAACCAAATCCAAATCGTTTTGTAATCTTTCCTATTGCAAACCAGAAGGTATGGGAAATGTATAAGAAAGCGGAAGGTAGTTTCTGGACTGCGGAGGAGTTAGACCTCTCGAGAGACCGTAAGGATTGGGATAGTCTCAATAAGGACGAGCGTCATTTCATTAGTCACGTCTTGGCATTCTTTGCCGCCAGTGATGGTATCGTTAATGAGAACTTAGCGATGAACTTTATGAAGCAGGTACAGATTCCAGAGGCGCGCTGCTTCTATGGGTTTCAGATTGCTATGGAGAACATCCACTGTGTAACGCCCGAGACTCCTATTCTGACTAAAACTGGCTACTTTCCTATTGGTACGCTAACTGATACAGCTGTAGATGTATGGAATGGCTCCGAGTTTAGTAATGTTACAGTTCGTAAAACATCAGATAGTTCTAAGATTTATCGTGTACATCTGGATAATGGAATGTCACTAGACTGTACGGATGGTCACAAATGGTTAGTCAGGGTAGGACCTGTTCTTCATCCTGAGCGATGCCACGAGGAACGTATTATAACAAAAGACCTCAAGGTTGATGATATACTAATGGGATGGGAAACACCGATTGTAGACATTTCAGATATAGATGAGTTTAAAAATCCCTATACGCACGGATTCTTCTGTGGTGATGGAAATTATGTGAATGAATATCCATTTATTCGTCTATACGGTGAGAAGAAGAACCTACTTGAACACCTTGTAGTATCTAAGAGTAGGACTGATGGTGATATTACTGCATGCTATCTTACAAACTGTATCAATAAGCCGAAGTTCTTTGTGCCTATTAATTATAGTATAGATACCAAACTACGCTGGCTAGAGGGTTACGCAGATGCAGATGGTTGTGCGAAACTCAGCGTGGGTGGTGATACTTCTATACAAATTGGCTGTGTTCAGTTAGATTATCTCAAGAATGTACAACTAATGCTTACAACTCTAGGCATTGTAACAAACATTAAACTCAATAGGGAAGAGTGTGAAAAGTTAATGCCTGATGGAAAGGGTGGTGAAAAGAATTACAGTTGTAAGGCAATCTATGTTCTCTATATTACATGTAATGCTGTACAAAAACTTCGTGCTATTGGCTTTAGTCCTAAGCGACTTGTTCTAAGCACAAATCCCGTTTCCGAAAAGAAGAAACTCATACGAATTAAGGGTGTAGAGGACTTAAATAAAATGAGCCCGACCTATTGTTTTAACGAGCCTATACATCATAAGGGTGTATTTAATGGAATTCTAACCGGACAAAGTGAAGTGTACTCATTGCTGATTGATACGTATATTAAGGACCAAACGGAGAAGACCCATTTGCTCAAGGCGATTGAGACCATTCCGTGCGTCAAGAAGAAGGCGGAATGGGCGATTCAATGGATGGAATCGGATGAAGCGGACTTTGCCTCGCGTCTAATGGCATTTGCGGCAGTAGAGGGTATCTTCTTTAGCGGAGCGTTCTGCTCTATCTTCTGGCTCAAGGAGCGTGGTCTCATGCCTGGACTTACCACATCCAACGAGTTTATCTCACGTGACGAGGGTATGCATACAGAGTTCGCCTGCCTACTATACAGCATGCTCCAGACAAAACTAAGCAAGACAAAGGCACATAAGATGATTCGTGAAGCGGTCAAGTGTGAGAAGGAGTTTATTACGGAGTCTCTCCCTTGCGGACTTATCGGCATGAATGCGAAGATGATGAGTCAGTATCTAGAATTTGTAGCCGATAGACTCCTCGTTCAACTGGGCTATCCGAAGATTTGGAATACGGCGAATCCGTTTCCGTTTATGGAGCGCATCTCCCTGGAGGGCAAGGATAACTTCTTTGAGAAGCGCGTCAGCAATTATTCCAAGGCGGGAGTCGGTAGAACGACGGAGCAGATGACCTTTGCGACGGACGCTGAATTTTAGTGGCGAAGGCTCGCCGAGTTTTAACAAAAATCAACCCCCTGAGTATAGAATGGCAAACCGCACACGTAAGAATAACCACAAGAACAGCCGTAAGAATACCCGCAAGCAGCGCGGCGGCAAGAAGCTCAATGGCTACATGAAGTTCGCCCAGAAGACACGCCCTGAGATTCTCCGCGAAAACCCATCTCTCCGCAGCAACGTTGTAGCGGTTGCCCGTAAGATTGGCGAGAAGTGGCGTGCCCTCAGCCCCGCTGAAAAGGCGCGATATTAGACACCCTATAGTAGGAATGTCCGGTTTTTTAAACAGACTTACTAGCTTTTTTAACAAGGAACATCCGGTTGTTAGAAAAGCAACGACCATCACACGTCGCCGTATAGAGCCACTAAAAACCAACTCTACACGTCGTATTGGTAGACTCCCTCCACCTGTACGATTACGACTTACCGGTAGAGCATTTGTACCGAAAGCCGCCGAGGAGCAGCGTATAATATTAGCACGGGCGATTGCCTCTAATCAGGCGAATCGTCTCAATACCGCCCGTAAACAATCGGCGATGACGCCGAAGCGACGCCGCCGCTCATCTACACGTAGGGCAGTGTCCCGCTAAGCTATAGAGTGTGAGTAGCCGAAGCACAAACCCCTCCCACGTCTTCCACGATAACATACCGGTTCCTGAAATGCCGATGAGTTTTTCAAGAAACCGTTTGAGGGATTCCATTTTGATAACTAGATTAAACGATCCGTACGTTTCGGTTAACATCGCCTTAGGAAACGACGGTTTTCCTAGACGCTCATTGACCGCCTCGTGTAAGTCGTAAATATATCCGACAACCCAATCGTGTAACGTCGCTATAGGTATTTTGCGTAACCGAACAACGGGATGGGTCTTGAGCCACCCAGTTATATGCTTAGCACATTCGGGGCAAGGAACTATCTTGGGCAGCCCCTCAAATATAGAAATCCAGAGTTGCCGCTCATCCTCATTTTGCCCCGATTGCTCAGCAAATCCGTGTAAAATCGCCCACAGAGTTGGACCCCAATCATCAATAGAGGGCGCATCAATGGTGGGCTTCGCACAACGGGAACAAGGCATTTAACCGCCGCTAGATTTTATTTCGGCTTTTTTAGCGTGCGTCCTAGATAAGATGATACCGGCATGTCCGAAGTTGGTCGCCGACCAAATTGTAGATCTATCGAACAAATTTACCTATCAACATCTTCTATTCAAGTCTTCTTCTCCATCTATTGTTCGAAATCCAGCTAACGCAGACGAGTATCTTGTGCTCTCCCGTTGCCTCGGTCCGCCCTTATGGCGTAATCTCAATCAACTTATCACCCTAACCTGTGATTTTAACGTCAAGGAGACCAAATTAATAGACGACGGTTATGTCTCAGGACCTCATCCAAATGGTGGATATGAAGATATACGACTTTTTGTATACGAAAACCAACTTTATTACTTAGCCGTATATCTTAATAAATTAATGAGGGTCGTGGTCGTATCAGGAGTGTTTAATGGAACGAACTTTGATAGACAACATATACAACCCAAGTTCAAAACCGAATTTCGTGTAGAGAAGAATTGGTCATTTGTCAATTATAATTCTAAATTATGTGTAATTTACCGATGGTATCCGTTACAAATATGTGATATTAATTTTGAAACGCACGAACTCACTATACTAGAAGAGCGCAAAATGCCGAACGATTTTAATAGTATGTGTGGGTCATCGTGCGCCGTAGAATACAACGACCAACTCTGGTTTATTGTTCATTATCATAAAAACCGCCGGTATAGACACGCCTTTGTCGTTTTTGACAAACGCATGAATCTGATAAAATATTCAGAATGGTTTCAACTAGAGGCGGACCGAGAATTTGCCTACGGATTTATGATAGAGAACGACCGATTTATTATAGGTCATAGTGTCCAAAATTCGGCGACGAAACTTCGTATTTTCAGTGCCGAGTATATAAATACAGCACTAAAATATACTACACCAACAGAATGAAGATAGGATTTATTGGGCTAGGCAAAGTCGGCAAAGCCCTCTATGACGTATTTACCGAATATCATACAACATCGTTCTATGATATTAAGTTCCCTAACACTCGTATAGAAGATATACTCACCACCGATATTGTCGTCGTCGCCGTTCCTACACCCTTGACCCCTCAAAACGAATGTGATATAAGTATTGTAGAATCTGCTATTCACTCTCTCAGCACCCATAACTACCAAGGCGTCGTCTGTATCAAGAGTACGGTAATACCAGGCACCACGCTAGCTCTCGCCGAAAAATACAAACTCCGTATTGCCGTATGCCCAGAATTTTTAAAGGAACGGCAAGGCTATGCCGATATCAAGGCGGCGAATGTATGTATTATAGGAACGGAGGATTCCGCCGCCGCCGCTGCCATCGCCGCCATGTACCAACCACTCAATTGTAAGATATCCCAGGTTCACCCTACCGAAGCGGAACTCACAAAATACTTTCAAAATCTTTATAATACGCAGAAAATTTTATTCGCCAACGCATTTTACGAGATTTGTAAGCAAAAAAATGTAAATTATAATACAATTATCAAAAATTTAGAAGAGAGAAAATCGGTAGACACCGAATATTTACACTGTAATGAGCATCTGAGGGGTCCAGCGGGTGCTTGCTTACCGAAGGATACAATAGCATTTAATACATTTGTAGAGCAACTTCCGCTCAAACAGACACCGAATATTTTTGAGGCGATGGTGAAGGACATGAACATTTACCCCCAAACCGATAAAAATTGACGCGAGCAAAAATCTCTTCCGTCGGCAATCATTCCCCTCATTATGTCGTCTTCACCCCCTTGCCGTTTTAACTACAATGGTGTCCCCAAGTCTGCCGCGATCATGATTATTCTCCAGAAGAACGGTCATCCCGATGATAAGCTCGTCATTCGCCCCACGGATGGCAGCACCAACTTTACGGCTGTCTTTACTCAGAATACGATCGGCGTTCGTTCTGAACGTTCTCTCGTACATTCTGAGCTCTTCCCCTACATTGAGCGTTTCCTAGAATCGCTTGACTATGATAGTGCCTCGTGTGACTTCGTCCAGATTGACGTCCCTGGTTACACGTCGGTGATGATCAAGTCATCGAATGTTCGTTTCTACATGGATACATTCTATGCCCAGGTCCGCTCTCTATTCAACTCGTGGCCAACGGAAGTAACTGGATCCATTCGCACTGAGCCAACTTACGCGTCATACAGCTACTCTACTCAGACCGATAAGCGCAGCCCCAGCCCACGTGTAACCCGTTCTATGGCACAGCAGCGTACGGCTTTCTAAACCCCACAAATATCTAAAACGAAAAAATTGACAGATTCTTTTTGATTGTAGGTCATAATTAGCCTCTGCCTTCCTTCGTCCCTTCCTTTGCCCCTCCTTCCTCCAAACTCTTTCTGTATCCTACTTCTTTCTTTCCTTCATACATATCAAGCAACCATGCCTCGTTCTAAGAAGGGTCGTGTTTCCGGTACCGAGCGCCAAGCAATTAATAGTAAGCGTGCGGTGGCAGCTATCAATGGCACCTCAGAGGGTGTCATATTTGCGCGCGTGACCAAGATGCTGGGTCAAGGTCATATTTCTGTTGCAATTCCCTACAAGCACGGCATCAAGGAGTTGAATGCCCGTATTCCAAATATTCTGGGTCGCCGTGGTGCGACTCCTATCACCGTAAAGGATGTCGTCGCAATCTTCGTCGGCGAGGACTACGATCCCGATGCGTCCGCAGTCGCAGGCGAGCACTTTGACGTTGTTGCCATCCTCACATCCAAGCAGGCGGGTAAACTACGGCAGGAGGGTGCCATCCCTGATTGGATGACGAACGACGGTGGCGGCGTTGCTGGCGGTCCCAGTGGTGCCAACGATGGCGGCTTTGAGTTCGGCTACGACGACGAAGAAGAGAAGAAGAGCGGTGATGACGAAAAGGAGTCCAGCGACGAAGAACTCCGTGCCAAACTGGGCGCAAATCGTCTCGCGCACCGTGAGCCAGTCGCCGACAGCGAGCTTAATATTGATGATATTTAATCCCCAATCTAAACACCAACTACCAGTCTATTGTTAGGTCGTTACGCTTAGAAACCCAAAAAATCAAAAACAAAATAAAAATATTTTTGATTTTACGGGGGCTTATTCGCTTCATTCGGCGGTATACTTTTTAGGTGCGACGGCGCTTATGATTCTTACGCGTCTTACGCGTCTTATGCGTCTTACGCGTATTATTCATTTCCATCGGTTTTTTAAATACAACAAATCTGTTACAAACTTCATCTTCAAATGGTGCGGACACTATAAATGGCATATCCTCTCTGCGAACTACCGACGATTCCCACGGATGTTTTTTCGTTAATATTCGCTTTAGAAACGTTTTGAAATTGTCTAATGCTTTCTCAGTACTCATACCTTTTTCCAAAAAATCATGACCTAAAGGTATAACAATTGTGCCACCTGGTTTGAGAATCTTCCAACCATCATCAAAGAGATTAATGAAGACTGAGTAGCCGATTGGGGTTACGCGTGAGAATGGAGCATAAATCGGGCAGTGCTGCGTCCAAATCATCGTTTTGGACTCAGGACCGTAATCACTCCATTTACGATTTGAGGTATAAGGATCTACAAAATCAAGTTCAAATCGTACAGGAGTATCAAAGCGCGGTGGATAAAATAGAAATAGTGGTCCATCTTCGGCTTCGTTGTGGCACGCCACCAAAATATCCATCCCTACTTGATAAAAACAAAATTGAAGGCTCCGCATTTTCTTTAAGCCGAAAGCACCATGCCGCTCTCTAAGAACTTATACGAGGTCCAAGACCTCGCCGCCTCCCTCCTCCTGTCCCTAGAAGAATGTAATGTTCCTCTAGCCTTGACCATTCTTAATGAACTTCTTCTGAGTCTAGAAACCGAGCTTGCTCATAAAGTTCTTGGCTTTGCCTGGCTGTTAGCACAACCGGACAAAGACCTTACTCCGCAGCGGTTTACGGCTTGGCGTTCTCACCGTTACGATGTTCTCCTTGCCTCCTTTACTCCAGCTCCACTCATACGCCCGCCCTATACGTTAGTCGGCGACTACCCGCCACCCCCAACGGGCAGCTATGCGCCGCCAAGAGAATGGCACGCCAAGCCGGCGGGCTGGACCGATGCCGAGTGTGGAGCATTTTATCAGCACATTCAACACGCACTACAGAATAAGCAGTGTTGGCGCGCGTATCTGCTTACTCGTCCTCTTCTTGCGCATCCAAGTGCCTTTTGGAGTTTTCTACAGGCGATGGGCACCCCGCTAGAGCTCCTCAAGTTTGCCCAGCACCCGCATCTCCACGGGCAAATCCTTGAACACGCAATGTATATTCTAGCATATCCGCCGCCGCCGATGGAAATTATCCTACAGGAGCCGGTCCCTTCAGGACGAGTCATTTATATCCATCCAGAAGCACGCAACCGCTGGAATGTTCCGCCGACCGCTCCAACAAAACTCATTGGACAGCCGAATTTCATCTTTGAAGAGAGCACTTACTGGAACCAAGAGCGTGACCGATATCAAATTGACCTGGACACAAAGGGACATATTCGGTGCGAATCGGAGCAACTCTATCAGGATTTCTTCCAACACAACTTTCCGCTTGATATTCCAGACGAATGGCTGGTAGCGGAGCGAGAGAAGAGCCATCCACACGCCCAGAATTACCAGCCTGAGGTAAATCCGTGGGCACCAGTCTTTCACGAACTAATTACGCCGGTCCCCGTGGTCATTTCGCGCTAAAAAATAGTACTTTTCAAATTCAAGGATAGATTGTAAAAAGTTCGCTTCAGGAAAGAAGGCGACTTCACGCTGAGAACGGATGTAAGGTATTATATCCGATGTGCGATGACCTGATAATGCGATGATTGACATTGCCATAACAGCAGCGGACCGTTGCATGCCTGCGTAACAATGGATCAATATGACCGAACCGTTTTTATATTCATTGATGACTTTGTAGACGATTTCAGGTGACCAGTCCGCCATATTTTTGATTTCCGCCGGTTGTAAATTATCATCCACCGGCACACGATACTTGCGCTTAATTAGGGGTGAAAATGGTAAGTCCTTGGTACAGTTGAACACCGTGGTGATACCGGCACCCTTCAAAAAATCAGGGTCGGTGGAGGATCGTTTATTACCGAGCCACAACCGGGGCAAAATAAGGTCTGCGTGCTGATATGACTTCATGTCCATCCCTCCTAGTCGTCTCAAAGATTTACGGTGAGTGGCGGTTCCTCGTTCAATTCAAGAACATTCTCTGTGTATATAGCGGCGTCGATAAGAACGTTGAGCGCGTATGTACGTGCGAGGGAGGTTTCATTCGGCGGACGTGGATGACGCGTTCTACGCATTGTATCATACATAAATATACGAGTCTCATCATATAATTTTCGGAAATCGTCAATCATATCTTCATAAAATTTATAATCGTTATGGAGTATATTAATATTAGTATAAATCCATATAGCCATTACAATAGAATCCCATCTATTTTGTAGTATATCGGTCAGTTTCCGTTCAATAATCATACTGCGCATACGTGCCGATATATGCATATCTTGTTCTTCTATGATTTCATCAATGGTTTCTCCATAGATATCCTGGGTTGTTGGGTCGTCCTTGAGTTTGAAGAGTTCGGCGGCGGCGTGGACACCGAGTTCTTTTTCACAAAATTTCGCAAAGACCGAAATAACATAATTACAATTGTAATAGTTGAGAAACATCGGCGGCGGAATACGATGAATTCTTGCCAGGTTACAAATCATTTGCTGAGTGATGGACATTAGTTGCGGCTTCGTCCATTCCAAATTTGTGTAAGGATTCTTAGGTGGCTTTGGTGATGCAATTCCATACGCACAATATCGCAGCGACGATAAAATCATTTTAAGTATTGTATTTGTGTGAAATAGATATTTGGCACGAGTCTTGAAATCGTATACGGCGACGGTCATATTTGCGGGAATCGCTGTAGTCGTATGAAGGTCGTCCTCGCCGACTACCCGTTGGTCCATTTTTTTTAGAAGTCGCCGCTGAACATACTTTAGAATAGCCATACGTAGAGCAATATTCAAACATATAAGTTTATCTAGATGCGTTGATATAGCCTGATTATAGAAGAATGGATTTGAATGCTTGAGCGTACTTGGCATACCAGATTCGACGAGTTTAGGACCGGTCCACATATCGCTAATAAGAGTATACCATTCAGTACGTTTACGATATATAGCCGTAATCGTATTATAAAGCCAGGGACTATAATCTTCCTTTCGGCAGTACAGAAGCGAAATACACCCTGGAACAGGAGCCTTAGGCTTACCAGCCAGACCATCAATCCATTGTTTCATAATGTATTTAGGAACAGGACAATGAATAGTAGACGTCTGTTTCTTCTTTTCATAATGCCGCTTCTTTTGGAATTTTGATCTCTTAGACGGTTTTTTCTTCAGCGACTTCGTTATTATAGCAGCCTTGAAGAGTTCCTCCATTTACGTTACTATTTCTTGGTAAAAAATACTACGACCAATAACGAAATTCAATTTTTGTCAGTTTCTAGAATCCATCGCAAAGCATAGTTGACCATCAGCCCTTTTACAACGTTACCGTCCATATCATAGAGCTCGGAGAATTGCGTCCCTTCACACGCCCAATAGACGACTCCTTCAATCCGAATGGGTAGACGACGAGGTAGTCCAATCAGCGACACAGAATCGTAGGGCAAGAGCCCATCGGGCAGCCGTTCCTCTTCACGACCATCAAACCCTCTATGTTTGAAACAACAGGCGCCTTCAAAGGCGGTTCCGCCGCAGCGAAGCCACATTCCACCGGAACGTCGTACTGTCATACGGCATGTCAGCCCCACCCACCAGGGCTCCTGTCCATCTGTAGAAATTCGGGTGGTGACACCGCGTGTAGGAATGACTTTTCGTAAATCGTTGTATGGAATTTTTGTTATCTGCGACACATCTCGTAGGAAAGTGGCATCCATGCGCCATAGGACCTCTTGTAGGTTTTCCCACAGTCCAGTAGGAATTCGTTGAACGACCTCCATTGGTTGTTACTTATCACCGTAGTGCGGATAGACACATTCAAATTTTTCGCCTGCGTAGTAAATGGCAAAGCCCGGTTCTAAAGATTCGTGGGGACCAAAAGTATGGCGGGTACTACATAATTTGGCGTGGTTAAGTGATAGAACGGATCTACCATTTTTATGGAAGAAGTTGTTGAAAACACTCTCGGATGTCATGCCGTGTCCCATATGCCGTGGACATTTGGCAGAGTATCTCAAACACCGAGCGTTATTCACAAATAAGAATTTACACTTGGTAAAGGGTCCAGAGATTAAGGAACGAATGATCTATAATATTTGGGCATTACATAATGCTGTCAATGAGCGGAATGGCAAGCCTGAATTTCCTCTGGAATTACTCAACGCACTCTATGTAGATAAAGTTCGTTCAGATATAATTAGCGAAACGGGTCGTATTTTACGAGATATTCATGCGGAATGGGAGCCGATTGTGTTACAACAGATTACCGGTGCCGCTTTCCGTGAATGGCGTAATGATACATCACTTATTATAGGACTAGTATCAGGCGGACCCAACTAGGCGGCACAAACAACGGGCACTGTCTCCTCGCCGGGTGGTGCCATAGAATTGACGACCTGTAATATATCTGGTACCATACCAACACGTGCCGCACCTCCACACGCATTGAGGATATTCCAGAAACCGATAGATAATCCTGCGCCGATGAGAACACCGAGTGATCCACCGAGGTAGGATTCGCAACCGCTGAATCCACGCATTAATAAAAGTAGGAAAAAGACAACGCCGATAATGATGGTTGTTAGGGTAAAGGCTTGACGAATATCCGCCTTCTCCTGACTCGCTCCTTTCGCAACCGGCATCATGGCGAGCATCACTGAATTATAGATGATGAAGGTGGCAAAGAAGACGGCGGAAGCGAGCCACGCACTCGGTGCTATAATCGTTGTTTCACCGGCACCCACCTTGCCGGTTGATAGAATCTGGCAGGCACCGTTTTCGGGTACTACAATCTGATTCCACGTCGGCCATACAAATACGAGCCCTTGTTGTACAGCGCTAACGATTAAACCATTGAGAATCAAGCCCATAGAGACCCATACGAGTGGTAGGTAGCCGGTAATAGAGCCGAGTACAAATGAACCGGTAAAGAGTACATTCGGGAGGTCATGATATAAACCGAGTAAAAATTGGCGTAATCGCACTACACTCATCCTCCTTGTTCTCTATTTCTATTTTCCTGCTGCCTGAATCTGTTGTAATTGTTCCATAGTAATACCGAGTATTGTAAGTGATTGATTCTGTGCCTGTCCGTCCATTAGCCCAGTATTCGGGTCGGCATTATTTGCGTAAAACGTCGCAAATTCGTCAAGTTTATCGGGCGATATGGGTATACCGACTCGTTGGCTACCGCGCTCAATCGTAGCACGTAGAGACTGTAGCGAAGTCGCCTCTTTCTGGTTCATTGGCTTGACACAAGTGGGCGCCGGCTTCTTCAACGCCTTTTCGCAGACGTAGATCGGTTTGCCGTCGGCGGCACGATTACGGATGAGTGGGAAGGCGAGGATGTTGGTGAGGCGGCGGTCGGAGATATACGCCAAGAATCCGACTAAGAAGATACCGACCAACGCACCTGCTACGAGTCCGACAATCAAACTAATCGCATTCTCACATGAGAACATCAACCGATAGACCGAGCACATCAAGACGACCAGAACGAGAATGACGATACCGTAGGTCGTGGACGCCTGACGACGTGGAGAATACGATATTTCCTTATGATAAATAATAGGCAGCGCTCCTACATACGCCGATAAGAAGCCCAAGAATAGGGAGTAATAACTTGGAACGCCGTTGTGGTCCAGGTCGCTAAACGACTTAGTATTACTTAGTTGTAGAATACGTTCAAATGATACACCGGGAAAATGACCAGAGCACCGACGGTCCGATTCATTATTGACAATCGCTGCGTCACCAATAAAGCTAGATAAGAATTTTTGAAGCATAGGGGTAATCACATTGAGGGCTAATATACTACCTGTTAGAGCTCCCAGGGGTGGTGATTGAAATAGAATAGTAAATAAGAAAGCGGCAGCCGAGATTGTATCGGGAAATGTTTGTAGATTGTACTTAAACCCATCGGCACCAAATTTAAATAAGGCTGTCACAGCGTCAAGCGTCTTTTTTTCAGGAACAGCCATGGGAATCCCCTCCTTCTATAAGCACATAATACAAACTATTGCGGGCGTCACCACCCCTGCCGCCCCAGCACCACCGGAGTTTTTTGGGTTGGATCTTAACTGTGCGATTTACTACTGTGTACGAAAGGTACAGAAGAAAACGCCGTATACTCCACAAATTAAGGCAAAATGGGAAGCGGACCTTATCGTTGAGGTAATTGCCTATATCAAGCAAATGACCCAAATCGTCAACCCCACGCAAACTCTATATATTGCGGTGGACGGAGTAGCACCGATGGCGAAGATTAAGCAGCAGCGTCTACGTCGGTTTCGGTCCGCAGTTCAGGCGGAAGAGGAAGCGAAGATTCGTGCGGAAGCACGTGGTGTTAAATATGAAGCGCAGCCACGGTGGGATACAAATGCTATTACACCAGGCACACAGTTTATGAAGAACCTATCGTTCGCTCTACGTCAGTTCGGCAAAACTCACACAAATCCCGTCACAGTGGTCACTCCAGCGGACGAGCCAGGCGAGGGAGAGCAGAAGATTATGGAGTACATCCGCAAACACCAGCCAAAAACCGCTGTAATTTACGGTTTGGACGCCGACTTAATCGTACTTTCTCTATGGGCAAACGCCACCCTCGGTACCACCCTGAGCCTTTTCCGCGAAGAGATGGAGTTTAACGGGTCGGTAAAAACGGACGCTCTAGGCGACGAGAAGTTTCTGTATCTCCTTACCGACCAACTTGCCGATGCCCTATACGATAAGTATCAAAAGTCCAAATCTCAGCCAAAACCAGAGTTCTTAAGAGATTTTGTAGGACTCATGAGCCTCTTGGGCAACGACTTTGTACCCCACGGCATGGTACTTAAGATTAAGGATGATGGCATTGAAGCACTCCTTCGTATGTACCGTGACCATCTTGTAACTCCGTTTGTTCAACAAACTACCCCAGCCACCCCAGCCACCCCAGCCCACTGGCAGTATAATCAAGCCACACTTACAGACCTTTTCCAACGGGTGGCGAAGACCGAGGAGCAACAGATTCTCAGGTCGACGTCGAAGAAACTCAATGCTCGCCCAGGTATGACGGCGTCAAAGGAGCCAGAGGACCAGGCAATGGCACGTTATAACGATCAGCCCATCACATGGGCGGCGGAAAAGGTCTTTGCTACGCAGATTCAACTTGAGGACAAAGAGAAGCCCTCGTGGATTCTAAAATCAGACTGGCGCCAAATCTATGATGAGCATGCTCTAATGGGTGCCGACCCCCAGAAAGCCACACAACAGTATCTCAATTCACTCGCTTGGACCCTCGCCTACTATTCAGGCGCGCCCTTTGACCTCCATTGGTACTATCCGTGGTACTTGCCTCCGCGCACTGAAACGGTCGCCGCATACCTCAGCACTACTCCACCACCATTGTTAGAAACCCCAGCCACGCCAAGGACTCCATTGAAGCCAGAGGAGCAATTGGCGATGGTGTTGCCGCAGAGGTCGTTTCACCTGCTGCCGAAAGAGTTCCAAGCCTTGCCAACACTGTATCCGCACGCTTTTCCTATCCAATGGGAATTGTTCTCGTTGGGTAGAAAGATTTTATGGGAGTGCGAGCCGTTGATTCCACTCATTCAACCAACGCAGATTAAGACGTGGATTGAAGTTATGCTCGACGCCTAGTTTGTCGGCGACCTTTACGTTTTTTGAGTGTTTTGCGCTGTTTATAACGGCGTAAACGACGACGTGTATTTGGAGATGGAGGAAGGGAAGGATGTTTAGGACGTTTTGGTGATGAACTATTAGAAATATTAAAGAAACGCCCACGAACTACTCCTGATGTTGCTTCAGATACATCTGGTTTTAATTCTCCAAATCCTTTATAAATTTCTGGATTTTGTGTATCAAATGGAAAATCGTATGTTAGTTTATTTATAGATTGTCTATTTTTTTCCAATTTCGTCCTGTGTTCTTCTTTCCAAGGAAAATAACTAGATAGACTTGATAAAATTTGTTTGAAGGCAGGCAATTTTAAGACTTCATTTCTTTTTGCTACTGCTTGACATTCTCTTATATGTTTGCGGAGGCTTTGTAATTTTTGCTGTGCCTTTTTAATATCTACAAATTTATTTAATAATTCACAAATCTTCTTTACTTTTCTTATAAGATTTTCTGTTTGTATTTCTTTCCAATATTTCTCTCTGTCATCATATGTTCTACCTACATTAATTTTGCTGATAGCAATTTTTAGTGTTGAGTTTCCATCTCTTGTTAGAGCGTCTCTACCTGTACCATCTAATAATTTTTTTAAAAAATTTTCAATTTCTGTTTCACGAGGAATAGCAGGACCAACATGTGGTATACTAATAAACCGCGCTTGACTTTTTGTATAATTACAATTCCAACAGGAGACATCTCCTAAATGACTCATAATTTCCACTTCATCCTTAGAGTATTTATTACCTGAGCAAATAATACGAAAATAAAGGGCAACAAGATTTACTGGTATAGTATGGTCGTAAGACCATTTTGTCCCAACTTTATCAAGTGGTTGTCTTTGTTCCAAAGTAAATCCGCATAAACTACATATAGACTTACCATTTATACCATCGGCGTAGTCCCCATGTATTTTTTTCGCTTGCGATGGCGCACGATTGTGCTCTATGCGTATTTTTGTCAATTCTTTTAATGTCTTACGTGCTTGAGTTGCTTGAGTATTTTGTGACTCGGTGAATTCAGCGACTTTAGCAGAACCTGAGTTAGAATTTAAATGATATGTAGGTATTACACAAGGTGTACGCCGCCGTTTCGGGCTTGAAATTTTAGAAATTTCATTTATCAAGCGTTTTGGAGGTACAATTACTCGTGTTGATCTTGGACGAGTAGCATCAGGAACAGCAGGAGCAACAGCAGGAGCAACAACAGTTTCAGTTTCTAAGGATGCCGCTGCTTGTGCTAATAAATGAAGTACACCTGTAGCACTACACTTTGATAAAACACTACTTGATTCACTAGGCTCTGATATAACTGAATCGTCCAATGGTCTGTAAGATGCCACTTTTACATCTTCTGTAATTTCATCCGCAAAACGATTTATTAAATTTTCAACGACTGATTTTCCATCGTTTGAGGCTTCATCTCCTTCACTGATATCATATAAATAACCCAGAACCGTATCATCTCCGATTTGTATATCTTGGGATAATCCTAACAAATATGCTTCAGTATAAAGATTATCATCATCAGGTTCAGAATATCCAATCTCATCTACAGAAAATTGTAATTCGACTTCATCATCATCATTATCATCATCATCATCATCATCATATTCATCACCAGTATTTCTTAGTGCCTTCATCAATGTTGTTACTGCTCCTCGTGTTATGTTTTCTTGTTTACGTTGCTCTGAATTAGTAAGCTTAGGTCGTTCTGTACTACTGGGATGAGACTGAGTCTGTGATGCTGACACACTTGATAGATTTGTTAAACCTGTAGGTGATTCATAACCAGGCGCCGCTGCTATAGGTACTATTGAGTAGTGTTCTATAAGTTTTTGAATAGCGCGTTCTCTATTATAATCACCGGCTCCACCCATCGGTATATTAAGGCGCCTTAATTCAGCCTTTAGTTGCTCATCACTCATAGAAAAAATGTCCCCCGCTGAAGACATACCCTACCAAACCCAACGAAAAAAATGAGCACCCATAACACCCAAAACAATCCGCCAAAAATGTCCGCATACGAACTGGAATACATTGGCGCGTCCTGGTGTGCCCCCTGTAAAGTGGTAAAACCGAAGGTCTTAGAGCAGGCGGCAAAGTACGCCATTCCCATCAAAACATACGATATTGACGAGGATGTGGAGAAGATTGACGTAGACGCCGTGAAGAAACTACCGACGCTTCGGGTGCTACAAGACGGCAACGTCATCGCAGAGTTTATTACTCAGCACAACGCCCAACTGGAAGAGTTCCTATCAAAAACCATAAAGCCGTCAACAACCGATACGGACTTTTAGCAAAACCTCCAATCCCGCGGTTAACCATCAAGAAAACCTTCAGCCCCCTAAGTAATGGGCGCCGCTCAATCAACAGTTGACCCACGGCATATTCGTATATGGCAGAATCTGAGCTCTCTAGATTCGGTCCCAGCCCGGATACAGATGATTGAGACATTGTTTGAAGGACAGGAGTATGTAAATACGGCAAAGCGTATGGGACTCTACGGAGCCTTGCTCGGCTGGATTGCGGCTCAACGTCGTGGCGAATTCTATCCTTGGCCTTATCCGCAACCTCAACAAACACAAGCCCCGCCGCCCCTAAGACAAATTTCCACACAGCCACAACACGCAACACCGGTTATGCGTATTCATGACTCCCCGCCCAACACAACTACATTAGCAAAAGCCCCTCCACCTAGAAGAGCGATGGACTACTTACACGAAGCGTATCAACTCCTTGGCATAGATGACTCCAAACCTCTCACCCATGAACTTCTTAAGTCGGCATATAAGCGTGCGGCAGTGAAGACTCACCCTGATAAAGGTGGATCGCCTGAACTGTTTGACGCAGTGACTCGTGCCTTCCTCTATATTCAAGAAATCTTGGAAAAACTCATACCAAAGACCGGTAAGGACGGTAAGGATGTACGTTTTTCAGTCTCGGTGACTCCTGAGGAGGCGATGCGCGCTCGTGGTATCAATCCGACCGCAGCGGCGGATAAGAATGCTATGAAGTTGGAAGACGCACCACCGGTCGCCCTCAACCCGAAGAAACTTGATATGAATGTCTTCAATAAACTGTTTGAAGAGAATAAGCTACCGGATCCTGATAAGGATGATGGATATGGTGATTGGCTGAAGGATCAGGATAACAGCCGTGGAACCCAGGCGGCGATGAAGGGTAAGTACAATGCGGATGTATTCAATCGTACATTTGAGGAGGAGGCGAAGAGGGCGGCAGCGGCACCGCAAAACCAATTATCGAAGTACCGACCTCCATCAGAAATGATACTGGCTCCTGGATTTGGTACGGAGTTGGGCGCAGGGCGACCCGAACAGTACACAAAATCTACAACGGCAATTACGGGCGCAGCGGGTGGTATTGGATACACTGACCTCAAGTACGCCTATAGCGAGGGGTCTACATTTAGTCAGGATATTGCGGGTGTAAGCCTAGATGGACGTCCGAAGACGATGGCGGAGGCGGAGCGGGCGTATAAGTCGGCACCTCCTTCTATGTCTGAGGAGGAAACCCGTGCGGTATCTATGTTTACGCAAGCACGAGAAGCGGCAGAGGTACAGAGACAGCAACGGCTGGCGGCGAGAGATGTGGACCATTCGGCAGCACATGCCCGTTTGAAACAGCGTTTAATGATTGCGGAGCGATAAATTGGACCCATGTAGAATGCCGCCACCAAAACCCGCAGCAAAACCAAAACCAGAAGCAAAACCAAAACCAGAAGCAAAACCAAAACCAAAACCTGCGGCAAAACCAAAACCAGAAGCAAAATCCGCAGTAAAACCAAATCCCGTAGCAAAACCCGTAGTAAAACCAAAACCCGCAGTAAAACCCTTAGCAAAACCCGCAAATAAAGCTGTAGCAGCACCTGCTCCAGCTCCAGAACAAGTATCTATCCCAGAGCCCCCTCCAAATGAACCTTTGCCGGCGATTAAGGTAACGGTTGAAGTACCATCCGAATCGTTTAGTAATAATGTTATCGCATCCGCAATTCTAGAACTTTTAAAATCTGGTAATACGAATCCATCGCAGGCAGATATTACAGATATAATTAAGACAATTACAAATAAAAACTAAATTATAAATAAGATGGCAAAGTTTGATGCTGCTATTTTTTTTGACAACGATCAAGGATACCTTGACGATGTCAAAGCAAAGTGTCCCAATATAACACTTGTAAAGGTAAATGATACAGAATCAACTGTGAAATACTCGTATAAAACTAATTTTTATACAAAAAATAACATGACTTTTTCCCACAAAGTTCTTACACCTGGTCCATTAAAAAATTTAATGGATTCGTTGTACGAAGAATATAATGAACATTCAAACATTAAGCTAAACAATGGATATGTATCATATTTAAAACACTTTAAAATTATACCAAAATATCATCCCGAATCTGGTATACAACAAGATGATATTGATAAGTATTATGAATGGAAGAGAACAACTACCGGTAATCGTATTTTATTATTAGACTGGGACCAGACCCTAAGTCAGTTTGATGGTATTGAGTTTCCAGGACAAAGCACTTTACAAATGTTTTTTAAAAATGCTCCGAGACAGAATCTATTACATAATCTTTTCATAAAACCGAAAGATATTGCGATTTTTTATCTTGGCGGGCAAGAACGGTATACCATGATAACTGAATGGCTAAAGGAGGTTGCTCAAAGTGGGGTTCATATTGCGGTCTTGACAAATAACGGGGGCGCAAGAGATATTCTTTTCCAACAAGTTATTGATGAGATTATACCAAACGGATCGTACGAAATTATTGCATCTAGATTTCCACCAAGCAACGGAGATAAGGGGAAAGCATTATTCATGGATACACGTTTCTCCAGTTTCTGCCCAAAAACAGGTGGTCGCCGAAGACGGACCCGTAAAGGGGTAAAAACAGAATACCGTAAATCTCGTAAACATCGTAGATAAATAAATATTTATAGAGTAGAATGAACGCTAGTGCTTATTTTAAACGCCGTGCGGCTATGTCACATCACTTCCGTGACCATTATGGTGGATCTCGTCCGTTTGGACACCAAGAGGTTGCGGCACAAAACCATCTTTTAGAGGAGCAGGCAAAGTCTGAGGCACGAGTCGCAGCAGAGAATGCAAAGGTGGCGAAAGAGTTAGAGTTGAAGGCGAGAGCGGAGGCAGAAGCGAAGGCAGTCGCTGAAGCGAAGGCGAGAGCGGAAGCAGAGGCAGCCGCAGCCGCTGAAGCAGAGGCAAAGGCGAAGGCGGATGCGGAGGCGAAGGTCGCCGCAGAGGCAGAAGCGGCATTAAAGGCTGCGCAAGAGGCAGAAGCAGCGGCGAAGGCGGCAAATGATGCCGAAGCACTCGCCAAGGCACAGGCTGAAGAGGAAGCAGCCGCCAAGGTAGCCGCACAGGCAGAAGCAGATGCGAAGGCGGCAGCGGAGGCTGAGGCAGTGGCTAAGGCGGAGGAGGAAGCGAAGGCAGCAGCAGAGGCACAGGCGAAGGCAGAGTTAGAGGCAGCCGAAAAGGCAGAGGCACAAGCAAAGGCGGCTGCTGAAGCAGCAGAGGCACAAGCAAAGGCGGATGCTGAGGCAGCCGAAAAGGCAGAGGCACAAGCAAAGGCGGATGCGGAGGCATTAGCGACACCCGAACAAGAACAGGCACCTGAGGTTGTAATCGAGTCGGTACCTGAGTCTGCTCCACAATCTATACTATCACCCACATCAACGAACGATTTAATTGCACAAGCAATCGCTCATATTAATAGCACAGGAAATGCGAATCCTACACCCGATGATGTCAGTCAAGCTATTACCGCGGCTATGAGCACAATAGCGGGTCATAAAGCGGAGGTCACACATACGAATGATACGGCGGTTTCTTCATTGGCATCCGCACCAGAATCCGAGCCCGCACCCGCACCGGCACCCGCACCAGAATCCGAGCCCGCACCCGCACCCGCACCCGCAGAATCACAAGAATGACTTTAAAAAAATTGAAGATAATCTCCGTCGGTAAAATGACTTCGAAAAAATTGAAGATGACCTCCATCCGTAAGCTAAAAGCGCCCCCGCCGCTATTCCTACTTCCTATTTTCTCTAATTCCTACAAATCCAAATGTCGAATTCCTCCCTACACGATTGTTGTCACCCAGACTACCATGAACGTTATAAGGACGATGTCTATTATGAAGAGCAGGGTGAAACTCATGCCAACTGCTATAGCACCAGTGGCGCCCCATTACATAAACTCGCGCCCGTCGCAACTATTCCAGACTATGATGGAGGATTCTCCGCAGTCAACTGGGATCCAGCGACCAATAATTTCCTAATCTGTAAACCAGGAATGGAAGACTTTCCAATTTACCGTACGGACGAGACTCTACGAGCTTTAGCAAAAATCCTCGCATTTAATCCAAAAGAATGGGGATGCTCAGAGTGCGGATGTACGACAGAATTCAAGAATTACGAGTATATCTGTTGGTGTGATACTTGTAAAGATGGATGTTCAAGTCCGGTACAACTGGAACCTCTTCCAGCACCCGCTTCTCGCAAGCCATCGGTATTCTTCTCTAAGCGACGAGGTTCACTTCCACCGCCTCCGTTGGTACCCCTTGAGCGTCTAACTGCCATTGGTAGTCATACTATATCCTCACCGGATTCAAAGGTTATTATGGAGGACACCGAACGAGATGAATGGTTCAGCAATGCAGCAGACCGTGCTAAAATGATGTTTCGCTCTTAATTAAAAAAAATAAAAATAAAAACAAAAAAACAAAAAAATAAATAGTAATAAAACTACTAAATATTTTTGATTAACGATGTCTGCGTGTCTTAGCGCGACGCTCTTTTTTGCTTCTACGTGTATTTCTACGACTAATCCAATAATATGGGTCGTCCAAACGTCTTCCGTTGCTATCTTTAAAAAAATAACGAATTTTGTACTGATCGCGAAATAACTTCATAAAGTAACGGATAAACTCCCGCTCGTTTTCAGGAAATCTATTTATATATACTCTATCTCCTCTCAACATCGCTTCAATAAGTTTATTAGGTTCAACCAGACCGATAGGTGGTGTAGATTCAGACGGTGGTCCTGATGGTAATGGTGGTTGTCTTGATACATTATAGGTCGCATTAAAAAAACGAGAATAATTATTATTATTATTTACCGGCTCATTTTCAGCCCCAGACGCTAAATATACGGATCGAATAAGATTGTTTTGCTCATTTGGCATTATGCCAAGCGGACCTAACCGAGGTGCGGGAATACTAGGAGGCGGTTTGGGTCCGTTGAATGACATTCCTACTTAGGGTAAATATTTACAAACCGGCATTGTTCTACCAATATTCATTGGTCTAAACTCCACACGCAAAAAGTGTATAATTATGTCTACTCCGCGCATTGGTCTCATTGTCACCGGAAAGGAAGCCCTAGAAGATTTCACCCTCTTCGTAAAAACATTAGAGCAATGGCACCCTACAGCAGAGCTTTTCGTATACACCGACTCTGACACTCCCACCGAACAAATTAAGTCCAAACTTACCATTCATACAAAACAGGCAATGGACCAATATAAAGGGCTCAAGCGCCCCCAAATGGAACGCACCAAGGGCACCATTTACGATTCTCTGTTCAAAGATTATACGTATGAGAAGGCGGCGGTTCTAGAGTGGATGTTCGCCGTACATCCAGATGAGCCGGCGTGGTTTTTAGACGCCGATATTTCACACCTAGCACCCCTTCCTACAATTCCAGCCCAAACGGAGCTCGCCCTTTCACAGCATATGATTCGCCCAACCGATGAAGCCCGATACGGTAAGTATAATGCGGGTTATATGTGGTTCAAATCGGCAGCCCTTCTACCGAAGTGGAAAGAACTAGGGCATCAGAGCCGATTCTATGAGCAGGCGGCACTAGAAGACCTCGCTAACTCGCTACCCAAGGACGCCGTGTACGAGTTTCCAGCCCAGGTGAATTTTGGCTGGTGGCGCATGCAGCAATCAACGACTCCACAACGTGAAATTCAAGCCCGTTTCAGCATTTTCCGTAACGACCAAAGCATTGGCATTCGCTACGACGGCAAACCACTACAGTCCATTCATACGCACTGGTTTTCTACCACCGCATTTGAATGTGTCTCGTTTCGTATGTGGTTTGACGAATTTACGAAGAAATTCAAAGCCCATAAGCCTCTAAACGCTTATCGCCGACTTATTGGATTGGAATAACACGAATCGGAAACGGCTCAGGCGACGTCAACAGCCATTTATACATGAATCCTTCTCGGCGTCCATAAACTGCCGATTTAGCGGCATACACCGCTTCATTGACAGGGTCGCGTGCTTTGCGGGTTGAGCCGTCGCTACACGGTGATATAAACTCCATGGGCACATATCCGCAGAGCCAAGAGCGCAACACACGAGCACGAGTAAATAAGTCGTGCTCACTGTAGTCCAAGAAGTAATTGATTTCGTCTAAATACTCTAGTGCCGCTACCATACTTCGCCGAAGCATGATAGGACCACGATTACACGTTTCACCAATGTAAATGACGCCACGGTTAAGCTGCGGATCAAGCGGCGCCTCTACCGCTACTCCCATTTTGCCGACCCCATCGCCGTAGGTCAACCCGTGACAACAACGACCGCTCACGGCAATTAGATCGTTCATCTTTAAAAACGGACGAAGGAGTGCCATATTGAATCCCCGTTCAATCATCATCATATCTGCCTGAATCTCCAAGATGTATTCGCCGCGGCTACATAGAAAGCCGAGATTATCGGCGGCGGTCTCAAAGAGTGGTGCCAACGACCGCATCACCACCACATTTGTTAGAAGCGCAGGAAACTCTCCTAGACTAAACATTTCACGCACAATTTCTTCTGTTCTATCGGAGCAGGAATCTACAATAAGAATCATTTCGTACGGCATCTCTGTCACAGTATTTAGCACCGAACGTAGATTGCGTTCAATGATTGCCTCCTGATTGTAAATAGGGGTTACGACCGATATAGTAGGCACGGTGTTTGAGAAAGTTCTATTCAAAACAACCTCAATCTTAGGACCATCGGTAGGTTTATTGATGAATACACCCGCCGAATAACGGTCATTTGCTATTTTTGTATAGTCCATTTGATGAACTTTACAAAATCATGTTTAAACCAACCACGCTCTAGTGTAAAGGGAACAGTTTAGGAATACCGACGTTGAAGAAAGGACGGCACTGTTCAATACGTGTCCAAGTGAGCCGAAACAGTCCCTCAGCCGAGCAATACGACTGCCACCATTCACGACCAGCAATAGACATCTTAGACCATGTTTCTACCGACGTCTCTTTTACAATACGTGAGACATCAGCGGGCGTAGATGCTCTGAAGTAGTGAACTCCCTCCTTGGGTGCTACAAGATATCCCTTCATATCTACACCGTCCGTTACGATCGGTACGACACCGCAGGCGAAGTACTCAATTTCACGGTTACACTTGGGACCAAAACCAGGTAGGCAGAGACCAAAGCGCGCATGGCAGAGTTTATTCAGATATTCGGTCTGCGTATAAGGGTAGGGTGCGCCAGTGCTATCAATCGGCATAGAAAAGAGCTCTACGCATTTGCTCCAATCATGCTGGGTACGGTTCTTCTGCTGTACACCATTTTCAATCTTACCCAAAAACAGCGAAGAGATTGTACGCTTTGTGTAACCGAGCAGATTCTTCTTACTGGCGACGATGGATTCAATGGCACGCGGTGAGCGTGGCCAGAAACCCCAGACCGACTGACGTAATTTATGGGTATCAGGACCAGGTGGCGCACAATTACCGAACATAGCCATCTGGTACGAAGGCGGCGATGACCACCAGCGCGCAGTGGGGCGGTCGTATAAGAGAACCTCCCCAATCGCACCCCACCAACAATAGCCACTATCCTCGGTCTTCTCTACAGTTATATATTCACGCTCCGCCCAAATATCCACCATTTCACGAAATGTATCACCGCTATGTGACCATATTCCTTCAAGTGCCTTACCGGTGGGCACAAGAATACGTGGTATCTTATTACCCGTAGCCGCTGCCTTATCACGAATCACTTTGAGCATATCCTTGAAACCGAATTTCTTAACCGCGGCACCCACTTCGAGGAGCGCATTTTGTCGGCGGACCTCAATCGGCTCACGCTGAATGAGACCGCATACATAGTTGAGTTCAGCCGCACCGGCAAGATGAATACGGTCACCACGGGGCTTCTCGGCATAGTTAAATTCCATTACATAGGCGCCGGCAGGTGCCAGCCAGATATAGTCGAGTCCAGAGGACGCAGCGGAGCCAAAAATCCACGAGGCGTGGGCAAATGCTCGTCGGCGCACCGACGCTGTATCAGTCACCGATACATAGCGAATAATCCAGCCCTTCGCAAAGATATATTCCGCAACCGATTCCGCCCATTCCCGTGTACAGACCGCATCAGGAGCATCATCTACACAGAATACCGCAACGGGCATAGAGGGCTCTTCGTCCACCGGCTCAATAAGCTCACGCAGCAGCATAATATCTTCCGCCGAAACGAGCGAGTGCTCGGCAGACGGTGGCAAAGCCCATACATCCTCGGAATAATAGTTCATATCATCCATCATCGGCACAAGAGTGATATTGCCCTTCTCCGCCGAAGACCATACGCAATCGCGTAGAAACGGTGTAATATCGGCAAGTTGCGGTACTAGGAATTCAGGGACCGTCAGATTACACGACTTGAGTAGTCGCCGAATTGTTAGAACTTTAGGCAAATAGTGTAAAATCCACTGACTGAGGGTCGTCTTACATTCATCCGCAATAGGAATGGAGATGATAGACGGTACATGAATGGACGACATCATATTGCTAACACGAGCCGCTTCCCACGCACTCACCCACTCCTTATGCTGACCAACGAAGATATCCTTGAACGAGCTAATCAGTCCTTGGCGGTTGACGAATTTACCACCCTGAAAATGATAGAGCGGCAGAGCATCGGGCTTGGGTGTATACATATTTTGTTCGCCGGCTTGAAAGTTGTATAAATCAACTCCGTCGCCGTCGCCGGTATGCCGCAGCATTGTACAAATCGCCTTCGGAGCAGATTCGGATACAGAGAGAATTGGGCGAGGAAAAGACTTGCGGAATGCGGTGCGATTCCACATAGACTCCATCGCAACGGGGAGTTTTCCCACCGAATTCAGATTTTTACAGATACGCATAGATTGAATGGGGGTGGGGTCAACATAGAGAAACGCAGGGCGGTAGAGAACATCCTTCGGCTCGTAATTACGGATATTGGAATTGTGGAGATGTATAGTTTTAATAGAATAGGCGGGATTTACTACAAGGAACTTATGCCGAAGCATTACAACCGTAATAACGTTATCGCAACCGGATTGACCGAACGGAAAGCCGAGCTCCTCTTCGGTCGGTGTGAAGTTCATCGCATCACGGGCGAGAATCCACGTATCTTGGGAATCGGCACGTGGACCAAAGATGGTAGGTGCTCCTGCTCCACTCGTATCTTCCCAACGGAGCAACGCCAGAAAGAGCCGATTCTCTGCGAGAGAAATCTTCCATAGATATGACAGCGTCTCATTGAACCAGATATCCGAGTTGGAGAAGATAACGAACGCCCCAGCGGGCACACGCTCTTGTATCGCCATAAAGACATCGTAGTATCGCAGACGCTTACCGAGAACAACCTGTACAATTTTATCGCTCGAAGGCAAGTCGCTATACTCCACTTCGTTTAGAAGCAGAATATGGTCAATCCATGGACATTCTACATTCTTTTCTAAACATAGACGAATTTCACGTGCCCGTCGTGCGGTCGGATGCCGAAAGTACTGTTGAATGAGCCACGTCTGCGGAATGATGGAGTCATCGGAATCCGACGCAACAGAGACGAGTCGCACAGTTTCCATAGAACGTGCCCAGGCATCATACACAATACGGGTGCCAAGGTCCAGCCCTTCACGATCGCCGGCAGACGACCACGTCACCACGTTCATACGCAGTAAATGCGCGAGGCAGAGAATCACCTTCTCAACCGAGTCCTCACTTCGCACCGGCTCGCCTAAAAACGGGTAGTCATCGTGGAGTTCTTCCATCACCAATGTATGGTCCCATCGTAGACCACGATCCGCAAGAGATTCTATAATCGCCGACGGAGCCACAAGCAGACATTCTGTATTGTTGGAAAGCACAGCCGGTAGTACAGCCATCCAGGCATCTACGTCCGCATTGGCAGCAATGATGACCGCCACAAGTGCGGAAGCACCGACAACCTCAATCGCGGCAGGTTCATTGACAACACAATGCCAACGACCCCAACGGGCACCTTTTCCGAAGGAGGCTCGTGCCCATAGAAGATTTTTACGGTCTGAGGTAATATGTGACTCAGAACGTAAGATACGTATGGGTTTTCCAGTAATTGGATGGCGGGCTTCCATAGAATCAGTTATTTTTTATAACAGCGTTTAACCTTTAACCTCTCACTGCCGATAACCCTTCAAATGTGTAAAAGATAGACCAAACCAACCTTTGCCACCACATCCATTATAGCGTAAGAAATTGTAGTATACATTTTATCTATCTTTGAGTACTCTTCCATCCAATATACAATAGGATAGAGGGACCATACCGCAAGAGTTAAATAGATAGCGAGTTTTGTTTTTGTCTGCTGGAGTAAAATAGCAATAATTGGCAAAAAGGCGAGCATACCGAGGGCGAAATAGCCTTTGGATTCAAGTGGGTCCTTTGTCTTCGTGCCGAGGTAGCCGGCGACAATCATCAACAGGTCGCAGGCAATCATAGGCAAAATAACGGCAAGAGGTACATCGTTTGCGTAGAGAAGTGCTGCTAACATTAGGGGGGTGGTGAGCAACCAATCACTATGACGCCAGCGGTCAGAGTCTTCGGGATGTGCCATGATTTGCGAATACGCAATACAGGCGATGCTGGGAATTATGGAGAGTGCGGGCGAAGCGGAGAATGCCGTCAGAACAGATGTAATAAAAAAGATGGTGAATGCGGAGGAAACGGCAATACTATCCCACGAGCCGCCCTGTTTCACCTTTTGACCTATAAAAAATCCTGGAATGATGAGGCGAGGGGCGATAGCCGAAACAGCAGCACCCATTTACCCTTTTGTTAGAAAATTATGGATAATAGGCGGCGCCATAAACAACCGAGCCTTGTGCGGGCTCACCTACAACATAGGATACAAAGGTGGCTGATACGTAACCGGTTCCTGAAGGATAACCACCATCGGGCATCGCAATTTGAATACTGCTTTGAGTATAAAAGTATGGACCATAGGTCTGAATGAGCGCTCCGCTAATATCAACATCTACGTTGACAAAGGACGAAAATCCGGTTACAAATGTACTAAATAGATACATTTGCCATGTTAGATCAAGCACCGTTCCCGTAGAGTAAATATTTACACCACTGGGATCCAATACTGTATTATCATTAATAGATGATACGTTCAAGTTAAATGTATTTTGGTAAGGCCAGATATTTGTCAAACTTGTATATACATTACTATTATAGACACTATAGATGTATTCCATTTTATAGGCACTATCCGCAAGCATTGGAAACTGAGAATAGGTGGCATTATTGATAATTCCCCATCGGTTCAAATCAAGCGCCAATAGATTATTGTTTTGGGTATATCCCTGTGTATTTGTACTAATATCCAGTAAAATTACACCCTGTTGAAGAGTAGCATTTGAGAGTGTTGTTGGATTAAATGATATACGGTAGGTGCTATTGGCTAAATCGGCAATATTATTGACTTGAATCGTAAAATTACGGTAATTCACGAGATCAAGCAAGCCGGTAAAATTACTGGAATTGAGTTGAATCAGTTGTACCGCATTCACGGAGGAGACGGCGGCGGTCGCATTTGCCGCAATAGTTGAGATTTCACCTGATAATGAATAGAGCGCAGTGGAGATTTCACCGGATAATGAATAGAGCGCAGTGGAGATTTCACCCGATAGAGTATATAACGCGGTTGACACTACATAAGTTAGAGTAGATACAGCGCCATATACACTTGATGTAACAATATGGTCAATTATAGCCGTTTGCGTTGATAATGCGGTAGAAAGATAATATACATAGGCTGTATTTGTACTATTAATTAAATTTACAGTATATTGTTCTAATTCAATAAATGACGCATAAATACCTTCTAAGATACTACTCGTCGTGATTATACTTACTTGTTGGTTGAGACTGCTAATATTGGCGGTATTTTGTGCTGTAATAAAATAGATTGATGATACTTCACCTGATAAAGAGTTAATGGCACTTGATGTATAGTGTTTAAAGCTACTTAACTCGCCTGAAAGTGTACCGATGCTGCTACTAATATTTACAATTGCTCCTGATATATCAGCGATACTTGTTTGAAGATTTATAGATGTACTGAGCAGCGCATTATTCACTACAATTATAGACGTACTCACATCTTCTATAAAATTGTATGTATCTGTAATTTCTCCTGACAAACCTGCGGATGTGCTAAGCAATGCTGTATTGATAGATGTGCTAAAGTTTGCCAACTCCTGTTTTGTTGCTGATGTAGATGTAATGGATGATAATTGTTGAGTAGTCCAAGCCATGGTAGAATAAATATTGTAATTAATGTATTGAATGAGTAATGAAGAGGTCAAGGCGTCCTGTAATCCAATACCGGTACTCATAGTGGAGAGCCATAGTTGAACCGATGAATTGAGTATATTTAAATCGGAATTAAATGTTGAAACTGTTGCCAAAGAATTTACAGTACTATAACATGCATCTAATGTACTTTGATAATAGGAGTTCAATTGAATTTGAAACGAATTCGCAGTTGATAAAAACGCATCATTTAGATTGGTTGATATATTTAGACAAGTATCTAAGTAATAAAATGTAGTACTAAATGATGAATATGTATAATGTGTAAGAGTACTTACTTCGCCAGATAGAGTATACACCTGAGTAGATAATATATTCACTTTATTGTTTGTACTTTGAAGAGCATTACCGATAGAGGTACTCAATATACTCAAGGTGGGAGGAATCAAACTATTACTCCAATATGTTTGACCCTGTCCGTTCGCATAAAGTGTATAAAGTGAGGAAATAGGATAATTTCCTGCAGTGCGAAAATTTAATTGCTGAAGCAATAAAGCATTCAAATTCGCCCCCGTAGGATACGCCATTCTAACGTTGTAGGGCATTTTTGCCTGCGGTACGAATCCGCAGCATCTAAAAACAACTTATAGACGTAGAGTAAGAGTAACATGTCCAATTCAGGAGGACTTCTCCAATTAGTAGCAACCGGACGTCAAGACATCTATCTTTCCGGTAATCCACAGACTACGTTTTTCAAACAAGTGTATCGGCGGTATACAAACTTTAGTATTGAGACCCAGCGTATTCCGTTTGATTCGGCGGTTGATTTTGGCAAACTAATTACGGTCACGGTACCGCGTCAAGGCGATCTTCTATCACAGGTCTACTTACAGATAAATTTACCGCAAATTACGCCACAGGGACCTCAGCCTTATCCACAGGGCGTGATTACTGAGGCACCGACCGATTATGCACAGATTACCAATTCAGTGAGTTGGGTCAATGGTGTCGGTTATGCGATGATTGATTATATTAGTATTTGGATTGGTCAGCAGGAGGTGGACCGTCATTACGGCGAATGGATGTATCTTTGGACACAGTTATCTACACCGGGGTCAAAGAGAGATGGTATTAATTTTATGACGGGAACCCAAGAGGTGTTTAATGACCAGTCGCAATCGGGTCCGCTCAATCTCCTTGTGCCGCTAGACTTCTGGTTTTGTAAGAATCCAGGTCTCGCCTTGCCGCTCATTGCGCTCCAGGCGACACCGGTACGATTTTATATCCGACTCAAGAACGGTAATGATATGGTCTTTAGCAACTCATTGGAAAACGCAGTGCTCAGCGGCTCACAGAATCCTCCAACTACGCTCACCCAGAATCCGGTCATCATTACCGATATGGTGATGTGGGGCGATTATATTTATTTGGATACGGATGAACGTCGTCGCTTCGTCTCGTCCCGCCACGAATATCTTATTGAGCAGGTCCAGCAGCAGAAACGTTATAGTATTCCACTGAATACGACTCGTATTTCGGTTCCTCTGGTCTTCAATAATCCGATCAAGGAGATGATTTGGGTGGTCAATGAGGACCGTATGTTACAGGCACACGAATGGTTTAATTATGGTAGCCGTATGTTGAATGAGACCGGTATTCCTAACTTGGACATTATTGCCACAGCGCTTCTTCAGTTTGATGGCTACGATCGGTTTGAGGAGCAATCGGCACAGTATTTCCGTCTAATGCAGCCCTGGCAACGTCATACAGCCATTCCAAACGATTTTATCTACGTATATTCCTTTAGCTTAGCCCCGGAGGTAGAGCAACCTATGGGTACTTGTAACGGCAGTCGGTTGGATTCTATCGTATTACAATTGGCAATGAATCCACAGGTAAAATCGTACCCTGCCGGTGTCACCACGTATGCGACAAATTACAATGTACTACGTATTGTTGCTGGTTTGGGCGGCGTTCTATTCACTGTATAAATTAAGATAAAAACCATTAGAGATGTCGTCCGATGGTCTGACACCACCGCCGGTCCCGCCGGCACCACCAGCACCACCGGCGCCACCATCACCCGCGGTGCCACCCTTACCACCAAATCCCAACTCGTCCAAGCAGGACGGTACAGAAGGACATGTTGGAGGTAAAACACCGCATCATATTTCGGACATTGATACGTGGAAGCATCCAGACCGAAATTATTTTGTGTTTGTGATTCTCTCTGTATTGTTAGGACTTCTAGGTGTAGACCATTTTTATTTACGTAGTTTTCATACTGGTATGATGAAACTCATATTTAATGTATTTACTCTTGGAATGTGGCATTATTGGGATTTAATACAGATTGTATACGATGGGAAAAAAATACGTAAGGAGGGTCTTACGTCGCCGTTTGATTGGATATGTGGCATTGGACGCGGTGTCTTTATGGAGAATAATGAAAAGCCAAAATTTGTAGCAGAAAAGTCGTACCTTGTTTATGCGGCACTTGCTATATTTTTCGGATTTCTAGGAGCGGATAAGTTTTATATGGGCGATATGTGGCAGGGTATAGCAAAAGTCCTCAGTGTATTTAATATCTTCCTTTTCTTGTTTGGATTTTTATGGGTCTTATGGGATAGCATTCATGCGCTCTTTATGACGAAGAGTATTTTAGAGAATGGTATTTCAGCGCCGCTGCCCTACAGTATATTTTTCAGAGAGCCGATTGATGGTAAAAAGTTCTTAGTGACGCATCCTGTAGATTCAGTAAGTGGAGGATTTAACTTTGAAGCCATGATTCCAACAATACCTATACCTACAATATCGTATAAAGGATTATACAATGATTTGGTTGTGCCATTTATGACACCGACAGTTGTGGCAGCTATTCATGCGAGCAAGTCGGCGGATGAAATATTAAAGATGCCTGAATTTCCCGATGCGCCTACGATGCCAGGATTAGCAAAGTATGGACTTCCAACATCGTTGCCCAAACTACCTGAAACACCATCGGTAGGAATCGGAATGCCTATATCTCAAGCACCTGCTCCTGCTCCTACTCCTGCTCCTGCTTCTGCTCCTGCTCCCGCAGCAAACCCATCTGCGCCGCCTACGCCAAATATGAAGGCAGAGTTTGCCCCCACTCCGGTTCAAGCCGGCGGCGGAGCACGCAATGAATTCTCTGCGGGACCAGGACCCGCAATCGCCGGCGTTCTTACCGCAGTAGTCATCGCAGGAGGTCTAAAAGGATTTTATGACATTATAAGTAATCAATACGGATGAAGATGTTAGATACGCAGGACGATTTTGAAGCGATGTGGCAGGCGGATCCGAAAGCCCCTGCCCTCGATGGTATGCGAACGTCCGATAAGACCTTTCTCGTATATTTTACAGCGACGTGGTGCGGCTATTGCCGTAATATCAATCTTACGGAGGTAGATAAGGTCGCCACGGCGAAGGGGCTCACTCTATGGAAATGCGAGCATACGAAAAACGATTATACCGCCGGTTTCTGTGGCGTCCGAGGATTTCCTACCTTTATGGCATTCCGTCCTAAGAAGGTCGTGGACCAGTTTCAGGGCAGCAATACTGAGGAGATTTGCCAATGGATTGAATCTCTCTAATTAATAAGTAAATGAATGTGGAGCGGACTATCATCATTGGGGGTGGTCTGGCTGGTCTATCTATTGCAGAATATCTTGCCAACAAGACATCCCGCAATAACGTACTCGTCTTGGAACAATATAAGGCTTGGGGCGGAAGAGTGCTCACCTATCGTGATGAATCTAAAGGGATCCAGTACGAAATTGGAGCCGGTCGCATTTTTCATGAACATAAGCGGGTCGCAGCCCTGGTCCGTCGGTTCGGACTGCACACCTATCCTATATCGACCGACAGTACAACCCCTAGCGGACACCCCAATCACTTTCTACAACTCTTTGAGCCCATCCGGCATATTCTAGAAGCACTCCCCGCCAACGTACTTGCGATCCATACCGTCGCCGACCTCGTCCCAAAGGAATTACACTCCGTTCTCAACTACTATCCATACTGGTCCGAATTTAATCTGATGCGTGCCGATCTCGCCCTCAATCTCTTTAAGCCCAAAGCCACCATGGGTGCCACCGGCGCAAGCGACTATTACGGATTACAAGAAGGATTAGACGCTCTCGTCACGAATCTTCATACCGCTGCCTTAGAAGCGGGTGCCGTCCTCAAAAATCGTCATACGGTTACAAACATCCAGCGACTTGCCCCCGATTTGTTTGAAATCACCGGACTCCGTGGCAAGAAGGCGAACCAGATACCGTTCAAGTATCAGGCGTCTAGAGTTATCATCGCAACATGCCGTTGTGGATATAGCGATTTTAGTATTTTAAAAGATATGCCCTTGATGAAACAGTTGGCAACGGGCGCACTCACACGCATTTACGCTGTATATCAACCACCGTTAGATATAACCGAAAAAGTAGTAACCGATAGCCCACTGCGGTATATTATTCCTATTAGCCCAAAATCCGGTTTGATTATGATTTCGTATACAGATGGTGATGATACACATTACTGGAATAATTTAGACGGAGACGCATTGGAAGATGCTATTCATAAAGAACTCACAAAACTATTTCCCGATAAAGTTATACCCAAGGCTACATATTTGAAGAAGCATGAGTGGCCAAACGGATGTACATATTGGTTACCTGGTAACTATAGTCCTGAAGAGGCATCTAAAATAGCACATAATCCCGAGCCGAATCTCTATTTGACCGGCGAGTCAGTCAGTCTTACACAGACGTGGATGGAGGGAGCGTTAGAATCGGCGGAGTATTTAGCCACTTTACTAAAATAATCCCAACCCCATATAAGGATGGCAAAATTTAAGCCTATCAAAGGTATAGGGCTATTCCTATTAATTGCGCTCGTCGCAACGCTCGCAATTATAGCATTATTCGTACATTGGGGCGGACATAACGCACCTAGAATCCAGGATATTTGGGTGATTAATCTTGATAAGGAAGCAGACCGTTGGCAGAATATTCAGGCAAAGACCCATCATATTCAACCGATGGTTCACCGATGGTCAGCGACCTACGGCAAGGATTTAACACGAGACCAAGCACAGAAATACGGTGTAGGGTACGTTGTAACACTCTCACGTGATTTTGACAAGGATGCGAAGACAGATAGAATTACATCGGCAAACGTAGGCGCAGTCGGTTGCTGGATTTCGCATAAGAGACTTCTAACATATTTATCAGAGCAGCCCGCCGACGATAATGTAGGGCATCTCATTTGCGAGGACGACGCCGAGTTTTCTACCGATTTCTTAACGGGAAATGATGCTTGGTCTAAGGTATCAAAGAATATTCCTGGCGATTGGGATATGGTCTTTTTAGGAATTAAGAAGCCGATTATAGGTACAACGGTAGCACCTGGTGTGAAGAAGATGAAAACTACGTACAATAAGGGCAACTGGGGCGCGCACGCGTATCTTGTACGTCACGGTGCCCTGAAGACGAAGATTTTACCGAGCATCAAGCGCATGACAGATGAGATTGATGTTCACTATGATATGATGGCAGACCATTGGAATATTTATATATGTGATCCACCCACTGTGCGATACAATGACAAACTTGCTGCGAAATCAAGTATTAATAATGTTAATGTATAGCTAAAATGGTAGATTTACTACTTATTTCATCGTCAGGATTAATAATACCAGGGCGAATACAGTATGCATTCATATCACCAAAGAGTGTATTATATTGTTCGTCAATTGCGTCGGTCATAAAACGGAGAGCTGGTAGAAACTTGGTTTTTATAGAACCGTGTTTCACTAAATAAGCGTGTGTACCGTACTGGTCCTTTTTGTTGGGAATAAGTTTAATGATATTATCTGCAATTGGAGTACCTTCTACATTGCCACCCATTCCTAAATAGATTATATCCCAGTCTCCAGGAATATTCTTTGATACCTTAGACCATACATCTGTACCCGATAGGAAATCTTCGGGCACATTGACGTCGTCCTCAAGAACAAGATGACCATAGTCATTTTGACAGTCGAGTGTTGCTAAGTGCTGTAGTAGACGCTTATGGGATAGCCAGCAACCCACGACACCTTTATTTATAATTTCTTCGCGCTTATTTTGGAGCGTAGTTAAATAGTAGCCAACGCCCTCATTATGAACCTGATCACGGTCAGTAATAGTCTTGCCGTCCATTGCGGGAAAGCGATGTATCATATCACCAAATCGGATCGTAGTATCACGCATATGTGCCCAGCGGTCAGGAGCACGGTCTAGATTAATAATCCAGATATCATCAATGCGGGCGGGACTAAATGGGCTGAACATACGATAGAAAAAAAATCCAATCAACCCCGTGACCATCAGCCATAGAATGAAATTATACAATTTCTGGGGTTTCATTCTAGTATATACAATTAAAAAATCAGCGGGGGCACTATTCCGTTGTTGCTGTGGCGAGCCGGTCTGCCTCTGCGTTTCCTCGTGACGCAAAGTCGACCCCGTTGGTATGAGCCGGCACATGGACCATGGATGTGACTAAACGAATCCCTTTCCACGCCACCCACATGGGTTGAATGATATCCTGGTGTAGAACGGGCTTGCCATCCGCTTTCCGCCATCCTTTCCGTTCCCAACCCTCACACCATTTCAAGAGCACATCAATGCTATATTTTGAATCGGTGTAAATAGTTGCTCCTGTATGCCGACCATCCGCAATATAACGAATAACATACTCAAGGGCGCGCAGCTCCGCTCGCTGATTGGTTTGCGGCTCGTGTCCCGGAATCACAGCTGAATATTGATGAATCGTTGTAGTTCCATCACAAATATGAACACCGAAGCCCGCTTTTGCCCCTACACGTCCATTATTCCGTGCCGAGCCGTCGCAGAATAATGATATGCCCATTTACCATCCGAGCAGAAAAAGAAAATGCTCATCATTTTTTAGAGTGATGTCGGCGATTCCAGATGTACCACGCCATCTTTTTCATCTTCTCGCCGTTGGACCTTTGTTTGTTTACGTAGGATTACAGCGTGAGAACACTCCAGAACACGTATTTACCGCTCTCGGCGTTCTAGGTCTGATTGTTCTATTCTACCATTCGTACAAGGCGTATCTCAAGTTAAAGGACGGACAGAGCGCCTGGATAAACTGGATTCATATTCTACTCGTAGCCCCGCTCCTCCTCATTCTAGGTTACTTGAAAAAAGACGCAAACCGACGCTATTTTGAGATGATGCTTCTACTGGGCTTTGCGGCGATTGGATACCATGGGCTCTACTTAATTCGCGAAATGATATTTAATTGATCGGTGCTCGCCATCTGTTCAAAGCACGTAATACTATGATATAGATATGCGGAGGAGGATGAGAAATGCTCTTGACATCCTACACACGCTTCGCCACGGACATACGAAGGAATCCATTCGGCGGCGTGTGTACGCGCATAATGAATTAGCATATTAGACTTCGCCTTTGTGACTTGTCCACAACCCTCATGGGGACACTTGAACGAAACGCCGACAACTGGATTTTCCTTTAAGCCGCCTAGCATCTCCTTCTCTTTATCAGTCAACTTTGTATCATTTGCGTGTTTTGTAGCCAAATGATTCAAGTAACCAGAACGTTGTAGAAATTGCGGAGTATCATTACAACGATTACATTGGAATGGCAGCCGAGTACTATGATTCTTCATAATATGATAATACATAGTATTCTGTTTCATAGTAATCTTACCACATCCATTATGAGGGCAAACATAATCTCCATCATTATTTTTGATATACTTAATAATATTATTATTTACAGAAGGAGTATTGACACATTCTACAGACATATTTAAGGATATTTTGTGTGATAATTGTATAACCACGTTCAAAGACTTCAATTTTTTGCCGAAAATGTCCTCACAACCAAAGATCGCAATTCTTACAATGGTGATTGGTGCCGATTATACAAAAGCAATGGAGCCAGGTCTCCAGACGAAGCGCGAGTATGCGAAGAAGCACGGTTACGACCTTCATGTCGGCGGCAAAGAGGTATGGGACCGCAGCCGACCCATTCCGTGGTCAAAACTTCGTTTTATCCTAAACTATATTGACCAATACGATTATCTTTTTTGGTCCGATGCCGATGTAATCATTACGAACCAGGACCTTCCTCTTACAACACACGTCCTTCCCCTCCTGCCGCCCCATAAAGACCTCCTATGGACGCGGGATGTTGTCGGCAATCTCAATTCAGGCAATATGCTCTTAAGGGGCAAGTCGGCGTGGCTCAAAGACTTTATTCATCGTACCTACCAACAGACACAGTTCATCCACCATATTTGGTGGGAGAATAAGGCGATGATACACACGGCGGAGCAGAATCCTCAAGACGCCGCCAAGATTGAGACTATCACCAATCACGCCCTGTTTAACGCATATCTGTTCGGTCCGAAAAATCTCGCCACCGACCCATCCGTCCGCCTCTTCCAACCAGGCGATTTTCTAATCCATTTTGCGGGCGTGGCGGACCAATGGAATATTTACCGAATGATGCGGTACATGCTTCATTGTCTGAAAACCAGGACACCACATGATACAAAACTATTAGATAGTTGGTATGTGACACCCATTAAATCGCAGCAGGATGCGGAAGCAACGATTCAAAATATAGTACCAAAGTAAGGGATGTCCAAAGAGATTTGGATTTATTTAATAGCATTGATTGTGGTGTTATTTATATTTGGGGATGCCCGCTCAAAACATATGCTGACGATTTCTCCCGAAAAGGCGGCGAGCATTGAGTACGAAAACTGGCCGTCATGGGATACCATAGATAAGCCTGGTACTCGTATTCGTGTTCTTTGGATTTTACACGATTATGTACCATTTGTGAATGCGGGTTCAGAGATATGCGCACATACTATTAATAAGCATCTCTTACGTAAGCCGTATTTGTACGATATTTGGGTCGGCACTCCTGGCTACCCGAATAAGACTTATGAAGGTGTACGCTGTTTTGACTTATACAATACCCAAATTTTGTTTGAACTCCTGAAAGATACACACGTATTGATGAGCCATTCTTATTTTTACCGTAAACAGTCCTTATGGATAGCACATAAGTTTGGAATACCATTTCTAGAGTGGGTACATACAGATAATTATGTACGTGCGGTCGGACCGTATTGGTTTGATGAGCGGTTGAAGGGGCGTCAATGGGCAATTTTCAATTCGCATAGTTTGAAGGCATCCCGAAAGGATTTACCAGATGATACTATTCGTATTGTAAGACCACCGGTAGATTATCGTAAGTACGGCATCTATCATAGCCATCTAGACGAGCCAAAGAAAGAAGCGAAGTATGTGACACTGAGTAACGTAAACGAGAATAAGGGTGGACTGTTGCTTATACAATTAGCAAAGGCGATGCCTGAGCAGGAGTTTTTAGGTATTATTGGCGGATATCGTAAGCAAATCACTGATAAAACACTCCCGAATCTCAAATATATTGAGCATACAACTCAAATCAAGGACGTATATGAGCAGACCTGGGTCATGATTATGCCGTCTAAGGAGGAGACATGGGGTCGCACAGCAGTAGAGGCAATGTCTTCCGGTATCCCTCTCGTTGTCTCTCCTACTCCTGGACTTATGGAATGCTGTGGTGATGCTGCGTTATACTGTGACCGTACCAATTTAGCGGAGTGGGTCAAAACTCTACGTAAGCTCAAACAGGACCGTGAATTCTATAATCAGCGGTCCTCTATTTCTCTACAACACGCTCGGTCTCTGGACCCCACAGACGAATTGGCGGATCTAGAAACGTGGATTGAGAAGACGGTCCTCAAAGCGGGCGTACATAAGGAAAAAGAGTGTTCGTTCCTAGAGAAAAATCTTCTATTTAGATAGAAACCGATATGGCGAACCGCACTCGTAAGAATCGCAATAACAACAGCAGCAACACCAACATGGCAGGCGGTGCGAAGATGCGCCGCACCATGATGTCCCGAGTTGGCACCCGCGCGCAGGTCTGGCACGGCACAGCGCACCACACAAGCGGCGGACTGACACTCTCGGACCTCAAGAAGAACAAGCACGGACGCATTGTAAGCCGCAAGGCGTCGGCGGCGGGCAAGAAGGCGCTCAAGCACCTCGTCAAGGCGGGCTTCAAGGCGAAGAAGGGCACGTTCAAGCTCTTCCACTGAGCACCCTACTAACTGCGGAAAATCTCCGACAATTATAGAATGAACGTTACCCGTAATAACCGTAAATCAAATACAGCACGAGCTGTACGCAATAATCGTCGTAATCGCACATCTCGTGTCCCGAAATATGCGAATACAATGCACGGACTCAACAAGTGGCACGAGTATGCCTTTGAGAAGCTCGGCTGGATAGTACTCATGAAGGCGAAGGGCTACAATAGCAAGGTTGTAGAGTACAAGAAGATGCTTGCCCATCTCCTCAAGTCGTTAGAGCACGTCCGTTCCGAGTACCAGAATGCGAATCGCAAGCACGACCTCAATGTGCTCCATATGAATGTCATTGAACTCCACCACTTCGTGATGAAGCACTTATAAACCGATACCCGAGCGTTCCATAATATGCGTTCCTACACGAATTAGACGTATACCTTTACGAAAACGGCTACTATCTGTTTCTAATTCGGAATCGGCAATCTTATGCCAAAAGAGCGACCACCGAGTCTCTCCAATATCGGTTACAACCAACCCAAGCCCTTGCTCGCCCGTTGCCTTCACAATAAGCGACCAATCCCCAGACATGACAAATCCTTCGTGCCCGTTACGCCCAGGTAACCGGTGAATCATATCGTACATGGTATGCGCCGGCACTCCTACAGGAAAGAAGATAGCATCCGGAATCGTAGGGATTTCAATATTCTCGCCGAGCCATACACGGGTAAAAAGTATCCGCCCCTCGCCAAGCACTCCATCCATAAATGTTAGAAATCCAGGTGGTGCTTTGGGGGAACCGACGCCAAAGACGATTAACACCGACCCATTTACACCGAGACCCTGACTCATACCCTTGATAATAGTAGCGAGACACGACCATTCCTTGCCCGTTGCGCTAGGACGAACTACGAACGTCCAGTCATGCTCAAGTTCTAGTGTATCTACACCGGCACCACAGATGAGAATACGGCACGCATAGGGCGAGCCGGATATGAACTCCCAGGGAATCCAGCCGTTTTGTTCATTACAAAAGCAATAGAGTGCTCGACCGACAAGTGAACATCCTAGACCTTCAAGCTCCATCGCACGTCCTATAAAAACAAAGCCTCTTTATAAGAGGCGATGAACGCAGTAGAAGCGATTGTAGGATCCGCCTTAGCAGTAGGTATCCTAGATGCCGGTTGGCTCACCTTACACTATAATTATCATAGAGACCTGTTCTATAAGATTCAGAAATCGGAGCTCAATCCCCGTATTGTCCCCGCCGCCCTTATATATCTCCTCATCCCCGTCGCCATTTTTCTCTACGCAGTGAAGGATGCCACAAGTACGAAAGAGGCGGCTCTCAAGGGCGCACTCATTGGCTTCATTCTTTATGCGTTTTATGACTTGACGAATTTCGCCACACTCTCAAACTATACGTTAGATATGACCCTCACCGATATTGCGTGGGGTACGGCGGTCTGTACGGCAGGTGCCGTGGTGGGGTACAAGTTTTATACCCGCTAAACGCAACCGCTCACAAATGATTTAAAGACTTCACACGAATCTTATTTCGTGAGGAACTCCACCTCACAAACATCTATAGTACAGTGGTAGTATATTGCTCTCTCACAGCAGCGGCGCGGGTTCGATTCCCGCTAGGTGTATTTTATTCCATATCAGTATCTGGTATGAGATAAAACAGTCTAAAGCCTTCACACGATTCTCCTATTGTGGGTAAAACCAAGCCCCACAAAACACCTATAGTATAGTGGTAGTATATGGCTCTTCCAAAGCCATGGCGCGGGTCCGATTCCCGCTGGGTGTACTCCTTATTTCATATCAGTCTCTGACCTGAAATAAACCTGCTCCCCGAATAGGAAGACATGAAGGCGTATGCTATATTTTTCTTAACAATGAAGATCGCGTTGGTGATTCAGTTTATACTCATTATCGCCAAACGACAGACCCGTAACTCCATTATCTACATAATAACGGAAATCGTCTTCAAGACGGCGCTCTTTCTCTTTATAGAGTGGTTTACATTCCATAATAATTTCGGCATTAACTTTGAGGATAAGATTATTATATCGTTCGGTGGAGGCTTACTCTTCTACGATGCCTGCTTTAACGATATTCCTAACTTGATTGACCAATTGCGTAAAAATCACCCAAATCTCCTACCAGAATGGCTACTAGGAGGCGTTGAGACAAATATTAATAAGATTAAGTCGTACAGCCAGAACTAATCTAAATAAACGGATTATATGCCCATTGGAGTAACGCCTGGCGTTCCCGCACTGAGCACCCAATCTCCCCAGGCGAGCAGTGGGCTTTCACCGAGCCGGCGTGGCGCGCAAACGAGCGCCAGCGACCAATCTGAACCTTATCAAGCGCCGGCAACCTGCGACCAAGCCAGTAGCGGCAGTACCACTGGAACCACCCGCGCTCGTCAGGATTCTGTGCCGAGTCCGCCAAAATCGCCCGTCCCTCTACAGCAGTCACGTGCCGACCCCTCGCCGGCGCCCAGCCTTTCTCTTTCCATACCGACAACGGTTGGCGAGAGCCCACCTTAAAGTAATTGACCGACACGTCCGCCACGGGCGACAACCGACCCGCCGCCGCTGCGTACAAAAACCACTCGCGCGGGAACTCGTCGGTACAGTCGTTGAGATACCGTCCCTCAAATACCCCCATAAAGAGCATCTCCGCCGGCGTCAGCGCCGGCTTGAAGCCCTCCGCGAACCCTTCGCCCGGATTTTCCTCCAAAACATATTCATACCGTCTAAGCAGTGACATTTTTCCGCCGCCCTTCACCCGAGTACCGCGCGAAAACGCCGCTAAGGGGGGACCCTTCTTCGCCGCCGCCACGATCGCCTCAACAGTCGGCATTCTTCTAACATCTCCGCACAAAAAATGAAACCGGCACCCACCTAAGAGCCTTTTAGTCAGCAATATGCCGCCCAAAAAAGTTACGATTACCCCTGGACAATCGTCTATTCAAGTATTCTTTCATAAGCCTGTCGCCGCTCCCGCAAAGCCCGATACGACATCTACTACGCCATTGTTAGAAATCCAGGCTCCCTCTATAAATCCGAATGTTGCGGCATTTATGGAGAGTTTGACACCGAGTGAACGTATTGCGCATAAAATTGCGAAAGAAAAATTAGGCACTAGCTATGATATTACTAGAACACATGGATTCGTGCGTTGGTCGGCTCGCACATAATTTCTTAAAAATATGAACCGATTTTTTGCTTACATCGTTTTTCAAATCGGAAATCCAATTACGTAGATATTTATTGCCATCGTAAATTTGGTTAGCATCAATGAGGTCAACAATAGGCACCCATCGGCATTCACAGATTTCATTTGGTGGAGGGGGATGTGCTTTGACTTTATTCATATCGGTTTTTAGTGTAGCGTATCGGAATAAATATGATTGAGAGCCCTTGCTGACACGAAAGACTTCACTGTAAACCTTATAATCAGAGGCGACCAAACCCGTTTCTTCATTACATTCACGGGTCGCCGTCACGAGATCATCGTTTTTATCATCATCTTCTTTATGACCTTTAGGGAAGCCCCATTTCTTTGAACGGGAATCCTTCACAAGAAGCGTATGAGTACATTCGGGTGAGAGAATGATAAAACCGGCTCCAACGTAGGACATTGAAGGCTGTGTCACCTAATTGGATAAATACATTTATTTTTAAACTGTAACTACATTGAAAAATTGTTTTTACCGCTACTGGGGGTCGAACCCAGGACATTCGCCTTAGAAGGGCGACGCTCTTCCACTGAGCTATAGCGGCAGTTTTTCAGAATTAATGGTATTGATATATGCCCCTCAACTACTACTTACCGCATATATCCGTCATGCCCAACCGTCGGAATCCGACTAACATGACACGTCCGCCATTTAATACTCCTATTTAACCACGAGTTGCTCATTCGGATTTTGTTACTATCAATTTTTTTCCTACAGCGGCGGCGACGGACTGAAAAACGGGTACCACTGATAGTTATACCAAACAGTAGATTGCTGTAGGGTACCCTAGTTCAGGTTTTTTAGACTGGTTTGCTCCAGTTGCAATATGTTCATAATGATGAATGCTGTGCGGTTCCTTTGTATAGTCAGGGACCGTTTCTTCTCTTGGTTATGGTTCCCAAGAGAAGTGTCATTATTCAACAAGACTTGCTGTGCGGTTCCTAGACAGGAACCGGTGCGGAATTAATAGATTATATATGTAAGGTGATCAGGCTTCTATATAATTTCTTAAACCGCTTCGTTTTGTCTCCACTTTGCCGAGACAAAACTTAACGGGGCTCGTTGGTCGCGTCCGACCGATTATACAAATAGTTGATTGCTGTATGAGCCCCTTGTTCTTCAGGATTCCTCGACGTGTAATAATTTGATCGCTGTATGAATCCTTAGAGCCGCACCGCCGCGGCTGAGACTTGGCAAATCCGATTTTGTCCCTATCAATTTTTTCCTACAATAGAGGAAAAATTTTTGTTCTTTTTTTTGTGTTTTATATTTTGTATTCTTTTTTTTGTGTTGATTTTTACGCAGTACCAATGACTAAACGGATCCGCTCGCGTACCGGCAGGTACTTAGGGTCATCTAGCTCCAGCCGTAGCATCTCGTACGCTGTCATCTGACGCGGACCCTCCTTCATGAGAATCTCAAACTGCGTGGGGGACCAGCCAGAGAGCATAATCACGCCAGGCGTGTCCGCGGTCGCGTGGAAGTCGGTCTGCGGGTCGGCTCGCAGGTTCCAGATGACGATGCGGGGTACAGTGAATCCCTGTCCAGGTCCCCACATATCCTCACCAGCACGCCGAAACGCTTCCTGAATCATCTGGATGTGCGTCTGCCACCCAGCTGTCTTAACTACATGTCGGTAAGAGTTGCCGGTATAGCTGCTGGTCTCCGAAGAGGAACACGCCTGGTCCCACCCCATATCCGTGAGGACGATGAGATTTTCGGGCTCTTGCCCAGGGCGCACACGCTTATTTTTGAGTGTCTCAAGAATAAGGTCCATTGCCTTCTGGAAGTCGGTACTCAGACCCTGACCGCATCCACTTTTCTCAATGGTCTGAATCCGCTCAAACAGGTCCGAGCCGGCTTCAAAGTGGTGCCAGGTAGGATTGGAGTCAAAGGTCATCAGTCGGTCCTTGAACTCGTCAGAGCAGACCTGAGAGCCGAGGATGCCGAGTGCCATGGAGACCCAATAGGGCGTGCCTGACATTGAGCCACTGAAGTCGCTCATGAAGATGGAACGACCGAGACCGCCGTTACTCTTTACCTTCTCCACCATCGAACGCCAGATCGCGTTGAGCTGGTCCTTTTCGGCGGAAGATAGGCTGGACTCCTCAGCAGCTCTCATGACCACCTCGTGAGGGAAGAGCGTATCAGCACCGTGAACCTTCGCTTCACCCTTTGCTGCCTTGGCGAAGTGCTGCTGGAATTTGTAGCGGCACTCCATACGCTTCTCATTGTCAGGGTAGCGGTACTCGCCGTTGGGCTCTCCCTTCTTACTCTTGTATGTGGATGGCAGATTGAGGAACGCCTTGGAGTAGAGCTTGCCGGCACGACCAGGTACGCTTGCTGGTACAATCTCATCCCATCGGTCGGTACACATCAGTACCTCTACCGTATTAAGTTTGGCGTTGAGATCAGCAGTTAGCCGGCGGTAGTGTGACATCTGCCCGCTATGCTTTTCAACCAACTGCCGTGGAAAGAGCACATTTGCGAGACGCTTCGCTATCTCGCTATGCTTGCTTCCCTCACGGGGTGCCCACTTGGCAGCGAGCGTCTTGGGCTTCTCCAACTTGGACTCCTGGTAGAGCGTTGTGGCGTAGAACTCCACAATCGCCTTAGAGACCTCTGGCTGGGTGTTCTCAGCGAGGACCACTAGGTCGTTCCAGCAGCCGTAAGTAGGAATGAGCTCCAGTAGTGCCTTGGCGACTATCGGATTCGTCTCACACAGACGGCTGTAGAGCGTCTGGAAGATATCGCGCTCACCCTTGCCACCACGAATGTTGCGGCTGTGGAAGGCGATGACAAAGGCGTCTTCTAGTGCCTCCTGCGTTTTGAGAGCGAGCACACTGTCCAACGCAGATGACAGTGAGGTGGTGTTCGCACCACGGACGCATTTGACCGAGAGGTCTAGGCGTGGGTCGCCGCTGCTGGCGAATACATCGGAGCCCTTGACGCCGATAGTAGGAAGGGGAATGGAAGGGGAGACGGAGGGGGAGAAGGAGGTATACATTTCGAAGAAGGAAGAAAGAAGAAGGAAGGCTGTAGTACGGACTCAACGATTGTTAGAAATGCCAGATTTTACTTCAATTTTTTTAGTCGGTCAATTTTTACCATAAAAGGTCTAAAGTCGTCGCCATTGTTATCTATTGGGGCGAAATGCTTCACTTACGCGAGGATCGCATAGCTTGGTATTGCGTTCGTCTCAAGAACGAATGGAGAAAATCCGCGTGGGTTCAAATCCCACTTCTCGCACGCCTTTTTTTACTTCGGAATCCGAACTAAACCAAGGTTATTATATATAATAAAATTGAACAGCCTGAATAAGGGCTAAGGTTCCAAACGGTTATAATGTCTTAGAAGGTGGATCTGGTGGAGCAGGATTCAAAGGTAAGAAACACACTGCTGAAATTATTGAAAAAATACGAGAGGCTTCACGAAAACGTTTAGAGACATCTGCTCAAAGATTAGCAAATTCACAGCTTATAAAAGATTATTATAAAAATCCTGAAAATAGAATTAAACAATCAAATGCTATGAAAGTATCTGAAAAATTTAAACAAGCTGTTAAAGATGGTAGAGTTGGTGGCAATCCACATAAATCATTGCCAAGTGAAGATATAAAGAAGAAGATAAGCAATAGTTTGAAAAATTACTATACCGATGAGAATATTAAAAAACTTAGAGAATCTATGGCAAAGGCACTAGGAAAATCAGTATCACAATATACTACCGATGGAACTTTAGTAGCAACATATACAAGTATATCGGAAGCAGGTCGTGCTCTAGGTAAATCACGAGGTCATTCAATAAATCTTGTCCTATCTGGTAAGAATAAAACTGCATATGGATTTGTGTGGAAATATCAATTCTAGTCTACAAAAATTGAGCCTATGAAAAAATTGAAACTCAGCAGGCAAATAAAATCAATTATCGCCCTCAATCCCTAATCCTCCCTTCTCAGACATGTACCATTATACCTCCTTTCCTTCCCGCTTCGCTGTCTTCCGTGGTCCTTACCATCCTTCGCTCCGCACGGAGTTGATGGAGTCTATCATGATCTTTGAATCTACGCCGTCCGCTGACGACAGCTTCTACACTGCCACAATACGCTCTTATCAGGGCGAGATTGTCGGCGATGACCATCCGCCTGATAAGACGGTCCGCCAGATAAAGATTCACTCGCCGCTGCGTGCAAATTACCATGGCATCCCATTTAGCCCATCAAATGAACGCTTTGTCGTGCTACCCTTCCGTGTGGAGATAAATTCCAACTGGGTCATTAGTTGGATACCGATATTCGCCTTTGAGAGCACGAACTGGATGCCTCGGTATGAGGGATTGAACACGGCGAATCTTACCCACAAACTCCAGGGTGAGTCATTCAAGTACCATTATCAGAACATCCACTACGCCGCAGGCACGCTGATGCGCCAAACAGAGCCTATTCCTGACTATATTCGGTGGCTGCGGTCCTTGCCGGATCCGTACAGCATGATGAACCATGCGGAGATTCGTGCCATTCCGTACGCGTCTTTATCGCCGACAAATATTCACACTCTGCGCCGCAATGCGATTGAGGAGATTTATTACCACGCTGTTCATGAGTTGGCGGCAGACCTGGTAGGTGCTGTCGTGGAAGCAGAGGCGGCGATGGACGATGACTACTCCGCCAGCTTTGATGGAGCGGCAGGCTATGTACCGCCCGCAGAGCCCACGCACGAGGACCTTGTAGCAGAGGTACAAGAGGCTGCCATGGCTGCGCGCACTGCCGCATTAGAGTACTCTCGGTTGCGCAGAGAGCTCAAGATGAAGCGTGACCCTACTGTACCTGTCATCCGTGGTATGTGGGTCAAGGCGCCAACGGCGGACGGGCGCGCAGTAGAGCCGACGCCTGCGGACGAGCTGGCGACAAGGATTGAGGTACGCGAGGGCACGGATGGCTGCCCTTGGCCCTACCACGTCTATGTGAACCACGCACGAGCCGAGATGAATAAGGGTACTGAGTGTCCTATCACAATGGAGCGCCTCTCTGAGTGTAAGGTGATTAATGTCAGCATGAACTGTGGGCATATTTATGATGCCGCTGCCATTTCTAAGTGGACCAAACTGACAGGCTCTGAGAATGCGCCGTGCCCAGCGTGCCGCACGCCTATCGCAGGGATGTGGCAGATACACGTGAAGAACCCGCAGGCGGCGGCTGCTAGCACTGAGTAAATACCAAACATATCCCACAAACCCCCACAAAACCCCACAAACCCACAAAAATCCACAAAAATTCACAAAAAACCAATAAAAATTTTTCAATGAAAATTGAATCCACGGAAACCATCCGGACTCCCATTTAAAAATAATTTATTTCGCTTAACTATCAATCACACTGGCCTTATCCTATTTCACTATCTCCCGTTCGGCTCTAAAGCATCAACTAGACCTATGGCAGCGTTGCCTACCTACAATCACTCCCCACTACGCAGTGAAATGTAATAACGACGCAACGATGATGCGCTGGATGACGGAGCTTCACCCTACAATAGGATTTGACTGCGCAAGCCGCAGAGAAATATGTGAAGCCCTGCCCCTCGTGACCCCCAGTCGCATTATCTATGCCCAACCCTGTAAGAAAACAGAGGATATTAAAGTGGCGAATACGCAGGGTATTCCCCTTTCTGTGGTAGATTCAGTTGAAGAGACGGAGAAGATGATAGGATGGACCGGTGACATTTTGATCCGCCTGTTGGTTGAAGATAAGGGTTCTAAGCAGCCCTTTGGTAAGAAATTTGGTGCCCCGCTCTCATGGCTACCGAAGATTTACGATACAGCACGCGCACTTAAACTTAATCTTTCAGGCTTCAGTTTCCACGTTGGAAGCGAGTGCCAGAATCCAGAGCAGTATGCTAACGCTATTGCTCAATGTAAGAAGGCGTCAGACATTGCTAAACAGCACGGATTTGATACAACGACAATTGATATTGGGGGCGGTTTTCTGGCTGATGCGGAATCGTTCAAGACGGTGGCAGCTACTATTCGTCACGCTCAATTGATACATTTTAATGACCCAAAAATCCAATTTATAGCAGAGCCTGGACGCTTTCTTGCCGCCCCTACGCATACCTTGTACACGACGGTGATTGGTAAGAAGCCAGTATTTCCCGCCCCCGCAACTGACCAGGACCCAGCATGGCGCATTACGATTGACGAGTCGGTTTACGGTAGTTTCTCCAATATTCCGTTTGACCACCAGACACCCGTCCTAGAACGCCTGAGACCGAAAAAGCAGGTAGAAACCCCCAGACCGACAATTATCTTTGGTCGCACCTGTGATTCAGGCGATTGCCTAGGCGAGAACATCCCGCTGGTTGATGTGGAGGTAGGCGATATTCTAAAAGTTCCGAATATGGGCGCATATACCACCGTGACCGCTTCGGAGTTTAATGGTTTCCCAAAACCTGAGAGAATTTACGAATTACATTAACATACATTTAACCTATTGTAAGGAATGCCAGCACCGCTATAACTTAAATTAAATACAAAACTTACCGGCGTCTATCTGACAACTCTGAAAGACGCCGATATCCAAGACCAAGCCCTATGAATGTGTGAACATCCTTATAAAAATCGTAGGATATATTAAGAGACAAACAGGCGGAATGAATCCTTATCAGCCACGCACATTTGTTTTACCAGGACGCCCCCCTCTACAACCAATGCGTCAAACGCACGGTACAATGTCAGCCGCAGAGGCAGCACAAAAGAGCAAGCTCTTTCGGCAAAATTACAAACTCAAAACGCGTAAGATAAAGGCAACAAACAAAGCTAATAGAAATGAGAACTATGGAAATGTATATCCAGTCACAAATACATTTAATATTCCGGTAGGAAATAATACAAATTCTCGCACATCAAGGGCGTCTTCAGCATCGAATGTATATAATTTATTCAATAGACCTCGCCATAAGGCGGCGTGGAATATGGTGTTCTCCAATACGAAGAAGCGTGGCGGCACTCGTAAAAATAAACTGCCGAAAAGCAATACTCCTGAGTTTCGTAAACAGGTCATAAATATTATTAAGTCGAAAATCAATCTTACAAATACTCATAAGGCACGGCTTATTCAACGGTACGAAGAGGCGGCACGGGCAGGATTGGCGACACCAAACGAAATTTCTGCGTTGGTAGGGCTTGCGGAATTAAAGCATTATGGGCAGAAGACCCTTTAGCCGACGGTAATCTAAAGAATAAAGATGATACTATACTTGGAGACGTCGACCAACGGCACAAGTCACTTGGCTTTGAACCATGTAATCTGGGTTCGATTCCCAGTATCTCCTTTAAAACATGCGCCGTATTCGTCTGGAAATTTGATGAAACGGTTTAAAGAAACGCCGATTGTATTTATTTGGATCTATCGTATAGTTGGTTAGTACACAAGATTCTGATTCTTGGAACCCAGGTCCGAATCCTGGTAGGTCCTCTTATGTAAACTATTTATAATAAGTTACATAGTTAGAAATGTCAGCATTACGCCACAGCCCGTGGCTCCTACGATCGCAAGAGGAGAGAGATAAGCCCGCACCGCTTTCGTTCAATAAACCCGTGGTTAAGAAGGCAAATAGTAATAGACGTTTATTTTTTGCTCCTGTGAGGATCCCGAAGACGCGCAAAGGGCGTAAGACGCGGAAGGGGCGTAAAGCAACACGCCGTCGCCGATAAGCGACCAACAAAATTGACGACTTAAAGAATTCCACCGTGAAACAAGTGGGAGGAGACTCCCAATAAGCGGGGATCGCATAGCCTGGTATTGCGTTCGACTTAAGCTCGAATGGAGAAAATCCGCGTGGGTTCAAATCCCACTTCCCGCACATATACTATTTTTTCGTTTTTGCGAATAAATAATATATAACAAATTTGACTCCCGATAACAGAGACTGTATATAGATATAATGGGTGTTATTTACAAAATTACGAACACTTTAACGGGTAAATGTTACATAGGAGAAACGATTGAAAAAGATCCTAATACACGTTATAAAAGACATATGAATCTTATTCGTAAAGGGAAAGGGTGTCCAGCACTAAGAGACGCAGTTTTAAAACACGGTGAAGACAATTTTAAGTTTGAAGTTCTTATTATATGTCCTGATGAAGATAGATATCGTCTTGAAAAGGAGTATATTCAACAATATAATTCTATAGCACCAAATGGATATAATATACTTGAAGGAGGACAGTGTGGTGGAGGTTTCAAAGGAAAAATGCACACGCAGGAAACAAGAGACAAAATTAGTGAGATGGGGAAAAAGCGTTTTGAAAATCCAGACGAATTAATTGCTCATTCGCAGCGTCTTAAAAAACTTTACGAAAATCCTGAAAATAGAAAGAAAGCATCTGATATATTAAAAGCATCCGAAAAGTTCAAGCAGGCAATGGCGGATGGTAGAGTTGGTGGGGCAGCACATACATCTTTACCACGCGAAGATATTAAAAAGAAAATAAGTGAGGGGCTCAAAAATTATTACAAAAATAACTCTGGTAAAAGAGCAAGTGTATCTATTGAAAAACATAGAGAATCTATGGCAAAAGCAAAGGGGAAGCCAGTATCTCAATATAATATTGATGGCACATTTATAAAATCATATAATAGTATAAAAGAGGCAGGACGTGCTGTAGGTAAAAATGGAGCATCAATCCGTTTTGCCCTATCAGGTAATTATAAAACAGCCTACGGTTTTGTTTGGAAGTATGTTGTAGAAAATCCATAAAAATTGACGACTTAAAGATTTACACCGTGAAATAAGTGGGGTAACCCCACTACGGTCCTCCATCGGAGCTTCGCTCCGAGTGGAGGTATCCTTCTCGCGAGCAAAGCTCGCGAGAATGGTCATTTAGATCAGTTGGTAGATCATCCCTCTTATACGCTTGTACGTATGCTTCGCGAGGGGAAAGTCGTGGGTTCGAACCCCACAATGACCATTTCTAGTTTTTGTTAGATATCCAGGATTTCTAACCAATATTAGTGTTTATAAATTATAAATTGCGTTCCATTGATTGTAAATTCAAATTTAAATAATTTTTGGGCTTTTACGAGTGCGGCATATGTGCCATATTTTCCCCAACATGTAGGCTTGCCGTTTGAATCTTTTTCCCATATGCGTAATACATTTCCGTCGGCATCGTGTTCATTCATATCTGTACTATAGACATCATCTCCGCATAAATATCCGCCAGATTTGACTTTAGGAAACCATGTAATAATGTCATCAAGTACATATTTATAATCATGATTACCATCAATATATACAAAATCTACACTTTCATAGTCAAACTTAGTCGACGCCTCCTTTGAAAGCGACCGGATAAATTCGACACGTGCGCCAAATTCGGACAAACGTTGGCGAACTGTTTCGTATTTATTATCAAACTCTGCCTGTGTAAGTGTATTCATACCATCCGGATAACTGGAATCTTCAAAATGTCTATAAGGATCGACGCAATATAATTTATCACACTGGGTATTTTGTAACAGGTCAAATGAAAATCCTCCATCCCATGTTCCTATCTCAACAAAAATGCCCTTTAAAGTTCGGGCTTTTTCGAATGAAGGTGTTTGGTCAGGCTTCATATAGTTGTATAAAACATATAATTATGTTATAACAGCCTCACTTCCATTTATACATACCATTTTTTCATCTTATTTAAAAGTTCACGCTTCGCTTCGTTTCCTACAACCCAATTTGCGTGAAATACCATAATGGTCGACGGATCAACCATTGAGTTATTAATACAATATCCACATGTAAATTCTTCCATAGGAAATTCATATAGTTTTGCGTAGGGATAGTTACGAATATCTCGGATACCACCGTCCACAAATATTTTACGTTGGCATTCCTGCTCTCCTAAATTGTGCCGGTCTTGATACGTTTGGATTAATTTCAAAAAAGTGCGCGTCTGTTCAGTATTGCGTAGTACAAAGTTTCCTGTACAGGTCCATTCGTGAAACGGATAATGTTCGTTCGGGATAGGAGCGTCGCGTTGGTACACGATATCATATTCTTTATATTTTTCATAATACTCTTCAGTAGGTTCTTTACAGAATACAACATCACTATCTACAAAATGAATAAATGAATATGTTTCTAATGCACTGTAAATAATTCGCATTTTTTGTTTCATCATTGCTACAAATTCGGAGGAATCGCCAAAATTAATAAAATTCGATGATACTTCTACATCGTTATATAAGACTATCTCAATACGCTCGGATACAAAGGATTGTAGTGCATCATAAAGGGGCTTATCAAGGCAATAAAATATAATCTTATGATGCTTTACAACATCATTGAAATTTAATAATAGATTCTTACAAAAATCTAAATAACCTATATTACCAAATGCGATGATAACTGGCAGCATATTTGGTTATATACAAATATTTAACTTTAAACTCATACATAAGATAGAAAGAAAAACCAAGTATCAGGACAGGTATTACGAAAATCTTCGGATAGTTCATACCAATTAATACTTTTCAGATAGTGTTCGGATTTTTGTGTTATCATAGATAACATTATATATTGGTCAGACGTTGCCGAAATATTCGCTGTATCATATTTTACCAACATGGCATCATATGCCGCCGAATATATAGGAATATAATCTCTATGTGCATAAATGACGCCACCTGCTATCCAATAATTATATCCGTCGTACTGAAATAAAACTCTATCCATTGGTATAGGATTCAAATTCTGTACATATATACCTTTATCTAGTGTAGCACGGTCAAATAGATGACTACACGGCTCTATCCATTCATCTTTACGAATACAACCTGCGTCCACCCATAGAAACCACTCATTCGTAGGATATAGATCCATTGCGTAATTTAAAAATTCTTTTTTACTTGACCATATAATACCTAACTCAGGTGTATGGTATGATTCAGGATCTAAGCGTTTCTGTTTTTCCCAAAATGAATATGGAAATTTTTTGAGAATGGGTAGATCTACAAATTCACATAGTATGAATTTTACATTTGTTATGTCTATACCAAATAATAGAATTTCGGAATAAACCTCTTGGCTACAAAAGAAGAGCACAGATTTTCCAGTAAATGCCCTGAAGAACCTCTGTAAGCATGGTAGATATCGTTCATGGGTTTGTTTGCTTGGTATTTTATAATATGCTGATACAATGAATGGCATTGATTAATAGTTATACTAAATAGTATTTATTTAGACCTCTGTATCCACTATATTATTTAAAAATAATATTTCATGGGGTGCCAAATTCATTGTATTATTCTCTGAAGATGCGAGGATTGCTTTAGCAGCGTCAATCGCCAAATCCCGTCGCCCTTTTAATATTGCTTCGTTAATAAAAAAACGTTTAATAGACATATAATCATCTCGCGTAATATGATAGTTTGCGAGTATAGAATAATAGTCTCCATAATAGATATTACATAGTTGAGGATAGCGATGGTAGAAATACGCCATAATCTGCTCTTCGTGATGACATAATTTTATAGCGAGCATTTCGTGGAAGATAGACATACACGCGTTATAAAACCGAGATACATAACTACTTTCAATTGTAAAACAGGTGGCGCCCACACCGCAGTAACCTCCTTTCGCAAAATCGCTCGTCATCGTCATCTCTTGCGCACCGCGAAAATGGATGTAGCAAAATGCTACCTTTGGATGAGGATTCTTAAGCATAAGTGGTGCGTACTCCTCAAAATTGCGTAGAATATGCGAGCCGCCGAAATCCACCCAGGCATAATGAGTCGCTTCGCCGAATGGGCTTGCCTGTTTTGCTATCCACATCGCATAGAGTTTGAAGACGGTTAGAATACAATACGAGGTTGTATTACGGCTATCTAGATATTGAGGGTTTCCTTCACGATTGTTTTTGATAATAGAATAGTTATCTTTATAGAAATCGTAGTCCAGTAGCGATTTCACAATATAATGGGTCGGTCGGTCACCACGGAGAGCCTTAATATCTGTATAGCAGGTATCATCGCAAAAGATGACCATTGGAAAATCTAAAGCGAGCGTAGCACGTCCTTTTTCCATATAGAAGGACTGTGGACGCACTTGATCCGTCGCATCAGGTAAATTCTTAATATTAAAATACATGGTCACAATGGTCGTTTTTGACTCCATTTTAAACATTACTCAAGCATAGAGTTTAGACCAAATGAGTGATACACCGTGCGTAGATTGTACACCGGAACAACAATGCGCACCTTGTACGAAGGCGTTACAACAGGCGACCCAAATAGCAACGACAATTGCTACTCTCAAACCAGAACTTCAAACTATCGCATTGGGAATTACTATGGGGCTCCAGCAAATTAGCCAGGACCAAACCGATGATATCGTAACATTTGTAGGTAAGGTGGTAACACACGCGAAGGCGAATCCTGAAATTCAAACATTTTTACATGATATGACCAAGTGCTATTTAACGGCGTGGGAATATGACCTGCTGATGCGTTGTCTTCAGGGGCTAAACGCAACGCCAACAAATACATCAGAGTAATGCGTGCCGATATTTTCAAGCGCCTTGGTGGTATGAATACCCACCCGCCCCGCTTCACAGCCCTACTTCAAACGGATGGTAGTTTTCAACATCATACGAAACGGTCACGGGTTGCGATGATTCTTACCACGGAACGGCATGGATATATGTTGAAACATATGCAGCAGATTCCAGATGCGCAAGATAGTACGGAGACGGAATGGGCGTCTATCAACCACGGGCTGCTCTTTGCCCTAGAAAACAACGAGCGGAATATTCATATTGAAAACGATAATATGAGTGTCATTCGCGGATTGATGCTTCCAAATAGCGTACTTAAACACGAATATGCGAAATATCATCGTTATATTATTATGAATACAGTGGCGAAGACGCACTGGACGGCGATACGATGGATTCCAAGGGAATTGAATGCATCGGATAGGTTGTTCGGAAATAAGCGGCGTCAGTTGCGGTGACGGCGACGTGTGCGCCGACGAGATGTCGGTTTTACATGAATTGCTACGTGGTTTTTAACTATTGCCTGGTTTAGCAATTCTTTAAGGGATTCCGCGGCACGATTCATAGCAGCATATTGGGTGGCGGCGGCTGCCATATTTTTACGAGCCTCTTTTGGATATATAAAATGAGGATCCTGATATGCATAAGGCTCCTTATACTGTCCAAGGCTTTTCATATAAAGATTTTGTGCTCTGGCATGTTTGGCAGCGGCAATACGTTCAGCCTGCGTTTGCCAACCTTCCGCTAACGAATAGGGATTCGTGCGATTAAATCCGGTTATATATGCCGGTGTTGGCAATGCGTTGGTGACCGAAGTCCTGGTATTATTAAACCGAACTCGCCTGCTCCCCTTGTTAGACATTCCTAAATAGTCTCAAGATTCTAAAAATTGAGACCGACCCTTTAATAAAAACAACGACCAAGTCATAATGAAATTGGTCATTGTGGAATCTCCAGCTAAATGTGGGAAAATTCAGGGATTCTTAGGTGCGGGATACCAGGTCGTGGCAACGATGGGGCATATTCGTGCCCTGGAGGAAAGCCTTGATTCTGTGGGTATTGACCGTAATTGGGAGCCAAAATACGCAGAGTTGGCAACAAAGAAGGATGCGATTATGAAACTCAAGCGGGCGGCGAAGGGGAATGACGTTATCATAGCAACGGACGATGACCGTGAGGGAGAGGGTATTGGATGGCACGTCGCCGCCATTCTCAATCTCAATCCTGCCACGACTCCACGGATTGTCTTCCACGAGATTACCCAGCCGGCTATCGTAGCAGCGGTAAACAATCCACGTAGACTGGATTTGAATAAGGTGGCGGCGCAGCAGGCGAGGGCGATGCTGGACTTGCTCGTAGGATTTACCATAAGCAAGGTTCTGTGGAATCGGGTAGCACCGAAGCTCAGTGCCGGCAGGTGTCAAACGCCCGCACTACGTTTAGTCGTTGAGCGGGACCAAATTGTAGATACGCACCGTCCTGAGGCATCGTGGCGTCTATCGGGAACGTGGGCTCATCCATCGGATCCGGCGAAGACAATTCCTGCGGATGCGCATAGCGAGCTCAAAACCGAGCAAGAGGCGACACAGGTACTCCAAAACGTACATACAAATACGGAAACAAAGGTCGTCCAGATGAAAGAGACGATTAGTATCAGCCAGCCACCGAAGC